ATCATCTCTCCTACGATGCTTCCCAGGAGATGTCCTATCATCTCTCCTACGATGCTTCCCAGGAGATGTCCTATAATGTTCCCCAATATGCTTATTATCATCTCCTGGTGGTTTTGCTTCTGCTGGTGCTCCTCTCGCTGCTTTCTGGAAAGCTGCTCCAGATGCTGGTGGTGCTACTCCCGCTGCTACTCTCGCTGCTGCTGCTTCTGCTTCTTCTTCTCTTTTATATTCTGCTTCTTGTGCTGCTGATTGTCGTGCTGCTGATTCTCGTATTTCTAGACCTTTAGCCATATGTGGTCCAATTGCATCTAGGGCAGGCCCTCCTCCTTGTTGTGTTACTTCGTCTTCTGGCTTATTTAAGTCTATAATACCAACCTTTTTTAACTCATCAATAAAATTTAAAAAAGTTGTTTTATTAATATCTATTTGATTAATAAAGTTGGATTTATTATGTGTAATATTTGCAATTGCTTTTGCTAAATCACCATTAACATTAGTGTTATTATTAAGTATAGCTGTTAATGTGGTTTCAACTCCCAAAATACTTATTACTAGATATCCAACAGTATTAGAAAAAGGTGTTACCCAGCCTGGAAATATTTTTAAAACTATAAATAAAGTAAAAAATATAATAATCCAAGGCAATAGTGTAGCCAATAATATATCAGTCCAACGAACAGCTTGACTACTACAAAGTGCTTTAGATACTGTTGTATTTATAAAATATGATCCAATTATTAATATACATACATATATAATAGTTAACATGCTACCATCTTTGGCTTTATCAATGGAGTCAATTGACTTAGCACTTTGTATACTAAACAAAGTAAAAATTAAATACCCTAGTGTTATAAAAAAAAAAAATATTAAAGGGCTTCCAGGAATAGGAACATTAGTATTAGCCATATTATTATATTATAATATAATTTAAAATAAATTAAAACATAATTAAATTATAAAATTATAAGTATAACAATAAATTATAAAAAGTGATTAATATATTAGTATAATGAACTTTAATATACTTGATTATACTAATTTACAATATAATTCAACAAAACACAGCACGCATTCAATAAATAATGGAACTAATCCAAAATTAGTAGATAATGGTGTCAAGTTATTTTTTAAAGAAGTTTTAAAGGGTTGTAATAAATATAAGCAAACTAATTACAACACATTTTATAATATATTAATGTTTTCTATTTTCTGTTTGATTTTAGCTATATTATTATATAGTCGCTATAAAGGACCGCATAATTATAAATCTTATTATGAAAAAACACTAAAAGACAAAGAATATATAATGTCTAAATTGGTCTATTATAATCGTCAAAATCTTGATCAACAGCAAAAAATTAGAAACAATATGATAACAAATTTGCCCGATTATAGTAACCACCCAGAAGCCAATTTATTACACAAAACAGTTTACTTTTCTTAAAACATAGTGTTTATTTAATTTTATTTAAAATTAAAAAATAAATAAAATTAAAAAATTAAAAAATTAAATAATAGTAAATAATAGTAAATAATAGTAAATAATAGTAAATAAAATTAAATAAAATAAAAATTTATATTATATACTAACTTTATAATATAATACTATGAGCACTGATTTACTAGAACCATATTATGATGAAGTGGGTAAATATTATAAATTAAAAAACAAATATGAGGATATTAAGCAAAAAAAAATTACTGAATTAATTAGTAATAAGAGTATAGATAATAGCCAAAAAAAACAAACATTTGCTAAATATAAGCCAAAATGTATTAATTGTAAGGCAGATGGCGGGACAATTTTCACAGAAACACCTGTCTTATTGCGCGCTACTTGTGGAAATCGCAATAATCCGTGTAATTTAGATTTGTCTATAAAGCGAAAACAATTTGCGCATATTAATAGTCGAATTTTAAAGTCTTCTAATGAAGTAATAAATTACAAAAAACAAATTATAGCTACTAAGCTGGATTTTCTATTTAACTATATTGAAGAAGAAAAAGCAGTAGAATTATTTGAATCATTAAAACAGCAATTAAATAATAGTCAAGAAAGTTATAATAATTTAGTGAATTTATATAATTCAATAACAAACAATGAAGAATTAAAAACAATGATTCTTGAAAAAACTAGTGAATTTGAAACATATAAAAAACAATATAGCGAAGCTCTTGAATTATATAAATCATCGGGAGAAGTTGTATATTTAATAAGCGCTATTGAAATACATAAGACTAAACTAGCTGTTATTGGAAAAGATTTAATGAATTTAAAATATAAATCATGTTATGTTGAACAAAATGAAGAAGACAAATATATATTATATCAAAATAATTATAGCCCAGAAGAATTAATAGTTGAAATAAATGATTAAATATAAAGTATTACATTATATTAAATGGTATTCTTTAACTTTTTTAATAGTATATCAAAATATATAAATATAAGTGTATTTTTGATAACATTTTTATTAGGATTACTATATATTTATTATATTGACTATAATAGAAGAGTAATAGTATATCCAAATCGACACAATATTGACAAAATAGAATATAAAGATGAGGCAGAAAATTGCTTTGGTTACAAAGTGCAAGAAGTAAAATGTCCAAGTGACAAGAGCAAAATTGAAATTGTGCCTTTAAATTGAAAATTGTGCCTTTTAAGTAAAATCAGTACTATACTCAAGTGTTTTGCTTTTAGAACCACACGGAATGTTTTCTTCTACTAAGCTATAACATTTTGTTTTAGTAGTGTCACTTGAGAAAATTTTATCACGCAATTCATTATGTTTTGGACCAATAAACTTATAACAATCTTTTGAATTACATACTTGCCTAAATATTGTAGAAAGTCCTAGACCTAATAATATTGATAATATAATTTTTCCCATACTTGTATGTAATATATTTTTAACAACATTATTTATCATTATTATATTATAATATATAGTATATATTATAATAATTTTTATTTACTATAATAAAATAGTTTAACTAAATATATTTATGAAATTAATTTAAAAGCAAAATGAGTTATAAAAATATTATACTATGCCCGATCAATCTAATGTAGAAACATTTGCTTTCCAAGCCGAAATTAATCAGCTTATGTCCCTTATTATTAATACATTTTATTCAAATAAGGAGATTTTTTTACGTGAGTTAATTTCTAATTCATCAGATGCTCTCGATAAGGTGCGGCATTTATCATTAACAAACAAAGACGTATTAGCTTCTAATCCAGAGCTGTATATTAATATTATTCCAGATAAAGCAAATAAAACATTAACTATTGTGGATTCGGGTATTGGTATGACAAAAGCAGATATGATTACAAACTTAGGAACTATTGCACAATCGGGAACAAAGGGCTTTATGGAGGCAATGAAACTAGGAACAGATGTCAATTTAATTGGGCAATTTGGAGTCGGGTTTTATTCAACATATTTAACTAGCGACCGCGTTGTAGTTACTTCAAAACATAATGACGATGACCAATATGTATGGGAATCTAATGCTGGTGGTTCTTTTACAGTTAAAAAAGATAATAGTGAAGAACAATTAGGACGCGGAACAAAAATTGTGTGTTATTTAAAAGAAGACCAGCTTGAATATTTAGAAGAACACCGAATTAAAGAACTAGTAAAAACACATTCTGAGTTTATTAATTATCCTATTAGTCTTAGTGTTGAAAAATCAGTATCTAAAGAAGTAGAGGATGATGAGGAAGAGGATAAAGAAGAGGAAGAGGACAAAGAAGAGGAAGAGGATAAAGAAGACGAACCTACTATTGAAGATTTAGACAAAGACGAACCTAAAGACAAAAAAGAAAAAGTTACAAAAACGATTACAGAAGTTCATAAAGAGCTAGAACTATTAAATAAACAAAAACCAATTTGGTCTAAAAAACCAGAAGAAGTTAGCAAAGAAGAATATGTTGCTTTTTATAAAGGACTTACAAACGATTGGGAAGACTATTTAGCAGTAAAACATTTTTCAGTAGAAGGACAGCTAGAGTTTAAGTGTTTATTATTTGTGCAAAAGCGCGCTCCATATGATATTTTTGAACCAAAAACAAAGAAACAAGGATCTATTAAATTATATGTGCGTCGTGTATTTATTAGCGATAAATGCGAAGACTTAATTCCAGAGTGGTTAGGATTTGTTAAAGGCGTTGTTGATTCTGAAGACTTGCCACTAAATATTTCGCGTGAAATGTTACAGCAAAATAAAATTCTAAAAGTAATTAAGAAAAACATTGTAAAGAAGTGTTTAGAATTATTTGGTGAAATTAAGCAAACACGCGAAGACTATGTAAAGTTTTATGAACAATATGGTAAAAATATTAAATTGGGCATTCACGAAGACACTTCAAATCGTGAAAAGCTTTCTGAATTATTAATGTTTCATAGTTCAAACTCTAAAACGGCTATGATTTCATTTAAAGACTATGTGGAGGCTATGCCTGAAACACAAAAAGCAATTTACTATATTACGGGTGAAACGCAAAAAGCTGTTGAAAATTCACCTTTTATTGAAAAGTGTAAAAAGCTTAATTACGATGTTTTATTTATGACTGAACCAATTGATGAATATTGTGTTCAACAATTAAGAGAATATGATGGAAAGCAATTAGTTTGTGTAACAAAAGAAGGTCTAAAATTTGATGAAACTACTGAATCTAAAACAGAATGGACTAAGTGTATCGAGGACTTTAAACCACTAACAAATAGCATTAAATCTATTTTAGGAGACAAAGTTGATAAAGTGGTATTAAGTGAGCGTGTTGTTACTAGTCCGTGTGTATTAGTAACTGCCGAAACAGGATGGTCTGCCAATATGGAGCGAATCATGAAAGCACAAGCATTACGCGATCCAAATATGAATTCTTATATGGTGTCTAAAAAAACACTGGAACTTAACCCAACTCATCCTATTATTAAAGCTTTACAAACACAGGTTAAAAATCAAGTTAATACAAATAGCCTAAAAGACGTAATTACTCTATTATTTGAGTCCGCACTAATTAATAGTGGCTTTAGTCTAGAAGAACCAACAACATTTGTAAATAGAATTAATCGTATTATTCAATTAGGTCTTTCTATTGAAGACGAAGACAACGAAGAAGAGGTAAGCAAAGCAGAGGAAGCAGAAGAAGCAGAAGAAGACAAAGAAGACGAAGAAGCAGAAGAAACAGAAGAAACAGAAGAAGCAGAAGAAGCAGAAGAAACAGAAGAAGCCAACAAAGAAGAATCTAATATGGAGGAAATTGACTAAAATAACAAAATAACTAATGAACTACTTTTTAATGTTTATTGCGTTTTTAATTCAATAAATATTTAGGTATATATATTAATTAATGTCTTCAAGTGGATTAACATATATAAATGAATTGCCAAATCCGAATCCAAATTCTAATATGCAAATAAATAGCGTCCAACAACAACTATTAATGCAACAACAACCGCAAAATATTATTTTAAATAAAAATGAAATAGTTTCAAACCAAAATAATCAAATGCCAGGCCCTGCTATTAATCAATTTATACCATCGGGAACATATAGCACACAAAATCCAATGCAACAAAACAGTAATCAAATAACAATGGAAAATAGTGTATTAAATAAACAACCAAACTATAATGAGCTTGTAAATCAAATACAAAAAGCAAGTTTAAATGGTTCAACTTCACTGCCATCACGAGATATACCAAACAATTCTATACAAATTTCAAATGACGAGCAAATAAAACCCAATTATATACCACCACCACCAGTTCAAGAAGACTATATAAAAAACAACGAAACACCAGACTACTTGATTGAAGAAAATAACAGAAAAATGCGCAATTCTAATTTTTATGATATGCTATATAGCGAAGGACAGCTTCCATTAATAATAGCACTTGTATATTTTTTATTCCAACTTCCAGCTATTAAAAAATACAACAAAAATTTATTACCATTTATGTTTAATATTGATGGCAATCCTAATTTATATGGTTATATTTTTAATAGCGTATTGTTTGCGTCTATGATATATATTTTGCTAAAAGTTATGACAAAATTTGTTTAAACATAAGACATTACATATTAAAAATTGCTAAACATTATAAAATAAAAATAACTAACTAGTTAATTATTTTTATTTTTATGTATAGATCACTATATTACTATACTATATTAGTACACTATTTTGAATAGTGTCTTCCTATTTTCATCCATAAAAGTATGCTAATTGTGAAACCTACTAAAAATCCAGCGACACAATGGTCAGGATGTTCTTTTAAAAAGGGTCTTGTTATAAATGGACCAACAAAGAATGTTAAGAACGAGTAAAAAATCATAATGGCAATTGACATTGGCGAACTTAGATGAGACATTTTTATAGTTTAACACTATATTATTTTCTTGGCTTTCTTGATTTTCTTAATTTTCTTGGCTTTCTTGGCTTTCTTGACTTTCTTGATTTTCTTGATTTTCTTGACTTTCTTAATTTTCTTGATTTTCTATATGTATTAAAGTAAATTTTAGCCGCAGCCATGTCAAGAGGATGTACTTGGTTTCCAAATAACGAAGACGAAGATGAAGATGAAGACGAAGACGAATCAGATGACGAAAAAGATGTTGGAAAAGGTGTTATATTTGGTTGGCGGCGAAGCAGTGGTGGTTGAACAATCGGAGGATCAATGTCTAAATCAATTAATAGTTGATTAAGAACATCTAATTCATCAATGGCAATAGGTATTAAATTATTAAGTTTATTATATTCAAGAAGTAATGTTGCTACAGTTTCATTATTAACAGGACGAGCTAATATATCAAGTTTAACTGTCAATATATTTACTAGTGCATTATAAACTTTCACAGCCGGAATAGAAAGAGGAGCTGTACTATGATGATAAAAAGCCATCCAATGATCAAAAATAAATTCTATTTCACTCCTTATTTTTTCATTAACAGGTATTAAGGTTTCTATTATATGTGGAACATCATTCCACTCATGAAAACCAGCAACACCTGATATATCTTCTTTTAGTTTATTCAATCTAAGTATTAGAAAATCAAATAATGGTCCTGCCGTATAATGAAATGGAGACATAGTTTATATACTATATACTATATAATATAAATTATATATAGTATATAATATATATAGTATATAATATAGAAAATAGAAAACTTATAATACACTTATATTTTTTTACTTGTTTTACTTTTTCTTCCATATTTACAATATTGTTTTTGAGAGAATCCTTTTGGACGCATACAATTTATAGACCTTTTATATTTTAAAGTCCATGCGCCTCCGCGTTTAGCTTTTGTTCCTTTTTTATATCTTCTTTTTTTGCCACGTGCTCGATTTAACTCTTCGCTTTCTCTATTCAATAGCATAAGTCTTGCTTTTAGTTCAGCTATTTCTCGTCTTAAAGTAGTTTGATGACTAGTTAAAATACTTAAGGAGTCTTCTGCTTCCAGCAGAGTGCGTAATACTCTATTGCTTTCATCAACTAATGGTCTAGTGCGTTCTTGACTATTAGCGTGAATGGCACTACTAATAGCAATATAGCCACTATAAAGTTGATTTATAGTGTCAGTATCATAAGGATTAGTATTTCTATAATTATCATAGGCACTTCGTGCGCTACGATGTGTGTCTCCAATATTACCTCGTACTTGTTCTTGTGTAGCTAGTGTTCTTCCATGAGTTGCTCTTTGACTTGCAGTCTCCACACGTTGCCCAATAGTAACAATCTCAGCTTCTAGAGCCATTATACTAGCATCAATAGTTCTTAGTTCAGACTGTAATTTTGCTAATTGTGTTGTTAAGTCAGTTCTTTCTCTAAGTAAATTTCGGCTTCTTCTTGTTAAAGCTTGAGTATTTCTTGCTAAAGCTCGCCTTCTTCTTAGCGAAGCTATTTGTTGCAACGCCCTTGCTTCTCTTCCATTTTCGTTTTCATTATCATTTATAATATCTGGCATCTAGTATATATATAATAGTATATATAATAGTATATATAATAGTATATATATTAGTTTTTTATAACTATACACTTTTTTTATTTTTTTCCTATTTTTCGTCTAGAACGACGTTGTCTTTTACCGTGCGCTATATTTAACTCTCTGTCTTGACTACGCAACTCATATAGATTATTTTGTAATTCGTCTCTTTCATTCATTAATTTTTCTCTACGAGCATATAAAGTATCATAGTTATTTTTTGTTTCACTTAATGTTTGCAGTGCGGACTCTCCTTCTTCAATTATTGGTCTAATAACTTGTTGAATAGCAGCAATACTAGTTCTATGAATATTACTTGACTCATCATAACGACTTCTTATACCTTCCCTATCATTTGGATTGGTCACTCTATATTGTTCATAATGGCGACGCGACCTAGCATATGCGTTTCCAAGATTCCCTTCCATTCCTTCTTGAGTAAGTCGATTTATTTCTATAGTTAAAAACTGTATTCGTTCTCTAATAGTACTACGCCTGTTATTTACTAATGTTAATTCTTGAGTAAGACTACTTATTTTGTTATTTAATTTAGCTAATTTAGTTCCTAATTTTTCTATTTTTTTAAATAGTGTGCGCCTTCTATTAGCTAGAGCAGTTTGTTGTAGTTCAGTTGCTCTTCTTAGTGTTGTTATTGGTCTTTGTTGTCTTCTCTGTGGTGATTCTTCACTACTATCAGACATAACTTATTATAATATATTATATTATATTATAATAATAAGTTAATAAATCATTTTTTAGTGTTTTTGCCCTCTTTTTCTTTTTTTATATGTACAACGATGCTGTTTTTTACCGCGTGCAACATTTTCATTTATAGTTAAGGTTAAATATTCGCTATTCATTTCATCAAGTTCGTTTTGTAAATCGTATTTTTGTTGCGTTAATGTTGCTATATCCTCATTTAAAGTTTTATACTTTTTTTGTGCTCTAGTTAAGGTTCGTAACATTGACTGTGCTTCTAGTCTTAGTGGTCTAATATTTTCTTGAATAGCAGCATTAGTAGTACTATGAAGACGAGTTGCCTCAGTATAACGACTTCTTATACCTTCAACATCAGTGGGATTTGTTCTAGTATAATCATTATAATGGCGTAGTGACCTAGCATACTCATTTCCAAAATTACCCTCTGTTTCTTCTTGATTACGTCGCGTTATTTCTCGAGTTAAATAGCGTATCCGTTCTCTAGCACTAGCAGCCGTGCTATTTGCTATTGTTGCTCGCTCATTAAATCTACTTATGTCATTGTCTAAGTTAGCTATTATAGTTCTAATTTTTGTTATTTCTCTAAATAGTCTGCGTCTTCTATAGGCTAAACTTGGTTGGTGTGGTCGCGATGATACTCTTGTTTCACTCATATATAAAATATAGTATAATATAGTATTATAAAATATAATATACTATAGATTTGATTTTTATAGTTTTTATGGTCTTCTTTTTCTAGTGTTTTTGCCTTTTTTGCCCTTTTTTTTAGATTTGCATTGTCTTTTACCGCGCGCTTGATTTAACAGTCTGTCACGAATAAGCGCTATTTTAAGTTTCCGCTCAAGGTTGCGTACAACCCCTATTATATAGCGTTGTTGTTGATATAAACTATAATGATGTTCACTTGCTAATCTGTATGTTTCTCGCGCTAGTGCTTTTTGTTCTATAATAGGAGCAAGACCTGTATCCATTAGCTCATCAAAAAGAGCACTAACTTGATCAAATCTTGCTTTACGATTATCATAATAATTTGCGTCTTCCGTGTTTTCATCTTCATTATTTACGTGCTCATACCACCATCTCTTAAGTTCCTTATATTCCATTCCTAAGTCGGACTGATTAAAATTCGTAAGAAGTGTATATCTTAAATTATCACGTTCTGTTCTCAACCTTTCATAGCGGTCGTGTTCATCATCTCTGCGTATTCTTGCTTGGTCGACTTCAATTGTTTTCGCATCTAGTGCTCCGCGTTGTTGTCTTAAATCGGCTTCTAGTTCTCTAATAGTATTTCCTAAAATAGTTCTTCGCGTTTCTAAAGCCTGTGTTCGTCGTGCTAATGCACTTGGTGTATTTTGTCTTTGAGTTGCGGATCTTAAACGCATTCTAGGAGTTCTAATAGTATTTTGATTAATACTAGTCATATTATATTAACATAATATAATAATAATATATTAAAAATTATAATATAATATATGCTTACATTATGCGAAATAATAGTTTATATAAATGATACATTATAACAAATGTTCCAATAAATCCTAATGCAACATAACTATCTTTAGTTAGCTTATTATGCAATCCAAAATATGCTACTGCTATAAACCCTGGAATAAATAGTATATAATGAGCTATATAAAGTACATTTCTAAAATTAGTTAGATCTAAATTGGGAATTGGAACAAATAACACTATGCCTAAACTTAACACTATTAACATATAATAAATCCAAAATGGTGTTTTACTTTGATAATAACTAATATATACTAATGACGCACCAATAATTAATATATGCATTATATTAACATATTTCATTGGTAAATGTAATAAGCTAAATAGGGTCATTTTATATAGTATAATATATATTATAATATATAATTTTTAATATATAATAAGCTATTATTTTTTAAGAGTCCCAATATAATATTTTGGTAAAATTGTTTTTTTTACATAACTAGGATGACCACGTGAATTAAAAAGTTGCGTTGCGTCTTTGCCGACGGCTTGCATAATAATCTCTCCTCCGGGATGTTTTGGAATCCATGAAGTAATATTATAAACCTTATTTTCAATTAGCGTCCATGCATCCCCCTTTTTATTGTGCTTTTTGATTTCAGCAAGTGTAAACGCTTTCTTTTTATTAACTCCACCTATTTTATTAGCATTAATTTTATTAGTGCCTAACTTATTTGTTCCCAGTTTGCGTGTATGTTTTAATGTCTTAGTCTTAGTCTTAGTCTTAGTCTTAGTCTTAGTCTTAGTCTTAGTCTTAGTCTTAGTGTGTTCTAAAATAGGAGTGAGTTTAGCAATACAATTTTCAGATGTCATTAATGCGCCTTCGCACCACGCCTGATATTTAGAATAGTTCTCTCCAATAATATAAACATTTGGCAAGGGATTTATTAATTTATAACTTAAATAATCCGAATCAACATTTTTCTTCCAATTGGCAACACCAGCGTCCCAAAAATACAGTTTTATGTATTTACTGGGTGGAACACTTATGTTATATACGCTAAACACTAGATTTAATGTGCTATTAAGTGTTTGCTTAACATAATCAAGCCCTTTTTTAGCCAATAAATTATTCCAAAATCTAGCATTAGCACAATCGCTATAGCTCGACATAATTAATCCATTATTAGAATTAATAGGGATTACAAATTGAACTTTACTATTTGTAATTGTTTTTTTAATATTTTTAAACCACGATTCTCCATTTTCCGTTTTATAAACTTCAAAAATACGCACCAAATTAATTGGATTTATTGAGTCTAAATCTCTCAACAACGGTTTAAAAATTGTTAAACTTTCTAAACTCTGTTTAGGTATAGCACATATTAAATGGTCACAATAGTATGTTGTTTTAGTTGAATTTTTATAATTGGAAACACATATACTAAATAAATTGTTATTAGTATTATAAGTTACATTTTCAACGTGTGAGAGATTACATATACTAATATATTTGCGCTTATAACCCTGTGTTTGTTTTATAGCCAGCAATAAATGGTCTATAATTTGTCCTAATCCCCCATTTAATGTAAAAAAAGTAGATTCTTTATTATAATCATATTTAAAATAGCCAATTGCATCATAAGCATTTAATTCATTTAAATCTGAAGAATATTCAAAAACAGAAGCCACTTTTTGAGAGAATGAAGCACACATATATTTTGTAAGTAATTCATATAAATAAAACTTTTGCAATGCTGTCTTGCCTAATTTGGAAACCAGTGGACTAAGAAAAAATTTGTATAATTTAGCCATAATGGAGTCTTTGTATTGCGTTTTTTCGTGCGCTTTGTTGTTTTCTGTTACTTCTATATATGTTTTAGTATTTGGTATATTTACAATTTTAGATTTTAGACCAAGTTCGCTAATCAAAGTATTTATAAGTTTATGATGATGGCCCAAGCGGCCTGCTCCTAAATCCATTACATATTCTTCGCCATCTATAGTTTCTTTATAAGAATATATTCGCCCACCATAACGCTCTCCAGATTCTAATAATAATATTTTTAGATTAGTAAACTGTTTAGACAATTTATATAAAGTATAAAGACCTGCTATGCCTCCACCAATTATTACTAAATCATAATTTTTGGTATCATAATTTTTGGTATCATACTTTTTTTTATTTTTTTGCGTATTAGTCATTTAATTATATTGTATTATTATTAACTTATAGCAACATAATAATAATATAATATTCATTTTTTAATTAGCTAAGCCGCCTAATAGTATCCATATAACGGTCTATATTCGCTTGTGTGTATCTTACTTCAGCATCGGCAGTTTCTTCAGCTTGAAGTAATCTAACATAAGTTGGTGAGTTTACACCTCTTAGTCTTCGATTCCTATTCCTATTAGAGCGTTCGTATTCGCTTGTCCTTGCCACTGCATTAGTATATGCTTGTGTTGCTAATCTACGCTCTGCTTGTGCGCGATTTCTAGCAAGCAGCGCCTCTTCATATGTCATAATTGGATTAGCTAAATGTGCGTAATCATTATTAGGTATTACACTTCTACATAACGGACAAACAGCAATACCTGCCTGTAGAGTGCGCATTATACATTCAGTATGAAATCTATGACCGCATGGTAAAGATGTAATAGGGTCAGTTGATTGCACTTCAGCAAGACATATTGCGCATTCCTTATCTATTTCTGAATTTCTATTAGCTATTTCTAAATTTCTCTTATCTATCTTATCTCTCATAAGAGCGCTTGTTTTTTTTCTTGTTTGTTTACCTCTAACGCGTTTTTGAATTCGCGTAGCGGCACTTCTTACTATTGAGGATGAACGGCGTCTTGTACGAGGCATATTATATTATATTATATTATATTATATTATATTATATTATATTATATTATAAAATAATATAAGACAATAAAAATATTATTACTACATATATTCCGCAAACTCTATATCTCCAATATGGTTGCAAATTCTAGTAGCGTTACGCGCATTGTCTCGTGCGCGTGTTAATAATTCAGAAGTTATAAAAAACATATTACTAACATCTTGTTCCAGTGTTTCATCATTTATGTTTAAACTTCTATAGTTATTGTAATTATAAGAAGCTTCATTATAGAGTCTACGTACATAATATTCGGTTTGGTCTGCGCTATATTGATTACTTAACGCATCATTAAAAGGTATATTTGGAATTTCTGGAGGGTCGGGTACTTGTGGTCTTAGTACTTCAATTTCGCGTTCCCATAATTCTATTTCGTGCATACGTTCTAATATATGTTGTCTTCGTAATATTGGATCTAATATTAGTGGTTGTAGTTCTTGTATTTCTTGTTCTTGTTCTTGTTCTTCTACAGAAGGATAATTTATATTAGTTATTACTGCGCGACATTTTGGACATGTTCCACGTGTGCTAGTTAATGATTGTCTTATACAGTGTGCATGAAATCTATGTCCACAAGGTAAAGCAATACGAACATGTTCAGTCAGAGGTTCAAAACATATTGGACAATCATTAATTGTTGTACTAGTATTTTTTTCTCTATTTATTACTTTTCTAGTTTGCTTTCCCCGAACTCTTGCCTGAATTTTACGACTTGATTTTAGTTTATTTACTTGTTTTCTAGTTTTTTTACCTCTAAATCGCTTTTGAATTTTCTTAGCTGCCGAGCTTCTTAGTCGCGATGAGCTACGTCTTTGTAAAGCAGTTTCAAATTCCATAATATAATATATTATAATATAATATATAAGATTATGTAAAAGATTATGTAAAAATTTATAAAAATAGTAATACATTACCAAATCTCTGGAAAATCATCAGTTGTAAGCTCATCTACCATTTGTGTAGCATTATTCCTAAGCACTTGCGCACGATGTAATAAATCAAGCGTTATATAATACATATTAGTAACATCTTGGTCTAGTGATCCATTTGTTCTAACATCTCTATAGTTTTGATAATTTTCAGAAGCTTCATAAAATAGTCTTCGTATTTCATCTACAATTTGGCGTACATTATATTGAATACGTAACGCTTGATTCAAAGTTATATTTGGCATTTCTCTTGGGTCAGGTAGTTGTGCTAATCGTTGTTCTAGCATTTCAATTTCTTGCATACGTTGTGCTATATATTGTCTTCGTTGTGTTGGGTCTAATATTGAGTATGTTTGTGCTTGTGCTTGTGCTTGTGCTTGTGCTTGTGCTTGTGCTTGTGCTTGTGCTTGTGCTTGTATTTGTTGTATAGAAGGATAATTTATATTAGTTACAACTGTCCTACATTTTGGACATCTTCCACTTGTACTAGTCAATGATTGTCTTATACAGTCTGTGTGAAATCTATGTCCACAAGGTAAAGCAATACGAACATCATTAGTCAGAGGTTCAAAACATATTGGACAATCATTAATTGTTGTCCTAGTATTTTTTTCTCTATTTATTACTTTTCTAGTTTGTCTTCCCCTAACTCTTGATTGAATTTTACGACTTGCTTTTAGTTTATTTACTTGTTTTCTAGTGTGTTTTCCCCTAAACCGTTTTTGAATTTTTTTAGCCGCCGAGCTTCTTAAACGCGATGAACTACGTGTTTGAGAAGGCATATATATATTATAGTATAATATATTATATAATATAAAAATAGTATATAATATAATAATTTAATATTTTTGTAGTATTAAAGAATTACTATAAAACATAACATTAGTAAGATTAACCAATAAGCGTTAGCGAACCAATAGCGTTTGAAATTCGTAATGCATTAATCGCATCATAACTTGCAACTTCTAATAAATTAGCAGTTCTATTAAAAACAGCATCAATGTGTTGTTCCGCTATTTCATCGTTAGTACTTGGTCTATCTTGTGTGTTAAAACTTTCATAGTTAGTATAAATAGTATATGCTTCACTATAAAGACTTCTTAAAGTAGTCTCAGTATCATTTGCATTTACTTCATTAACTACTGCCTGTTCATAAGTTATATCTGGAATTTCTGGCGCATCAGGCAGTAATTCTCTCAGTCGTTCTATACTTTGTTCTATAACATCTAGTTCTTGATTGCGTACTATTAGGTGTTGTATTAGTTGTAGCGGTTCTAAATCTAATAGTTGTCTTCGTTGTATTGGATCTAATATATTTGGTCGTGGTGGTAGTGGTACTATTTGTCGTTCATTAGAAGGATAATTTATATTAGTTATTACTGTCCTACACTTTGGACATCTTCCACGTGTGCTAGTCAGTGAACGCCTTATACAGTCTTTATGAAATCTATGTCCACAAGGTAATGCAATACGAACATCTTCAGTCAAAGGTTCAAAACATATTGGACAATCATTAACTGTTGTACTAGTATTTTTTTCTCTATTTATTACTTTTCTAGTTTGTTTTCCCCTAACTCTTGATTGAATTTTACGACTTGCTTTTGACCTTTGTTTCTTCCTACTTCTAAACCGTTTTTGTATTTTTTTAGCCGCTGAACTTCTTAGTCGCGATGACCTACGCGTTTGAGAAGGCATAAATATATATATATTATAATATATTATAATATATTATAATATAATACTATTATAATATATTATAATAGTATATAAGCATGGCTCTCAACAAATCAAATGTGTTAAAAAAAAATAGAAACATTAAGCAAAAAACAGATATAACACAATTATTTAAGTTAATATACGAAAAAAAGAGTTTTTTTGCATTAATTTTAATAACTTTAGTAATTCAGCTTTACATTACTTATTATGTAAGTGAAAATTTTGATATAGAAAAAGATGAAGATACTAAAACATTCAACCCTAAACTTATTGCCGCATATATAACTGCCTTTATATTAATTCTAATTCTAGCGCTTATTACTATGCCGCCAGAGTTAAAATTTATTTTATTTTCTCTCTTTTCTTGCGCGTTTGGAATAATTGTAGGATACAGAAAGTCACTTTATGATCCTAATACAATAAAAACAGCATATATAGGAACAATTAGCATTTTTGTTTCAATGTTTGCGTTTGGAGTAGCACTAATAGCAAGCAATATTAGATTAGGTTATATGTTTGGTCTAACTTTGTTTTTTGCCCTATTATTTTTACTGATTATAAGCATAGTTCAGTTTTTTATTATTCAATCTTCTTTTCTTTATAAAATATTAGTAATATGTTCTTTAATGTTATTTTCTGTTTACATTGTATATGACACAAATAGTATATTACAGCGCGATTATGGTGGGGATTTTATATCAGCATCATTAGCTTATTATTTAGATATAATAAATATTTTTTCCAACCTATTAAGTGTAAGTGAATTTGATGAATAACTATTACTATTGCTAGTGCAAGTCTATGGTGTAGGAATGAAGTTCCAACCCAAATCTAAACAAATCTTTTTCCATATTTGGTCTTGTTCTACACGCTTTTCTCTGTCTTTTAACATAGGAAAATAGGGCAAAAAATGCGTTTCATTTAATAATTCACATAATTTATAAAGTGTATAATAATAATTCAAAAAATTAACGCGCTCTTTTGGGCAATATTTAGAATATGGTTTTTGTAATTCAATAAATAGATTACATAATGTTTCTTCCAATTCGGAACTCATTATTGGTGGTTTTATACCTAATTTATCTTTAATAAATGGTATGTGTTCATAATATTTATTATAACCTAAATTCTTCAAAATTTCCTTTGTTTTATTATTTGTTAGCTCATTAATGCTAATGCGTTCTTTCTTGATTTTATATTTAATATTTTCAAACACTTCATCAGGAATATTTGTGCTTTCTTTTGCCTGAAATTGTGCCAATATTTCCTTTAAATGATTAATTCGTTTATAAGCATAAAAAGAAACTTCTTTAGGTGGTTCTTTATATGATGGTTTATCGATTTCAATTAAATTTTTAATAATATTAGAGCAATTATTACAAACCGATATGCCATCAGACTCCACATAAACCATTTCACCTCTATTACACACACTACAAATATCAGAAGGATATATAAAATTGTCATAATTTAAATATAAATAATCAATATTGTTAAAATATTTATCAATTGAATTTTTTGTGCTATTGTTAGCATTAGCATTAGAACTAGCACTAGCATTAGAATTAGAATTAGTTCCATTATATTCGTCATTATGTGATGTAGAAAAAAATTTGTGTATTATATCATTTTTGTTTGGATTAGTTGTTATTAAATCACTATTAGAATTAGAAATATTTTTTTTATTTTCAAAGTAATCAAATATATATTTTGAATTATTTAAATAATATTCATTCTTTTTTCTCTCAAGAGAATGGATTAAATTCTTATATTTTTTTATATTTTCAATTAGAGTTTGATTTTTAAGACTATTATTAGAATTTTGTAATAACGATTCCAGCTTTTCTATAATTTTTAAATATTTAGGAATAATTACTTCCTCATTTTGTTTAAACGAATTACTTATTTCATTATGCTTACTATCCAATGTTGTTTTAATAATATTTGCTTTTTTCATAGCTACTTATAATATTAGTATATTATAATGTTTATTATTATATTACAATATATTGAATAATATTTATTGATTATTAATATTTAATAATTAATTAATAATTAAATTAATTAATTAATAATTAAATTAATTGTAAAAATTTTTTTTCTTTAGGAATATTATAAAAAAATGGCTGGTGGTTTAATGCAATTAGTCGCCTATGGCGCTCAAGATGTATATTTAACAGGTAATCCCCAAATTACTTTCTGGAAGGTCACATACAGACGTCACACTAATTTTGCGATGGAGTCCATTGAACAAACATTTAACGGACAAGCGGATTTTGGTCGCCGTGTTACTTGCACTATTTCAAGAAACGGTGATTTGGCTTATCGCACATATTTACAATTAACTCTTCCCGAAATTGGTCAATCATTATCTGAACCCAAAGACAATGTATATGCTAGATGGTTAGATTTCCCAGGCGAGCAGCTAATTTCACAAGTTGAAGTTGAAATCGGTGGTCAGCGCATTGACCGTCAATATGGTGACTGGATGCACATTTGGAATCAGCTCACTTTGTCCAAGGAACAAGAGCGTGGTTATTACAAGATGATTGGCAATACCACACAATTAACATATGTATGCGACCCTACATTTGCGGCGGTTGATGGCCCTTGCTCGGCTGATGGTGTGCGCCAAGTTTGCGCTCCACGCAAAGCGCTACCAGAAACCACTTTATACATTCCTCTACAATTCTGGTATTGCCGCAATCCCGGCTTAGCTCTACCTTTAATTGCGCTACAATATCACGAAGTTAAAATCAATTTAGACATTCGCAACATTGAAGAGTGCTTGTGGGCTGTATCTAGTTTAGATGGACAAGGCACAAAAATTACTAATGCATACAAACAATCATTAGCCGCTGCTTCGCTATTTGTTGATTACATTTTCTTAGATACCGATGAACGCAGACGTATGGCGCAAAATCCACACGAATATTTAATTGAACAGTTACAGTTCACTGGCGATGAGTCGGTTGGTTCATCGTCCAATAAAATTAAATTAAATTTGAATCATCCATGCAAAGAATTAATCTGGGTCGTTCAGCCAGATGCCAACGTCGACTATTGTGCGTCATTAGTTGCTGGTTCTGCGCTAAATACATTATTGGGAGCTCAACCATTCAATTACACCGATGCTTTAGATGCCTTGCCAAATGCGGTTCATGCGTTTGGTTCAAAGACAACAATTAGTGGAACTAACGAATTTATTAATACTTCAGGTGCTTTTGAAGACATGTGGGCAAATCAGATTAAACCAGCATCTATTAGTGGAACACCTGTAAGTGTTACAAATGCTGCAGGTGTAAGAATAGATCTTGGGGTAACCAATACTGGTGGTCTAATTGCTGGAGCTCTACCAGGTACACAGGCGCGTGGACCACTAGGAGAAAATAATATTGAAGACTCGGGTGTATCTGATGCCGGAACCTTTGTTTTAGCTGAAACTGCGTTAGACATGCATTGCTGGGGTGAAAATCCAGTTGTAGTTGCCAAATTACAGCTTAACGGTCAGGATCGCTTTTCGGAGCGTGAAGGCACCTATTTTGACCTCGTTCAGCCATTCCAGCACCACACCCGTGCACCAGACACCGGCATTAATGTGTATTCGTTTGCTCTAAGACCTGAAGAGCATCAGCCATCTGGCACCTGCAATTTCTCGCGCATTGATAATGCTACTCTCCAATTAGTATTGTCGAACGCTACAGTTCAGGGTGTAAATACTGCCAAAGTTCGCGTATATGCGGTTAACTACAACGTTCTTCGTATTATGTCGGGTATGGGTGGCTTAGCATATTCCAATTAAATTAAAGTCAAATAAATCAAATAAGTCAAATAAGACAAATAAGACAAATAAGTCAAATAAGACAAATTTTATAATAATAATATTATTTAAATAATAATATTATTTTACTATATTAGTATTAGTTCTAATGCAAATAATTAGTGTTAAAAATAGTTTTTATTTTACATATGTATTTTTAATTACTACAGGAGTAATTACATTTATTGAGGCATTACGAAACCCTATTCCACAAATTCGCCATATTATGAATTTAGAAACTTGTATATCAATTATTGCTGGTTATTTTTATGGAGTATTTATAGAACTATTAGATAAATCAGAAGAAAAAAGTGTATTAACACAAGAAACACAAATTACACAAAAAACACAGCTAACACAAAAAACGCAAATAACAAATGAAATAAAAAAAACAGCAGAAAAAGACACTGCTCCATTAACTAGTCCAGACTCTGAACATAAACTACTAATAGAGAAAATAAATGATATGCGCTATTCTGATTGGGTAATTAGCACACCATTAATGTTATTAGTATTATCTCTCGTTTTGGGTTATGAAAATAAAGTAGACGTCCATTTTTTTTCATTTGCATTGGTCCTATTTTTCAACTTTTTAATGTTGGGTTTTGGATATGTTGGAGAAATCAACTTATTAAATAGAACATTAGCAAATTTTATAGGTTTTATATTCTTCTTTTTAACCTATGGAACTATTTGGAAACTATTTCTGACTGGTTCTAAAGTAACAAAGCAATCTAAAATGATATTTTGGCTATATTTAGGATTATGGTCTTTATATGGTGTCTTTTATCAGACAAATGAAACAACAAAAATGATTGGTTATAATATGCTTGATTTATTAGCAAAAGCATTTATTGGACTATTCTTTTGGTTATATTTATCAAAAATAGTAAAGTTTTAATAAAATGGATTTTTGGCTTCTATTAGCCATTGACTAGACTTAGTATCTAAAATTCTTGTATTATTAAAATGTTTTTTTAATAATTCAAGAATATTTACACTTTTTGGGCCTGACGGGTCATACTTATATACTTTATCAACAATACCTATATACACTAATCCACCAGGATTTAAGAGTGCTTTAATTTTAACCATTACATTATTATATTGTAAATAAGGCATATTCCATAAAAAGCATGTAATTACACCAAATTGTTTAGAATTATCCATTGTTAATAAATCTTGCTTTAAAAGTGTGATTTTTTTATTTGCCCACATCTCGTGAAATCGTGAAGAATCTATATCAATACCTAATACACTTGATGCACCAACTTTTACTAAATTTTCACAATTTGCTCCATTTCTTGTTCCAATATCTAAGCAACTTTTATTAATAAAATTACAACTGTTTTTCAATAATTGATTGTAAACATCATTAGCATAATAATCATTAATCATTTGTTTTTTATAATTTTATTATTTATTATAAAATAAGTAAAAAAATTTATATTATCAATTTTTTAAGCAACTTGATTTATGCTTTATGTTTTATGCTTTATGCTTTACCACAATTTATTATAATAAATTGTACTAATTACTTCTATTAATTCATTTGCAAGTTTGGCCTCATCAATATCAAAGAAGCAGTGTATTTTATCAAGGATTAGCGATGCTTTATCGTCCGGACATAGTTCCTTATCTCCTGGTTCGCGCAATAATGTATTATATACATAAGTTATTACAGGAATGTCTTCACACGTCATGCTAACTTGTTTTATATGTTCAATATAATCTTGAACAAATGGCAAATCAATAGTAAATGTTAGATCACTAAATGTTTGAGGTTCTAATGCCTTCCTATATTTCAAGTATTCAATTATTAAAATTTCATTAGCATAAGCATCACAAATAGTTCGCGCACATATGTTTTTAAATTTATTTTCTATATATGCTCCTGTTAATAGTTCAATATTAAGATGCGGTTCATAATTAGTTTTTTCAATAAGCATTTGCTGCTTTAGCATTTTATAGTATATATTGATTAGTAATAATAATAAATTAGTAATCAATTTTATTTAATGTAAATCATGTTTTTCAATAACAATAGTAAACAATATAAACAATAGCATACAAAACATATATAAAAAAAAATTGATTTAAATATAATTTAATAAATTATATTAAAACACTACTATTATGGCGTCATTCATTCAAGAAGTTGTTGCTATTATTGACCGGTCGGGTTCTATGTCTGGCAAAGAAGCAGATACTGTTGGTGGTATTAATTCAACATTAGACATTATTAGACAAGATTTAAAGCCGGGTGAGCGTGTAAATGTATCAATTAAGTTATTTGACCACGAAGAGCGTATGCTAATTAGGTCATTAAATATTGAAGATGTGCGGCCTCTTGAACTAAGACAATTTGTTCCTCGTGGTCAAACCGCTTTATACGACGCGATTGGTTCAAGTCTTACTTATTTTATGGAAAAGAAACTACATGAACCAAACAGTTATACTAAGTGTTTGATTTATGTAGCTACTGATGGTTGTGAAAATTGCAGTAAAAAATTTAACGCACAAACGTTAAAAAAGCTAATTACTAGTGCACAAGAATCATATAACATTGAGCTAATGTATTTAGGAGCAAATCAAGACGCAATTTTAGAAGCATCTAAAATCGGAATTGAAGAAGGTCATGCTATTAATTATAGTGAAACAAAGGATGAATGTCGAGCAGTATATAGGTCTCTTGGTAATGTTGTAAATAGGCAAAGGAGTTGTGCGCCAACCGCGTTTACACAAGTAGAGCGTAGCCAATCATACCAACCAACTACACCACCACCAACTAGTCGTTCTAATGAACCACCACGGTTAAGGCGTCAAACAAGCGTAAGACCGGCATTCTTTTAAATACAAAAACTATATACAAAAATATAAAATTATAAAATTATAAAATTATAAAAACAAAAATTCAAAAAACTCATATTTTTTTTATAAAATAGCACCTAACTATTTTATAAAATAACTATACATTGGGTGGGGTTCGAACCCACGAGGCCGAAGCCATGCGAACTTGAGTCGCACCCCTTAGACCACTCGGGCACCAATGCTTAAAAATTAATAGACAAATGTCTATTACTATTATTAATGCTAATGTCTTTATATTGTTTCGCTATATTATATAATTTGTGTTTGTATATAGCTATTAATATTATAGGCAAGCGGAGCATATAATATAGAACTTATGTTTGCTAAATATAACTTAATTTGTTTTTCTTTTTCTATTGAAACATAAACATAGGCAATATCAAATGTGCCGTATGTTGCCCAATAACACCATGCTAAATTAGTTAAACATGCCATACAGGAATGATATAATGTAACGCTATTAGGTATATAAATGTTTACATATAAAAATGGTAAATTATGTAAAATCATATTTCCAATATGAAAAATAGGGAGCGAAAGTCTTTTTCTAATAGCCATTCTCTTAAAAGTTGTATTATCTAGTAAATAAGCTCCATTAAATGTGAAAAAAATCAAATAATTCCAACAATAACTTATACTATATAAATAATTATAATCCATATAATTGTTATATGGTTTAAAATAACATAAAATAAATAAGGCTAAGTTTATATTTGTAAAAGGAATAATTTTCTCTCTAATAATAAACTCCATTTTACTAATCTTAATTAATAATTTTGAGTAATAACTATTTAAATGCTATTGTTTCATAATTATTTGCTAATATGTTTTCTTTAAATTTCTTTTTCTATATTATATAAAATAATATATAAAATAATATATAAAATATATAATGATAACAAGACAAGCACCATCAGAAAGTGCAAACAACTTTACATTAGGAACAAAGAAACGCGGTAATGATGGCAATATGTGGATAATAATACAAACAAAAAATAGTAAGCGGTGGTCTAAAGTAAATGAAAATAAATTACAAAAAACAAAAAAAAATCAAAAAAACAATCAGACAAAAAAAGCAAAAAAAAACACCATTTCAGTAGATAAATTAAGACAACTACTTAAAAAATATAATGTAACAACAAGAGGTTCAAAAGAAGCAATGGCTCAAGGTTTATTTAGATTGAGCAGTTCAACAATCGAAAGTAATGATTTAGAATTAATTTATAATTTATTAGATAAAGGTCAACAAAAAAAAGCAACAAAACTCATACAACATAGAATCAGTAAACCAATTACTAATTATAAGGGAATGTATGAACCACTAACCAAACCAATAAGTTCAATGACGCGCACAGAGTTAATAAAGAATTTACAGAAATTTAGAATTAGTTGGGAAAAAATTACTAAAAGAGACCAAGATTTATCAGATGAACGTTTAAATAGCGAACCAACTCACCAATTACGAAACTTAATTAAATTTTATTATAGTGACGGCGCAAAATTGTTAGCAGAAGATTGGTTACGTAAATAAGTTTAATATTTTATTAATACTATAAAAAAAATTGAAAACTATTGAAAAATATTATTAAACAAATAAATATAAAAACTTATAATCATTTGCAATGGCACCACTTATACTCTCTATTGATGGAAATATTGGTTCTGGAAAATCAAGCATTATGCGTTATTTGGAAAAAAATCTGGCTAATTATTGCGCTTCAAAAGGCAATACTTGTAAAATCTGCTTTTTACAAGAACCAGTTTCAAGTTGGGAATCAATTGGAGATGCCAACGGAAAAAGTATTATTACGCACTTTTATGAAAATAATGAGCGCTACAGTTTTGCGTTTCAAATAATGGCATATACAAGTCGTATGTCATTATTGAAGGAAGCGCTAAAAGGAGATTATGACATTATTATTAGTGAGCGCTCCGTTTATACAGACAAATTGGTATTTGCAAAAATTCTATATGATGCTAAAAAAATGAGTCTTATTGAATATATAATTTATTTAAATTTGTTTAAAGAGTTTCAAACTATTTTTCAAGATTTAAAAATAGTTTATATTAGAACGTGTCCTGAGATTTGTGATTTGCGTGTGCAACAGCGGGGTCGCTTGGGAGAAACTATACCGCTCCAATATTTAAAAGATTGTCATCATTATCACGATATATGGTTAAATAACCCAACTGCTATTGAAGAAGGGTTAGTGCTAGTGATTAATGGAAACGAAGAAACAAATACAAGCCAGTTTATAGACAATAATTTTTATGACGAAGTAACAAGAAAAGTGTATGATTTTATTACACTATAAATTAATATAAACTGTTATATTCAATATTTTTTTCTCCTTATTTACCAGTTTAGTAAATAATTTTTAATATTTAACTTTATTAGATAAATTTTTATAATATATTATTATAATATTATAAATGCCATCACCATTAAGTTTATCAAATTTTATTAACAGATTATCTAGAAGTCTATCTGCATTACAAATCTTACCGCAACGCACTACAAGTAATAAAAGTCTAAAAAATAGAAAAGCTACTAAGATTCAGAGAACTTATAGAGCACATGCTACGCGGCAAAAATTAGAAGCAAAAAAACTCGAAACACAAGCTGAGCATCTTTTTTGTAAAAGTAGAGCTGCTAGAGCAAAGGCAGCAAAAAGACTCGATGACATGGCTCGCGATGTTGATGAAGATAATATTGATACTATGGTCTATCATTTATGGCGCGACCTAAGCAACAAGGAACATGCAAAGTGGATTGCCAAGGCAAAAAAGAAGTTGACACAACAAAACAAAAACGCAACAATTAATCCTGTATCTGAATAGTTAATGGGTTATTATTTAGCATAAAATAAATAAAGAATAAAATATTATGCTGTATTATAAATGCCATCACCCCCAAATTTTTCTGGTAGACTATCTACATTTAATGCATCAAAAACACTAATGGATTCATTTAATGCGTCACCGTTATCATTAAATAGCAAAAGTAAAAAAAATAGAGTTGCTACCAAAATTCAATCAGCTTTTAGAGGACGCAGAACGCGACGACAATTTACAGCCAAAAAACAACAACAACAAGTATTAACTAATAAACAAATAGAAGACGAAGCAGAGCGGCTCTTTGGCAAAGCTAATAAATCAAAGGCAAAACAAGCTATTATAGACATGGGGCGCGACATAGATCAAGAACGTATTGAATATATGATTGGTGAATTGTTTATTGAGTTAAAGCATGAAAAACCACATATATATGCGTCATGGCTGGCTAAAGCTAAAAAAAAGTTGTCAAAGTAAATTAGATTTATAATTTTTTAAATTATAAAATGTTATTTAGCATAATTTTATAATTTTTTAATATTATACTATATTATAAATGCCATCACCTCCAAATTTTTCTGGAAGACTATCTACATTTAATGCCACAAAAACACTAATGGATTCGTTTAATGCGTCACCGTTATCACTAAATAGCAAACGTAAAAAAAATAGGGTTGCTACCAAAATACAAGCATTATTTAGAGGACATAATACAAGACGGAAAGTCAAAGCCTCAAAGAAAAAAAAACAGTCCCGCATTAGACGAGCATTATCAAAACTAGATGCCCCTATGTTAGATCTTGGAAGACTATTATCATCTAGTGGTCGCACAACACGTAGTAGTCGTAAATACTAATTATAAGTAACATTAAGTTTTTTATTCCTCATTTTTGTCATATAACTTAACGTACTAAGTAATTCTTGTTTATTATCTGATATTAAAAATTCATTAGACTTTGTAATTAGTCTAATATTTCTATATTTAGAATTACTCCAAATACGCTCTAATGTAAAATTGTAATCTTTATATACAAATGTTTTTCTTTCTTCACCACTAGTCATAAATTTAGTATAAGCGTCATGTTCTTCTTGATTAGCTTCAGAAACAGTTGGAATACTAGAGTTAGTATTGTGCATTTGAGATGTTATATATACTTCAGTCATTATTTATTATTTTATATTATAGTTTTATAATATAAAATATTTAATATGTTTCAATTTTTTCTACACATTAATGCTAATGTCAGCAATTACACAACAACACTGTTCAAGTAGACCCTTGTAATTATATATATTTTAAATATAAAAGATATATAAAATATATATAAAATATATATAAAATATATATAAAAGATATATAAAAGATATATAAAATATATATACATATATGAAGTTATTAACTATTAAAACTGACTATGCAGAAACAATAAATATTGCCATTAATTTACAAGGAAATTATAATAAACCAGTTATATTTCATTGTTATTGGCATGGTAATTTGAATGAAAAACATTTATATTCTATACTATCATGCTATTATTTTAATGTATATAGAAATAAACATAAAATTATATTATGGTTAGAAAATAACATCCCTAATAAATATAACACAGAAATAGAAAAATATGCACAAATTAGATATTTTTCATTAATTAGTGAAAAAACTAATACGGACTTTATTAAGAATAATTTTTATTATAATAAATCATTATCTTTTTATTCAGATGTTGTTAGATATCTATTGTTATATAACTATGGGGGTGTATGGTTTGATTTAGATTGTTTTATATTAAGAAATTTTGACCCTATATTTTCAAACTTTGAAAATGAAATATGTGTTTATCAATGGGAAAATCAATATTATCCAAATGGCGCAATATATATATCGCTAGAACCTAAATCATTAAAAATGAAAAAAAATATTGAATTTATTATTGAGCGCAATCGTGGATGGGGATTTCAAGAAGCACAACTTACATATAATTTACCATTAGATATGTTGGTTTTACCGTGCAGTTGGTTTGATGCTAACTGGATAGACAACCCATATAACATTGAGAGATGTAATTTTGATAATTTTTTTAAAAATACAGACAAACAATATAATTTTGATAATTTTTTCAATGGTAGTTTTTGTTATCATTGGCATAATAATTGGAACAACACTGTAGAAGATAATAGTATTATTATACAATTAGTTAAAATAATTCAGAACAACTTATAAAAAGTTGAAAATTTACAATTATCAGTCTTATGTTTTGTCATCTATATTATTTTTTTAATTTTATAATATTATATTCAAGCTATTTAATTAGATTAGTTCTATTTTTTTGTAAGTTTTCGTGGTTTCGAGTTAAAAAGTGTCTATTTTTTAGTAATATATTACCAAAGACTGTTTCAATATTATATTCCGAACCGTAACTGACAAATTGATGTACGGCTGTGGTTCGTGGTGTGCACACTAATGGGTGTGTCAAATACATAATACCAAGCACGTTCGAAAAAATGTGCTTCAATTGGATTATTATGATATTTTACTTCTAATATTAATTTTTTATAATATTCAATTGGTTTATTTATTATATTTTCTTTTTTAACAGCAAATATAGCATTTTGATATATATATATTGGATTTGGATAATTTAAATCTATATTGGTTATGAACCATTCTAAAAATGTTATTTGCTTATTATTTTTATAAGCAAATTCTGACCAACAAGTGTGAGTTTTAGAATTCCAATTGTGATCCCAATATATGTTTTGTCCTATATCATAATGTATCATAAAATTTCGGGATTTTGAATTAACTAATGCTTCATTTTTAATATTTATTAAATAATTAATATCATTACTACCTTTATGATCTGCTATGTTTGCTTGTGTAAAAACTACTACATCGGGTAAATTATAATAATTTGTAATTATATAATGTAAATAAGTATCACTCTCTCTTCCAACATTTTCTAAAAATATTTCATTTTCAATATCTAATTTGTCACCTTTATTATATATAATACAATTAGACATTTCACTACTTAACCAATTAATATTTTCATTATACCTTGCTACTATAATTTTATATGACATTTTATAATAAATAAATATAATTATTTCTTTAAATTAATTTGTTAAATTAATTTGTTATAGTTTTAAAAAATTGAAGTGATTTTACATTGTTAAATCACATAGCCTGGAAAAAAGACAAAGGCAAAGGCAAAGACAAAGACAAAGGCTATGATGTCTGTTGATATTGTTGATATTGTTGATTCTACTTTTACAGAGGCAAAAGTAGTTAAGCAGGTGCGCTATCCAACTGGCTATAACTTGTTTTGCACTCATACACGCGAGCAAGGCATTTGTCAAAAGCGTTGGAGAGCAATGGACGTTTCCGAACGGGAAATGTGGAATACTAAGGCTGCAGTTATCAAAGATGCTATGATTAATGGTGTTCCCATTCCGTTGTATGTGTTGCCGCGTAAGTCCAAGAATAATGATGAAGCACAACTGCTAGCATGTGAAGGCGAAGTTTGGCGAGTTATGTCATGGTGGCGTAAGACAGAAAAGACTAAGCCTGTTATTCTTAACAAGATGCCCAAAGGTATGTGTGCTATTAAAAAGCAGCGACCATGCACACGTGTCTAATACACCTACTGATGTTAACTCCATGTTATACTTTTTTTTCTCTTTTTGCGCTATAAATATTATATTAACTATTATTATGACTATTGCTATTTATAGCGCAAAAAGCGCAAAAAAACACAAATATACATTTATTATGTTACATCCTATGTGTAATACTAGTTCATATTTTGATGACTATATAGACTATTTTAAAAAATATGATAGTGCTTTAACAAACTCTATTAAATTTGTTTTACCAGAGTCTTTGACCATGGATATAGACTATCCAAACAATAAACAATATAATGTTAAGTCATGGTATAATTATTATACTTGTTACAACAACGTAAATAAATTAGATAAAATAAATACACAAGACTTTATTGATCAAACAAAAAAAATAATAACTATTATAAATGAGGAAGCTTCTATTTTAAAAAGTTATAAAAAGTTGTTTATAATAGGAGTTTCACAAGGCGGAACATTATTATTTAATATATTAAAGTTTTTACCACATACATTAGGTGGTTTATTTTGTATTAAATCACTTTATATGTATAAATATATAAATTTAAACACGCATAGTGCTGTTCCGATTTTTTTTTATAGTGGAAATAAAGATGAAATTTATAATTTAGAATTTCAACAAAAATGTGCTAAATTATTAGAACATTATTATATTATTAAATGGACTATTATTGACAACTTAGACCATCATACTAAAATAGAAGAAGAATATGATTTTATATTTAGAAATTTTATAGCATTAATAAAAATAGAAAAATAAAACTATTTTGGATTTTGGATTTTAGATTTTAGATTTTAACAAATATGTAATTATGTTTTTGCAATACTTATTATATTAACTAATTATAATAAGTATGTCATGTAAAAAATTAATGTGTAAGCACAAATTAAATGATAAATCAATAACTATGAAATGGTTTAAGAAAAATCACCCAGATAAAGGTGGAACAATGCCTAAAGACGAATTTAACACAATTTTAGACTGTTATAAAGCTAATAGTTTTTGTGAAAGCAAGAATAAAACAAATAAAACAAATAAAACAAATAAAACTAATCAAGCAAGCCCTATTAAAAGTAATTCGTCAAAAGTAACTAAAAAGAATCGTGCACAAATTTTTAGATGTATGCGTAAAGTAGCTAATTTTAGCAAAATAGCAAATCATCATAAATTTGACAAATCGGTTTTTGATCCACTTCAATATAACAAAGACATTAACGATGCTTCACCAAAAATGATTCAATTATTAAACACATTATTAGCGTTAGATAGTCAAGACCAGAAAAATCACGGCCAAAAGTTTAAGCATTTTATATTTTCCGATGTTAAAGATGGGGGTGCCGGCGCAAAAATAATTGCCTCAGCGCTAGCAGCAAATGGCTACACTAATATAATTAGCTCTAAGAAAATTCCATCACAATTAGCTCCTAAACTCTATTTAAATATAGCAAATTCAAATTATAATAATTTTGCCTTATTATCTTCTAATACGATTTATGGAACAACTTTTAACGAAAAAATAAAAAAAGAGTTGCTAAAAACGTATAATGAGCGTCCAAATAATATACATGGAAAAAATATAAGGTTAATAATATTAGATAGTGGATTTAAAGAAGGCATAGATTTATTTGATGTAAAATACGTCCATATTTTTGAACCATCATTAACAATTGCCGATTTAAAGCAAACAATTGGACGCGCAACAAGAACATGTGGCCAAAAAGGTTTAGAGTTTCAAGACAATATTGGTTGGCCGTTATATGTGTATAATTATTATTTAACTGTTCCCGAACTAATGCGTAATACACTATATACTAGCAAATTTATGATGGAAAACTATATTAAAAGCGCAAATGAAAACGACGAAGATGTTTTATTATTTAAAGATATAGAAAAATATAATGATGCAACAATGAATTATAGTGAATTTGATAAGGCTATGAATAAATTATCAGAACAATTATATAGTTTAGCGCCAGTATTTGCGGTTGATTATGAATTAACAAAAAATTTACACAATTTTCCTGATTTAAATAGTGAATTTATGGAAGACAAATTATTTTTAATGGGTGGAACAAAATCAAGAAATCAAAATATGCAATCCAAGTTTTTCAAAATAGACAATATAAAATGTTTAGGAAAATGCGGAAAAAAACCAACATACGATATTCCTGTAAGTGTTGGTTTTATGAAATATGTATATACTAAATATAAACATCCAGAAAAATTATTAAAATCAAACACATTAAATAGACGCGCCTTTTTCTGTAACTATCTTAAAGATAATACAAACAACTTTTGCACTCAATTAAATAGTGAATGGAGTCTGCGTTATACAAAAATTCCATCAATTATAGAAGGCGCTAAAAATAAAAAAGATGTAAAATCAGACTTAGATAGTTTAGAACTCACATTTGATGAGGACCTTTATGCTAAGTCAGAGGAAGTTAGTAAAACAAATTATCCAATTCTTTTATATAGTGGAGAGAAAAATAATGCTATTGTTAGCGTAAGTCCTAACTCAATTATTGGGTCAAATATAAGTCCAAGTCCAAGCCTAAGCCCGAGTCCAAACCTAAGCGCAAGTATAAGTTCAAGTCGAAGCGCAAGTTCAAACACAATACAAAACCATAGCCCATTAAAAAAGTTTGATTTCATAAATATGAGAGATTATATCAAAAATGCATATGCGCATAAGGATTTTAAATGGGAAAAAATGGAAATAAAAAACAATTGTATAGCTAATCCTAATGGTCAAGCAAATGTTATCTCTCTTAATCCTACACAAAAATTTATAACGCACTATTTTACTCCTTCTTCTCCATTTAAAGGGCTATTATTATGGCATTCAGTAGGAACAGGTAAAACATGTACTGGTATAGCAACTGCGACAAGCAGTTTTGACAACGATGATTATAGCATATTATGGGTTACAAGAACAACACTAAAAAGTGATGTATGGAAAAATATGTTTGATCAAGTATGTCATTTAGTAATATTAGATAAAATTAATAAAGGACTAATTATGCCAACAGATATTGCCAAGCGCAAACAATTATTATCAAAAAATTGGCTTGAACCTATGTCTTATAAACAATTTAGTAATTTGTTAGCTAAAAAAAACAAAATCTATGATATATTACTTCAACGCAATGGTAAAGAAGACATATTAAAAAAAACACTTATTATTATTGATGAAGCACACAAATTATATGGTGGTGATTTAAAAGCCAGCGAACGACCAAATACAACAATTATGGAAGAGTTAATAAGGACTAGTTATAATGTATCAAAGCATGAATCTTGTAAGCTATTGTTAATGACCGCAACTCCTTTTACAAATAGCCCATTAGAACTATTTTCATTAACAAACTTATTTATGACACACGACTCCGATAAAATCACTACACACAAAGAAGAATTTAAACAACAATTTATGGATTCACATAATGTATTAAGTGAAAAAGGTGTAAAGCACATTGCCAATAAACTATCGGGCTATATTAGTTATTTAAATAGAGAAAAAGACCCCACACAATTTGCTCAACCTATTATGATTCATGTTCCAATATTAATGAGAAGTGTTGAAAATGAAGATTTGAGAGATGCGGTCTATTTAGAAACCAAATTTGGCAGCCTGTCTAAAGAAGCAGAATCACTTATAGAATCTCTCAAAACTAGAATTAAAACAAGTAAAGCCGATTATAAGCAACAAAAGCAACAATATAAAGACACAAAAGCCAATTTATCTAAAGAAGAAGCAACCGCTTTTAATGACGCATTAAATAGTCTATTAAAAAACATTAATGACTTAGAAGAAGAGTTACATACAACAAAATCGGATCAACGCGCAGAAAAAGATAAAATAAAAGAACTTAAAGAAAAAATTAAAGTAGTCAAAAATTCTCTCATTCAAGAATATATATTATATACAAATTGCAAACATTTACATTATAAAAATAATGTTAGCGCTAATAAAAATGAGAGAATACATACTATTAAAGGTTAAACTTGTATATCAAGTTTAATTTATACTTCAACGCACATCGGTATTATTAATGGAATAATATAGCTATTATTTACTATTTTAAATTTTTCATCTCTTATTTGTTTAGTTATTTTCCATCTCTTAGTTCTATAACAATTTATATTTTTTTTTGCTTCATTGTATAAAGCAGGAGTTTCTTTGAGTGATTGTTTCAATTCTCTCAATTTTAAATTTTCATTTTTGTAATTTTCTTCCAATACTTTAATTTTATCAAACTGTTTACGTATTTCAAGGCATCGTTTATTAGTATCATATTTTTTTGAAAAAACGTATCTTTTTATATCGATTAGTGTTTGTGTTTTATACTTTAAAGCATAATATCTATTAGTAAATCGGTCTGTAATATCAATGCTTTTATTATTAACACCTTTATTTCCACAATAAGGACAACGCGGGTCGCCATTTCTAAACCAACTAATTAAACAATTAGTATGGTATCTATGATTGCATTCTGGTAAAGTATAACATTGTGTACATTCCAACTCATCCCTACATATCATACATTCTTCAACTACAGGAGGAGCTATATTAAGAATATTTAAAGCTTGTGTTAAATTATTTACATCAGTCATGTTATATATACTAATTACATAACTAATAAGTTTTAAATAATATTTGTATATAAAATATTATTTAAAAAACATAGTAATTTGTATTTTAAGCTGTTAACTATTAATAGTAATTGCTAATTACTAAATATAACGCTATATTTTGTAATTTTACGTATAGATAGTGGTATATATATTTATAGTTACCTTGAACTTAGTCTTGAAAGTTTTCTTGAACGTGTTATTGGACTTGTATCAAAACGTCTAGAGGCAGCACGTTTTTTTGAAGCTGGTATTTGTGATGATACTAATACGGCAACTGAATTCTTTGGTCTCTTTGGTCCAAGTAATCTAGACATAAAACTTTTATTCTTGTATTTTGCGTCTCGTTCTCGTTCTCGTTTATAAGATTTGTTAGTAGGAATAACAATTAAAGGCGCTCTTTTAGTTGTTGGCCTAGGCCTTTTTGTGCCTATTTGTTCAGGACTGGATAAAGCAGTTTGGGATATTGAACGTCTAAGTGTAAGCAATGGTTTTTTACGATTTGGTTCTATTTTTTTGTAAATATTAGTAGTTAATTTTTCTCCTATTTTGGTTAGTATTTCATTAACATAAACTGCTCTGTTATCATTATGTAAAATAGCTTGAACCCTACTTTTTGCATATTCTTTAGTATACCCAAGCAAGTTAGTTAACGCATATTCTGCCCGCGCTGCTTTATTAATATTTATAACGGCTTTTACCTTTTGTATCCGATCTAAATGGTTTTGTTGTTCCTTATATTTATTCCTATAAATTAACGTAATAAGTCCATCATTAATAATATCATAACCAATATCATAAGCTCTGAAATTATATACTGCATTTTCTAAGTCTTCAATTTTATGAACTATATTATGAACTATATATTTAATACGATTTGGATCATAATTAACTCTGTATTTGGGATTTGCAGCCTTTATTGTTCTCGTTCTCCCATAGCGTTTTCCAGTTGTCTTAGTTCGATTTATACTATTACTACGCCTTGAAGACTTTGCTCTTGCTATACCTCTCATAGTGTGTTTTAGAGTTGTAATACTACGTCTTGAAGACTTTGCTCTTACTATACCTCCCCCAACCCCAGTAGGTGCTGTATCGGCAGAATCAACAGGAACAGGAACTGGTGATGTTTCATCAGAATTAGCAGGAACAGGAACTGGTGCTGTCTCATCAGAATTAGCAGAGTTTGCATTATCAAACGGATGAACCCATAATAAGGGTTGTGCCCTTGCGTTTTTTGTGCCTACATATTCTTTTACACGTATTAATTTGGTAAACTTATCATCTTTACATAGGGTTTCAATATATTGGTTAAATAGGGTTGACACTTTGCCCACAGTATCGGCAATATTAGCATTACTAATTTGTTGTATTTCGGTTTCAATAATCCCTAGAGCCGTTGTCAAGTCTTGCTTATAGTTTATTTGTAAATATTGATAAACACCAAGATACACGTATCCTAATGTTTCTGATATAGAACTTTCACGTTCGCTTGTTTCTTCTTCTTCCTCTGCCTCATATCCAGTCAAAAGGTTTATATCAAATCTATCTATTATATAAATAGATGAATAAAAAAACCATTCAATTATAAATGCTATATACTTTTTATTATAGTTAGAAATACAACTTTGTAGTATTTCAACTGCTTGAGGTTTATCGGTTTCGGAGTTTTGTTCAGCAAGACTTATTTTTTGATGATATAAATTATATGTTAATATATACATAAATTCAACTGCAATATAGCTCTTACATAAAGTTTTAAATTCTTTTATTTCACTTGTAAAACCATAACCAAGCGAGATTTTACCTTCACTTATTTTTTGTATTTTAGGAATGTAACGTCTTAGACCATAAAGCATAGTTGCAAGATTATGTAAATAATAGCGTAGTTTGCCTTTCATAGGGGACATTCCCGATGATGTCCCTACTATTGTTTTGAACCCGCCTTGTGTCTTGTTCGAATTTGTTCTAGAGCGTTCGGTGTTTTCATTATCGAATACATCGCCACTAATATTTACAATAATAATATTAAAACATTGCTTATATATTGCAAGTGTAAAATTCGTCCCATCATTTTCCTCAGTTAATCCATACATTAAGGTTTGTAACGACGTGAGTTTGGCTACTGGTGAGAGCTGCGGTGGTGCGCCCGGCGTCATGTTGTCCGCCATCAAGTCGGGCAGCGCTGTCTCGGGCTCTGTCGTGGACGTAAGTGCTTGCGGTGCTTGCGGTTGTGCTTGCGGTTGTGCTTGCGGTTGTGCTTGCGGTTGTGCTTGCGGTGAGGGCAGCAACGAGGGCGGTGGTGCTGGCGGTGCGTTATCAAACACCATTGTCCCCGCCTGGACAACATCATCTTCTGCCGTTGCGGACTGGGGCAAAGGAGAGTCAATGGGTGTAGTGGTTTTACTTCCTACTCTACTTGATACTCTACTTGATGCTCTAACTTTTTTTCCAAGATTCTCTAAATAGCGTTTTGTTTTTCTGATTAATAAGACTACATTTTGTTCTTTACCAAAAGCATCCGCTATATAAATATCTATAACCAAGCCTGTTTCATATGCTTTAGGTTTATTATTACCGGTTTCGGTTAGCAAAGTATCTATCTCAGTTCTAGCATATTTTGTTGATAGCCTTGCTGGTACTCTTATTCCGCCACCAGCTAATAAACAACAAATAACTTGAGGTAAAGATACCTCTAAGCCTATAATAAGAAGCATTTTCATAAACAGTCGTGTAAGTCCCTGTATGCTATAATATATATTATCTGGTATGCCTGATTTACGCTCAAATTTAGAATTCAAAACATCACACAAAGGCTGTAACCAGTCTGTTGCTATTCTAGCACAATGTTCGTTTATATCTAAGGTTGTCCATGATTTAGGATGCTTCCAGTTGGTGCTAGATTCGTTATTACAATTTGACGTGGTAGTAGGATTCTTATTAACTTGTAAATTACGACAATCTAAGCTACTATCGATCTTCATTGCATTACTACGAATTTTGTCTAAAACTTCTTTAATGTTTTTCTCAGATACTACGGCCTTAGCACTAAAGTGCGCATCTTGACCCAACAAATCGAATATATCTATGAATGCTGTATCAGTTTTAAGTATATTACAACATTGGTCTGCTCCTAAATATGATAATATATGTGATATTAGTGATAACCATTCTGTTTCACTAAGAGTACCAGGCTTTTGAGAAATACTAATAAGCTCGTCTCTATTATATTTTTGTATTAAACAATCAACAGAACAAGCTTGTACAACATATAATACATGTTCACAGTGCAGTGAAGGAGTTTGCTTATTAACATCAGTAACAAAGCTATTACATATATAACAATATTTTTTCCAACTATACTCATCTTTTTTTAAGCAAGGGTATTTATTCAATCTTTCCCAATTACTACCATTTTTTTTTAAATTATTCTTAATGTCTTCACTAATATTACATTGCTCTGTTGGAGTAAGTGTTTCAAATAATGCTCTGGCATTTGGAACATTCATAACTTTGTGTTCTAGAATATTTCCCAAAAAACACTTTATAAATTGAGACTGTGATTGAATTAATTCGACTTGAGGGTTAAAGACACTTTCTAATGTAGTTTTACACTTTTTTATATTATCACATAACTCTGAAAGTTTAACAGTTACGGTTCTCTCTACACCTGTTTTAGTTAGGGTATCAGTATATTTTAATTCAACACTAGCATCTATTTTTTTTGCAATAGCAATATGTTCATCGTTATTATAGTCAAAATTTGATAAACCAGCAAACTTCTCTTTGGCAGCCTGAGCATCATCAGCAGCACCAAGTCCTTCATTTTTATCACCTGTAGCACCTTTAGCAGCTTTACCAGGCTTCTCAGCTTTAGCAATAGAATTAATATTGGCTTTAAGCTTATCCATTATTTGGCCAATGAAAATACCTATTTGTGTTCCTATTCCTGTAAAAATCAGCTTTCGCAAGGCCGCTTCATCAAACCCATTAGTAGTACCATCAGGATTTGTAGATGTAAAGGCTTGAAAGCTATTTGTATTATCAATAAGAAACTGTTCAAGATCTTTAATACTTTTTATAGAATATTGCGCTTTTGTTATGGCAGGCTTGTTTTTGGTAAACATGGTATATATAATGCTACTAAATGGCGGTGGTTCCTTCGTCGAGTCTAATGTTTTACTAGTGTAATCTAATGTAACTACTAGGTCCTTACTAGCTAAAGCTCCAGATACTCCAGATACTCCAGATACTCCAGATACTCCAGATACTTGAGGTATTGGAGATACTCCAGTTGCATCATCTATTGAATTTAATGTTGCCATATTATATATTATATATTATATATTATATAATATATAATATATTTATCTGTATAAAATGTTAATTTTATTATCCACTACACATTAAACACTCTTCTGTCTTTGATTTTAGTTCGCATTCTTTTTCTCCATCTTTATCTTTATCATCACTTTGTGCAACTTTTTTACTTTCTGGCTCAATCGTAAATTGTTGAGCTTGATGTTTAGCCTTTCGGCGCAAATAATAAATTCCAGTTTTTAATCCCGCTTTCCAACTATAAAAATGCATATTTGTAAGTATTTTAGAATCCGGGTCTTCAATCCACAAGTTTAAACTTTGAGATTGACAAATATATACACCTCTATCGCGAGCCATATTAATTATTTCTTTCATTGGCATTTCCCATACTGTTTTATATTTATCTTTTAACTCTTGTGACAATACTTTAATATGGCTAACAGATCCTTTATTTGCAATAATAGTGTTTTTTAATTCCTCATTCCATAAGCCAAGTTTCAATAAATCTTCCACCAAATATTTATTTACTAATATAAAATCCCCGGCCAGAGTTTTTCTACTATATATATTACTTGTAATAGGCTCAAAACACTCATTATTTCCTAAAATTTGACTTGTACTTGCTGTTGGCATAGGCGCAACTAATAAACTATTTCGTGTTCCGTATTCCATAATATTATTTTTTAATGTAGTCCAATCATAGCGCCCCTCTATTGGTTTCACATTCCATAAATCAAATTGAAATTGTCCGTTGCTTATTGGAGAACCAACAAAAGAGCTATATGCACCTAAATATTTTTTATTTGAACTTTGATTGTTAGCGCTTCCCATTCCCAATTTAGTTAATTCAGCTTTAATAGGACAACATAAATTAAGCAATTCTAAAATAATAGTACCATGTATAGTATTATGAATTTTATAATCCCGGCACTCTTCACAATCTGTGCTAAAAGACCAGTGTCCAGCTTTATAATAGCCGTGTAATTTTAACATTGAATCATAGCGGTCTTTTGAAAGTGTCATACTCTTTTCTAATGATGCATAATAAATTGTTTCAAATATTTTAATATTTACTTCTTTTGCTTTATCCGATGTAAATGCTAAGTCCATCTTAAAAAACACATCTGCCAAGCCCTGAATTCCAATACCAATAGGCCTGTGTTTAAAATTTGAACGCAGCGTTTTTGGTGTTGGATAATAGTTAATATCAATTATATTATTTAAGTTATTTACTAATACTTGTACTACCCGATATAGTTTGTCATAATCAAATGTTTTGTCGCTATTAACAAACATAGGTAGCCCCAATGATCCTAAATTACATACGGCAGTTTCGTTTGAGTCCGAATATTCAATAATTTCGGTACATAAATTTGAGCTCTTAATTGTTCCAAGATTTTGCTGGTTTGACTTTTTATTTGCTGCGTCTTTATAACAAATATATGGCGTTCCAGTTTCCATTTGTGAGTCTAAGATTTTAATCCATAGGTCGCGTGCCAAAATTTGTTTATTATAACGCTGTTCTGACTCATATTTTATATATAGTTGATTATAGTCATCACCATAACAATCACATAAACCAGGGCACTTATCAGGGCAAAATAAGCTCCACATTTTATTACCCATCACTCGTTCCATAAAAAGGTCGCTAATCCATAATCCATAAAAAAGGTCGCGACACTTGCTTTCTTCTTCTCCATGATTTTTCTTTAACTCCAAAAAAGCTTCAATGTCTGGATGATGCGGCTCTAAGTAAATCGCAAAACTGCCATTTCGTTTTCCGCCCTGATCTACATAGCGTGCGGTTTTGTTAAATACACCTAACATAGGAATTAGCCCATTTGATGTTCCGTTTGTTCCTCTAATATATGAACTATTTGCGCGAATATTATGGACATGTAGTCCAATACCACCAGACCATTTTGAAATTTGCGCACACTCTTTTAATGTATTAAATATGCCATCAATTGAATCGTCTTCAATTGCTAATAAAAAGCACGAACTTAGTTGCGGTCGCGGTGTTCCGGCATTAAAAAGCGTTGGTGTAGCATGAATAAAATATTTTTGCGACATATAATCATATGTTTCTTTAACTTTATCCATATTTGAACCATGAATTGTTAATGCTGTCCGCATAAACATATGTTGTGGTCTTTCAACAATTACTTTATTACACCGCATTAAATATGCCCGCTCCAAAGTTTTAAACCCAAAATAGTCAAAAAAATGATCACGATCATAATTAAGCATAGAATTAATAAGGTCTTTATGTGTTTCTACTAATGTCATAATATTGCTAGCTATTAGTCTAAAACTGTTGTTATTTACATCAATATAGTCATATAATGTTTTTACTGTTTCGTAATAACAAGCTTTAGTATTTTTATGTAAATTTGATACTACAATTGCGCTTGCTAATTTCCCATAATCAAGATGAAGCGACGACATTGACGCACATTGTTCGGCTGTTAATTCGTCAATTTTAGAAGTTTGAATATTATCATATAGTTGATCAATAACTTTCATCGCTAATTGAGCATATAAAATATTTTGTAAATTAAAGGTTTTTCCTAGTGACTTAATGCGTTTTAATATTTTGTCAAATGATATTGCTTCTTTTTTTCCATTACGCTTAATTACATGCATATCAAAGTCTGAAATTTTATTATTGTGTTTCATAACGTCTTAATTAAGTTAGTTAATTTAATTTTAAATAAAAATAATATATATTTTAATTTTGTTGCAAGCTAAACAAGCTTCACAAATCATTTTAGTAAGCATCCACTAGACGGAAAATCACTAACTATTTTGTCATGTTCACGCTTTAACTTTTGCTTTGCGCTTAATCGTTCTTTATATGCACCCGAATCGCGCTCCACAACCAAATTATTCCAAAATATTTCTATATAAGGTAGCGCATTTTTAAACCATAAATTATTGCGCAATACTAAAATACAGCTTACCACCTCTAATTTCCAATATATATTGGAAACATAGTTTTTAGAACTATTTTTAATTAGTTGTGCATTAGTCCAACTCACATATTCATTGCTATGTATAGCATTTAATGTAAATGGTGGATACTCATAATATACTTCACCATTATTATAAAACTGCATAATAAAACCACGATAACAATTAGACGACACATCTTCTAAATATTCTTCTTCACTTAAATATTCAGTAAATTTTGTTTCTAAAAAATCACATTCATTTAAATTACATACTTCCATTTGTAATTGCATTTGAATCCAATATTCCATTTTTGGAATAGAGTTGATTTCTCGCGATACAACATTTTTAATTTCAATCATTCGTCCATATAATTCGCTCGACTCATCACAAATTATACCATCAGGAGACGCCGCAATATAGCTATATTTAGCATGTGGAATACAACCAAATTGACTTACTTTTGTATTATTAATATGTTCATAATATAATAACGAAACAGGCTCATATTTTTGTCCCCAATGTAATGGAGAGCTTAAGTTTGTTACCTTAAATTTATTAACATCAATTGGTTCTGATTTTTCAACAATCAACTGTGATTGACTATAGTCACTTTGAAATATTTTATATATATTAGAAGCTGTTAATGTAGAACGTCTAAAAATATACCATTCGTCGCTTCGTTGTTCTGCTTGCACAATATTCTTCAAATAGTTAAGTTGTAGTTTAATTTTATTAAAGTTAATTGTTAAGTTTATTGATTGATTACAAGAGTCTTTAATAATATGTGTATTAGCATATGAACGACGAGGTATATAAAATTTAAATACTAGCTTTTGGCATATTTTAATACTTTTATATAGCAAATCTTTTGCCGCAATTTCATTAATATTAAATAGTCTACGAGCATTAGGCTCTTCTATAAATTGTATATAATATATATTATATGTTGTTTCCTGTACTTCATCATATAAATCATTATATATAAGTTGCATTAAATTAGTATTAATAAATTCTAGCATAGTGTCGCTAATATTTGCTAATAGGTCTTGATAATTAGCACAAATTAATGGATCTACTAAATCAATAAGTGATCCTATATTATATTTAGTAATTAAGTAGTTAGTAAAGAGAATATATTTTGATGTCATAACTATTTACTATTTACTATTTAGTTCTTATAAATAATTAGTATATAGTATTTAATATTCAATTTTATAACTATTTAAATTGTTTAAATACTAATCTAAATAGTTATATTTTAATTTAAATTAGTATTTAAATTAGTATTTAAATTAGTATTTAAACAAGTTACACAATTTATTTAAGCCCCATTTTCATGTATTTTTATTGTTTTTACCTTTAATTTTTTGTCTAATGGTAAACTTTTTACAGTAGAAACATGTTTATCATCTTTTCTTAATAAAAACGAGCGCGCAGTTATATCAAATAATAAATGGGGTATATCTAATATTGTGCCTCCTATTTTATCATAGTTTACATCTTTTGCCTTGCTTAATGCTTTGCGCTCTAAACATTTAATCAAATAATTTTTACATTTATTACTTTCTTCGCCTGATAAAGTATATTTATTTTCTAAATGTTCAACATAATTTACTAACTTTTTCACTTTTTGCGTTTTGTCTAATTTACACCAGTTCTCCTTTTCATTTGCGATAGTTTCATTGTTTAAAAAATTTGATAATGTGCTATTATTTGTATTTACAATAAGCGGAACGATTTCGGTTCCATTAAATCGCTTTGTTTTATAAGCAATATTTTGCAGTTCTTTACAATTATTAGATTTATCTTTTTTATTGCCTTGGTCCACGTTAGGTGGTTTTTCTATAACATGTTCATTTAAATTTACATTTAAATTAGTAGCACTCAAATCTTGCAATAGCTGTTCTCCATTTTGAAAACTCATCATTATAATAAGTTTAACGTTTTAATTTTATATATTAATAATATATTATTGTAATATTATTATAAATTTATGAACAAACATATACTATTAAATAACAGTATAAAATATAATGACTACAAAAATTCATATGATATTAGTACTAATGTTAAATCACTTTATAACAATGTTATAAAAGAAACTAAAAAATCTTATATAGAGCTACAAGAACAAAGTATTAATATGTTAATCTATTATGACAATTATGATAAACAATTAGATTGTATTAATGCTCTATATGAGGAACTATGTAATAGTTATGGTGAAAATACTAATTTAAATTATGAGAAGCAACATTTTTTACAAGCATTAAAAAAAAAGCTATCTTCATATAAGCAACAAGATATAAAAAAACATTATCATGAGCTTAATAATTTTATTACATTAGAAAATATTATTGAAAAGTTAGTGTCTTGTTCTATGAAGTGTTATTATTGTAATGCCAATACACATATTTTATTTAAAAATGTGAGAGAAGAAAGTCAATGGACTTTAGATAGGCTAAATAATTATGATGAACATAGCAATGCAAATACTATTATATGTTGTTTAAAGTGTAATTTACAACGACGCCGAAAAAATAGTACAAAGTTTAAGTTCTCAAAACAAATGAACATTATTAAAAAAATTGAGTAGCTTTAATAACATATAACTCTTTATATAACCATGACCTCTAATACTAATACCAATACTAATACTAATACTAATACTAATACTAATAGTATTATAAATACTATTGCTAAAAAAACAGCACTTATTAACAAACTACTTGAACGCTTAAAAACTGCGTCAATTTCATCAAATGATTATGTATCATCAAATGAGCCGTTTTTTAGAAATGATAAAAGTGCGCAACCTTTCCAACAATACAATAAATTATTTATTAATGTAGACCTTCCAGAGGGGTTGAATCATAATATTAAATTGTTATATGAGTTGTTAGGCAACCAAAAAAAGGAAATTTATTATGGACCATGGACTATTATGAGCGTTGAAGAAGCATTAACAAGATATAAAAATCTATGTAGCCAAGGACAAACTAATGTATTCACTATTGGTTATAAATATGGAGGAATGGGCTATATTGACCTGTTAAGTTGTGATTTAACAAGTCATTTATTATTTTATAGTGTTGATGGTGGTTCTAACGACTACGATAGATGCTATAATGCAAACAATTTAATTACTAATGGATCAACTCCTTATGACAAATTTTATTTTAGTGATTGGTTTTATAATGTGTAAATTGTAAATAATGTAAAACTATTATTATTTTTTTCAAATAATAATAATACTTTTATATATACAACTATGGCAAAAACAAAAGGAGTTAAAAAGCATTTAAGAAGAAAACAAAAATCTAGAAAAATGAAAGCTAAGGGTATGAAAAAAGTAGTAGCTAATTATCTTGGCAAAATATTAAATGATGTCCATTTAAGAACATACGGTCAAGAATTTGCTGATCCCGGAGAGCCATCGGTTGTATCACAAATAATGTCGCATATACCTTCAGCAAAAACAGAATATAAAAATCGCCTAACTAACGCACTTGCCTTAAATACAAGAATTTTAGCCGAACAAAAAGCAGAAATAAAACGTTTAGAAATGTCAGGCATTAATGGTCCATCGCGACGAACTCGTAGTGGTGCTAGACCAACTATAGACCCTACGCTTTTAGCATTATATTTGGAAAGAGATTATACTGAACGAGCTATTATGGCTAACCAATACGCGTTACAACAACTACAAAACGAAAGTCCACGCCCAAGATTTATCCCTCGTCCAAGAGTTAACTATGCTGAATTGCTTAGACCAAAACCTGGATGGGATGATGAAAGAATGGCATATATAGTGCGTGAACGTGGACGAGAGGCTTATTATGTTTAATGCGTATACAAGTTAACATAGTAGCGCTCTAAATAAAGCATTACATTATATTTATCATCATCATTTAAATCGTTATAATTTTCATTATTTTTAATATATAAGACAACTTTATTTGACTGTTTATTAATAGTTACATAAACATAGCTATGCGCAATTAGGTTAGTAGCTAAAGCAACAATGCGCGCTTTATATAGAGTTTCGTCCATCATTAAAATATAATAATTAGTTTTTATATTAATTTACTAAATATTATACTTTATATCAAAAGTTTGACTTAATAGTTTTGAGCATATTTGATTTTTTTCATATGACATTTATTGTCTCTACATTTTCTTGTTCCTGTTCTACATCTTTTGATTTTATTTGTTCTTTTCCACGATGATTTTCTATAACATCTTTTATCAGAATAGCAACGATGGCGTGTTTTTCTACAAAAACTTTTACTCATATTTATATATATATAAAATAAAATAATAGAAAATATTAGAAAATAATAGAATATAATAGAGTTATTTAGTCCCTAACCCTAATAACGAAAATATTCATATAATATAGTTATAGGAGTTCTAGGATTATTAGCTAAAATATAATCACCCCCCAAGGGATAATTATTTAATGTATTATAACGAGTTTCAGCGCAACAAGTTAATGGAGCTTCACCTATATAATGTAGACAAGCTTGTGATTTACCCTGATAATCATTAATTGTTATTTGTCTTATACTTTTTTTTGCATCATTAAAGTCGCCTCCTAAAACTATTAGTTTTGGATTCCATATAACTTTTATTTTTTTTGATCTCGCCTTCACTTCTATTTTTATTTGTGCTTCACTCAAGAACATTTTTATAGCAATATATAGGCTTGATTTTACCAAGTTTGGTTCATTTGGGGCTTGTATATTAACTAAATTTACCCCATGTTCTGTATGAACACATAAAATAGGGCGCCCATAATTCTTTGGCTCAATAGTGCCGTATACTCCTCTAAAACTTTTTCCCATATCTTCACCATAACAGGCAACAAATTTCCCTAATCTATTATGGTTCCATATTGTTAGAACTGTTGGGTAAGTGCCATAATTGCCTCTAACAGAAAAAGCCACATAGCTATAGTCTCCAAATGTGCCTCTTGAATAATATGACCCATCAGTTCCTATTGGAATATTTCTTTCTTCTTCAATAAATGTAGTGTTATTTGCGTTAGCAGCAGCAGCAGCGATGAGAGCAGGAGCATTAATTGTAGAACCAGCAACGGCAGCGACCGCGGCAGCAGTGGCTGTTGCAGCTGCATCAGCCGCAGCCGCAACAGCAAGAGATTCAATGATTGATTGGTACCCCCCTTCAAAATTACCATCTGAATTCAATGTTACTTTTGTTCTATCACTCGTTGAAACACGAGGGTTATCATTCGTTTCTTGAATAAAAAAGGCATCCATGCGTTTTTCAATAAAATGGTGGACTATTGTTGCTATTGAATTTTTAAAATACTCCCTTCTATCGGGACCTGCTTGTCTTTTCAATAAGAAAGCTTCACTGCCAATTGGTATTTCTGGACCTACATCAGCTACCCAACTTGTATTAGCACTACCTATTTTAAAAGGTCCACCAAGGCCATCAAGATTTAATTGTACCATTATAAATTTGTGGTCTGATGTTTTTGAATATGGACCAGTTGGTTGAGGAAGACTATAAAGCACTGTACCTGTATTATCTATAATATTTCCATATACTAGGTTGTCTTTAATAGAAATTGAACCATCTGAATATAAAGTATAACCATCGTCATCATCATTTACCTTAAAATCTGGAGCTTTACATACTTCTCCTCTATTATTTTTAAGAGTCAGTCTTCTGTTTTTATAATTTAACATACGGCTAGATAATGGTTCTGGTAACATATATAACATACTAGACGAACTAGGTGACGATATACTTGAAGAACTACTCGAAGACCTGCTCCGCGATCTGCTCCGCGTTCTGCCTCGCGTTCTGCCCCGCGATCTGCCCTGCGATCTGCCCTGCGATTTTTTGTGTGAACTGTTTGATGACATATATAATATATTATAATATAATATAAACATTGTCTAACGTTAACTAATGTTAATTATTACTAAATAGCGATTTATAATAATCAAATGTAATAACACTCGAATCTACTAGCTTTCCATTAAAATTATAGCTTGACTTAAGTTCGCGTGCTATAATAGGTTTAATTAAACTATAACTACTACACCCTATTACAATTCCATCGCATTTGGCAATAAATGCTTTATAACCTATTAGCTTACTTAATGCTTCAATTACTTTAACACTATTTGTTATTTCATTTTCTACTAAATTTAAGCTAGCATAGGCTATATTAACTGATTGACCTTTTAAGAGCTTGCTAATCCATCCTATTTTATGTGTTAGCGATGACGATAGTATTAATAGTGTTTTATAATTATGTTTTTTAATATATAAACACATTGGAATAATTGGTTCAATAATTAATGTATTAGCTATTATAAAATTGTGTTTAATTAATATATCAAAAATAGAAGATGACGCACTAATACACATAATAATACATAGGTCATACTTTTTCAAAGCTTGCTGTGAGTGTAAATTAGTAATTAAAAGTTGTAATGTATAATCTCGCAAACTTTGTTTAGTAATTTTAGACAAATTAGAAACAGCTAACTTAACTAATTTAAAATCTAAATGTTTAATTGCTCTAATTGAATGTATAAAAGTTTGTCCGCCTTTAGCACTATCAATTATTAATAATTTCATAATATAATAGTCTATTATAATAGACTAATATAATAGACTAATATAATAGACTATAAAAAATAATTTAATAAATTAATACTTAAATAGTATTGGTTTATTACTAATAAATGGTCCAAAATTTTGATACACAAAATGATATATTACTAAATAAGCTATTGCTTTTTTACAAAAACACAGAATATTTTGATAAAATGATAAGTATTATTAACGGCACCTCTAAAATCTCTCTACGTATAGTGGATTGGTTTGTAACAAACTATTCAAAAAAAAATTATTGTGTTATTGAGAACGCGGAAACCAACGAACGATTCAAAGTTTATAATGATTATAAATTGAAGCTTAAAGCGTATAGTAAGAAAAAATTCGATCCTTTTTGCAGATGGGATAGAATAAATGTTCCATATAAAGATACTATGTGCGTCCAAACCACATTAGGACAGCTTAATTTTTTTAAATGGACTATTGAAAATAAAATATTAGAATATATTGAAAATAATTATAGCACAATTGAAAATGATATGAATTTAAGAAATAGTTCAGCAAAAGTAAAAAATACATCTATTAATTCAAATACATCAATTGAAAGTTCTGACTCATATACTTCGACTAGTTCAACTAGCTCAAGTGCTTCAGACACATCTGTAATAAATAATTTAAATAAAACACGAAAAAAACGCGAAGAGCTTTCCTCAAATGCTTCTAAAATTATACAAAAAGAATTTATAAGCACAACGTTGGTATTTAATTAATATGTTAAAATTAATATGTTAAAATTAATAAAATATAAAACTAATATTTTATTAATTAATTAGTTACTATGGGCGTTAATTACAGTATAAATAAAGTCAATTTTGAATACGTTCAAAATTATTGTAATTTTAAAAACGATAAACTATTGTTAATTAATACATTAGCTTATTCTAAGCAAGATTGTTTAATCAAAAATACAATAACAGCATCACAAGAAGAGGAGATTTTAAATAGCTATTTAAAGAAAAATAAAACTATTATTATTTTAATATATGGAGAGAATTGTACTGATAATAAAGTAATTGAAAAATATAATCAGCTTTATAAACTGGGATTTACAAACTTGTATGTCTATATAGGTGGGCTATTTGAATGGTTATTGTTACAAGATATATATGGCGAAGATGAATTTCCAACTACCTCCAAAATATATGACATATTGAACTACAAAGGTAAAAATGTGTCAAAATAGCGCTAGCTATAAAAGCATTAAAAAAGTTGAATATTGCATTTTATATTTTATAATTTATATATTTTATAAAATACTATATAGTACAAATATGTGTATTACACCAGTTAGCTCTAATAGCTCTAATAGCTCACTAGAGTCTGTTATTAGTTATTATAGCAATACTATACCAAATACAAATACTTGTATTAGTACAAGTATAAATACTTTAGCAACTAGTCCATTACTATTATATAGTTGTAAGTATTGTTCTAATAATATTAACAAAAATATGAATATATATAGAGGATATAATCATTCATTTTGTAGTAATTATTGTCGTTCTAATTATTCACAAAAAATAGCTTTAGTAGACTATTATTTAAATAATTACGAGTTATGGTTATAAAAGTAATAGTGTTTTGTAAAAATGCTGCTACTTAAACTTTACAAATAAGTTTTAGAATACTTTTTTTTATAATTGTAAATTATAATTATAATATAATTATGAATATTGACACTGTGTTATTAGATTTAGAAGTAATTAGACAATTAAATGAAAACGATAAGCTGTCTGTAATAAATTTGATTGGATCAACACGATTAGCTGTAGATAGTTGTAAATATACTTCAGCTTTCACACGATATTATTATAATTATAATAGAGAAACCACAATCACTTATTTAGAAAACTTAACTGGGACTATAGAAAAGACAGCCGAATTTTTAATAAATGGAGACCACAGCGAAGAATGTGAAACTATTTATGCTGCTTTAGTAAATGCGTTAAAAGGTTTAGAAAATTTGAAAATAACATACATAAATGATTCAATAATAGTCGCAAAACTAACATTACTAATTAATAAGTTTAAAGCTGTTGCAAAAAAAGTGGACAATTGTTTAACAAATTGTGCCAACTATATTAATGATTGTGAGTCATCTTCAAATAGCAAAGCTAGTACAATAAATAATGAAGAATAGAATGTTCAATTAGAGAGAATTGTGTTTATATTATTAGTTTATTTAGTACTTTAAATCTAGTTTTAATATATTTAATTTAAATTAAATTAATTTAATTTAATTTAATTTAATTTAGTTTAATTTAATTTAATTTAGTTTAATTTAATTTAATTTAATTTAATTTAATTTCTTTAAATTTAAAATATTTAGATTATATATAAAATGCTAGAACTCTTGACATCACGCAAAACCGAAGAAAATCAGGAAGGTGGCAGAAGACGTAGAAGCCGTCGCGGCTCCAGAAAAGGCTCCAGAAAAGGCTCCAGAAAAGCTAGAAGAGGTTCAAAGAAACGGACCGCAGGCAAATGGATAGGTCACGTTAAAAAGTTTGCCAAGGATAACAACATGTCTTTCAAAGACGCCATGAGTAGTTCCGCGTGCAAAAGTTCATACAAAAGAATGTAAATTTTTTATAAAATAGTTTAATATATTATTTAAATGGCTTTAAATACTTTTTAAATAATATTAATTATGAAATGCTTTATAGATAAAACCTTTAGCACTAAGTTTTTATATTGAACGTCCGCGTTTAGCTGAACCACTTTTACTTTTCTTTAGCGTAAAAGACCGCGTTTTTTTCATATTTTCAACAACTATTAGCCATTGCGGGTCATACTTATATATTTGTTTTAGATTACTATTTAAAAACATTAAACCTGGATTTATAGAGTTTATATGTGTTTCATTTATACTAATTTTATAGTAATGTAATTTGACTATTAATTTATTTAATTTATGCACATAATATTCTATTACCATTAGTGGAGTAATAGAAATATCTTCCGGAGTATGTTTAGCACACTCATCATGTTCCCATACTTCATTAAATGTGCGTGTGTCGTCCTCATTTGCTATTTCTTCTATTAAGTCTTCATCTATTATAATATCTAACACAGATGTTACTGGTTCTTGTATGGTAGCTCCTAGTCTATTTCTAGCATATAATAATATTTTTATCATAATCTTTAAAACATCTTGAATACATATTACTGCTTTATAAGAAGGCAATAACACATCATTTATAAGAGCATGAATTTTAGATGCTTTTCTGGGCAAATCTCCGTCTCTATTTAATTTAAATTTATTCATTAAAGAACCATAATCTATTACAAAAAAAGTATCAGCAAGCAAGTCTGTTTTAAAGACAATTATTCGGATACTTTCCATAATTCTGTCTCTCGATCTATCTTCTCTTTGCTCAACAAACTCTCTCATAATAGTTTTAATAAAATCTAACGCGTCGGCATATTCCATATGCTGTTTAGCGCTATAAATTTGCCCAAATAAATCTGGTTCCCATATGTCTTTATACATTAATCCATAGTTGTATCTATGACGTAATGTTGAATGTGGGTCTCGTGATGGTCTAGGTTTTGCCCTATTTATAGGATTTATTAAAATAGGGGGTTGTCTTAATGCCATATTATATATATAATGTTATAATAAACTTTTTTATAAAGAAATTTAAAATAGTATAAATGGAATAATTTTTTACTCTTAAAGGAATGTAATAATATATAATATATAATATATGCCATATAATATTTCTAAAAAAAATCTAAGAAACCATAAGAAAACATATAGATACAGTTATAGACATAGTCATAGTCATAGACATAAAAGCAAACCTATAATAAGAACTAAAATTAGTAAAAAAATAAAATCAAGAATAAGATCAAGAATAAGATCAAGAATAAGATCAAGAATAAAATCAAGAATAAGAACCAGAAAAATGCAATCTGGTGGTTTTGGAACGATAGAAGCTATAGGGATTCCAACTGGTTGTCTTGCTGGTGCCTTGCTTTTATTGTTAATTTTTGCCAGGTGGGAAAATAAACGGTATGAAAAGCAGAAGGAGCAGGAGAATAGGAGTTGGGATGATGACCATCCTTCTACGGGGTACAATGCGTTGGCATTGGCGGCAGCAGCGGCGAGGGCAGCGGAGGATAGGGCAGCGGCGACGGTGGCGGCAATGCTTGTAACGGCGGCGGAGGCAGGGGCGGGAGCGGGGGCGGCAGTGAGAGTGGCGATCACTGCGATAAAAGATGAGAAGCGGGCAAGGGCGGCGGAGGCGGCGGCATGGACAAATCTACAACAGGCAATAAGGGCAGAAGCGGATGAACGGAATCAGGGAATGCAGAACGACTTCGTTGGACAGGCTCAGGCCGCAGCTCATCATGTGATACAGGCAAAGGCGACATTAGAGCAGGCGCAGGAGACTTTGAGGGAAGCAAGTATGGTCAAGGTGGAAGCATTTAAAGGGATGAGTAAAGAGGATATTAAGATAGTGGAGGCACATGAGGCAAGGGATGCTACCGCAAAGGATGCTGTGGCAAGGGATGATGTGGCAAGGGATGCTGCGGCAAGGGATGCTGCGGCAAGGGATGCTGCGGCAAGGGATGCTGCGGCAAGGGATGCTGCGAAGAAGGCTGATGATGAAGCGGCGGTGGAGAGGTTGAGGGCTAGGCAGAGGAGAATGTCAGAAGAATGGAATGTGCGTCGCGCGACAAGGGCACTAGAGGAGAAAGATGACAGGAAAGAACGAAGGAACGAACTAGATATTAATCCATATGATGCCAAGAGTAGACCAGAGTGGAAGGTAAAAATGCAGGCAGGAGGCACCCCACCCAATATAAAGCGATTATATACTATTATAAAGCCTCTTATAATTTTTATAAATGCATTATTACTATTTATTCCTAAGTTCTTGGCAGAATTAATACTAAAAAATGTAGTATATCTAATGTATAACACGACCGCATCTTATAATAAGACCATATCAGCTCGTATTCTTACATTTATTACAGATTGGCCATACAAAAAAAAAGATGAACGCTTAGCCTCAACTACAAATCTGTTAGATTTTCAAAAAGATATTCCGAGTAATGAAAGCACTGTTGTTACTACTTTAAGCAAATCATTTAGTCATTTACTTTATAGTCATTATGATCCACAAAAAATTGCAGATATATTACTTCCAACAATTAGCATTAAGTTTCATAAATCTGAAGCTACAGCCGAATGGATCTATCCATTACGTACTTTTAGCGACATGCTCGAAAAGCCCAAACCAATTAAGTATTTTGCTAAACAATTTAAGTATTTTGCTAAACAATTTAAGTATTTTGAGGAGAAATTGAGATTAGGTTCAGTTCCATCATTCTCGGTTATAATTGATCCAAATACTATTGTAAGTAAAGTTTCAACATTTGACTTTCGATCTGAGCCTATTAATATAGATGATGTTGATAAAGGAGTAGCCCTGGCTACTATGACAAAAAAGATAATACATGACGCAGATAAAACAACTAGTGAAACAAGTAGTGAAACAAGTAGTGAAACAAGTAGTGAAACAAGTAGTGAAACAAGTAGTGAAATTGGTGATAAAGATATAAGTGAAACTTATCCAGTTACAAAAACAGAAATACCTATTGATGACTCTGCTTACAAAATTAATAACTTTTAATATTTATTATAACAATGTTATAATAAACTTTTTTAGAAAAAAATATTTAGATTATTAGTACTTATGGTAAATCAGGAATACTAATTCTAAAGTATGGTCTATGCTCATCAAACACACTATTTTGTGGAGCAACAGATCGGATTAAACCTCTACCATATAAAATGTCAATTTTGCTATCTATATATAACAAATCAGCATTTATGGCATCTAATAGTTCTCTAACAACGCTAATTCTATAAGTGGCTAAATATTCGAGTGACCGGTTTAATTCTAAAATATAGTATGTTAATACGTCATATACATGAACATTTGTTACTTCAGGAATATTGAGCGGTTCATCTTCGGGTTGTTCTTGATAAAAATTATAATGCGCAAAATCCCATAATTCATTTTTATATTTTTGCTGTCCTACTTCTGTATTATGCCATACATCTCTAAAGCGTTGTAATTCTCCTTTTAAATTAGGTTCGTCGTGTTCAATAGGAAAATGTCTAATGTTAGGATAAGGGCGTGGATCTGGTTGTCGCCCACTAAGAGTGCTATAATAAGTAATCATTATTTTTGTAGTATGCTTTATTGCCCAATATGCTTTATACGCATTTATAAGAGGGTCAAAAATAATATTCTTGATTTTTTTAGTTATAAACGCATTATAGGATTTAAATTTTTTTGTTTTGCTTGGAAAAACATTTGCGATGCCTTTGCTATAGTTAGAAGTTCCGGTGTAGCTTCCACGAGTTGTTAATTTTTGCCCAGTTAGCTCTAAAGCATTACTCAAAAAATCAAAATCTATTATAAAAAATTTGCGTGTAGTTAATACTTGTTGTAGTTCATAATCAGGTATACGTGACAAAATATAGTCATAACTTCTTCGCCGCTTAGTAATTTTCAAAAAGTTGGCAAATAATGTTTGTAAAAAGTGCTTAGGGTAGTCTACAAGTTCAACATCTTTTTTTAAACTATATATGCTATCTACTAAGTCTGTTTCTGTATGCGTGCCCATTACTTTTACTAATGGATAGTTATATTGGTAACCTCTAGGCACAGTTTGTTGAAACGGATAATTATAAATGGGTAATGGTGTTATTTGAAATGGTTGTTTTGGTTGTTCTGCCAATTCTTTTAGCGCCAATTCGTTTTGTGTTATAACATCTTCAACACTTTGTCTAGGTAAATATGAAAATATATTTTTTAATGTAGCTTGTTTTTGTTTATTAGTAAGAGTGGCTAATTTTTGTTTAAGCAAAAAAGGGACTATGTATGCTTTTCCTTTTGCTTTAACATTTACTTTAGCATTTGCTTTTGTCTTTTTTCTTGTTAAATATGCCTTTTTTAAAGGCATAGCTATATATTAGTATAACATATATAATATTTTTGCTTAAAAAAATATTATAATATATTAAACAAACATTAAAATTTAAATAAACTCCTTCCAAAAATCTTTTTTGAATAATTTAATTATATTATAATTATACTTATTTGATGTTAAATTTATAGCATCTATAATATTATTAAATTTATTACTATTAAATGCTTTTTCAACACTGTCTATATCTTCTTTGTTACATTTAATAGCATAAGCCCACTGAGTAAGTCCATAATCACCATTAACATCTTTATAGTAGCCATTTCCATTTGAGAATATAAACTTTGTTATATTAAAATGACCATTATCATTACGACTGGACCATTTTTTAGATATTTCATTTTTAGAATTAATACTATATACGCAGGGATATTTAAATTCACTAGTATTACTTTTAGACATCCATTTTTTACGAGGTTCATATGATGATTGATCATTTATAAATCCGTTATCTTCTACAATATCAATTAAACTAAATACTTCATTTAAGCTATGATTTGGTATAAATTTATATTCTTTATTAATCATAAATTTGTATTTTTTGTTTTCATAATCATCAATATTAGTTTCTTTATAAACATCAATATTTTCTATTAAATAATAATCATAATCAGTTGCACATCTAAAGGTTTCTAAACCTTTAGTAATAGAATTCATATTTAGATATATAATTTGTCTTTTTTTCATAAAAATACCAACCTTACTATTTATTTGTCTCCATCCTCTTGGATGAACAAATAATAATAATCCTTTTTCAATTAACCATATATTTAATGATTTTTCAACAAATAAATTCCATAATGTATTACCAGAACCTTTATTATTATTAACATTTTGATATGGAGGATTACCAATAACAGCATTAAATGCAGTAATGTTCCATTGTTTTTTTATATCAAGTTTTAAAGTATCTCCTGTATATGCATTAAAATGATAATCTAATTCATCTAATCTACAGTAGGTTTGCACGTGGCATTTTAACAATTCTGTTGTAATAAATACATTTAATGTTGTTAAATCAGCATAATAAATACATTGCGTCATAATTACTTTACATCTTTCAATATTATTAGGATATTTTGCTTCTAGACCTTTATAAAATCTATCAAATATACCTAATACAAAATTACCTTTTCCACAGCAAGGTTCGAAAACCTTATTTGGACTGCTCCAAAACTCTAGTGGAATAGTATCTAACATTTCATCTACTAATTTAACAGGTGTTGGAACTTCAGCATTGTCTTTTTTCTCATTTGCTGTTGGAATAAAATGTTTTGCAATGAGTTGTCGCAACTTTAACGGACTACAATTATTTCTATTATAAATTTCACGGATGTTATCAACAATTTCTCCATTCTTTTCAATAATATTTGTCATTATATTTACAAACATAGTATAATTATTTTTATTAATTTCAATTTTTCTATTTTTTAAAATATTAATAACTAACTCTTTTGTTTTTTCATTTACAAGTATTTCTACAAAGCTATATATGTTATATGACCTCGATAACAATGCTAATAAAGGAAATAAGAAAGTTTTACATAACTCGTATGTTTGATTAATCAAACGTTCAAGTTTTATTTCTTCTTCCTTTTTTTTGATTTCATCATCATCATCATCATCATCATTTTTATCGCTTTTCTTGTCTTGACCATCAATCTCTGTTTTAGTTGGTTCACCTTTAGGACAATCTTTATTTTCTCCTTCAAGCTCTTTATTAATCTCTCGTTTTTCACAATTCTTATTTTGAAAATTATCTTTTATAATACTACGCAACTCATCATCGCATTTTATATCTTCCAAAATATGCGTATCATCAACTTCTTTCATCATAGCTTCAGCTTCTTTTTGATAATAAGACATTATGTCGATTGATTTCATAGCTCCATTATTAATTTCTTGAGGATTAAATAAGAATATATTATGTTCTAATAAATAACATAATATTTCAGCTCTTGTTTTTTGTGTTTTTGTATTATTTTTATGTTTTTGGATTAAAGTAAGCAAATATAAATAAGTTCTTTGAATATTCATATCAACATTTATTCCAATGGTTTTACCATCTGCTTCTGTTAAAGCTCGTGAATATCGCTGATTTTGGTTGTCTAAATTGTGCCCATCATCTAATGAAAATGTGACATCGCAATATTTATATGTAATACCAACACCACCTTTCCCTCCCAACAATAAAATACATCCCTTTTTTTTCTCTTTTTTTGTATTATTCATAATTGTTTCCAAATAGCTATTATATTCTTCTTTAATATTTCCAGAATCCTCGCAACCATTTGAAAACTCAATATTATAATCACTCCACAAATTATGTTCCTTAAGGAACTTAATTAATGCTTTTTGTAATAATCCGATTGTACTGTTTCCTGTATGAGTAGGTAAATACATAATAAATAATAATGGATTTGCAATTGTTGATTTTCGTGAGCCGCGACTTGATTGTGTATGTTCAATTTGTTTCATAATTGAATTTCTCATTTTATCAGATGAAATTAAGTAGTCAAAATAATCTTTCAATATTTCTATTCCATCGCTAGTTTTACATATATCAAATTCGTCTGTATATTCAACATGCTTTTTTTTATTAATAGTTTCTCTTAATGCTAATAATGATGCACAACTAAAACCATAATTAGTTTTATGTTCTATATTATAAGCATTTATCTTATTTACCAGTGTTTGAGGAATTGAATGCTTCATTAATACTTGAGTAGGATGTTTAGAATAATCCTTGTTTAAAGTCTCATTTACTAAGCATACTATAAATGTATTTCCGTGACGTGCAACCATAGTACTAATAATATTATTTCTATTTTCTTCACTCAAATTTGTGTTCATTAGTTCTTTCATATATGCTTCATCTTCTATCTCCCATTCATATACTTGAGAACTAGGAATTTTATAATATTGTTTTGTTTTATTAGCTGTCCCTGACGCAAATATATTTAATTTAATGTTTTTGCAAATTTCTTCGACATCACTATTCACATCCAAAATGTCCGCTTTTGTTTTGTCTGTTGATGACCCTTGATGCGACTCGTCTGTAATAATAGCATCAAATCCCAACTTTTTTAATAATTCCTTCTTCTTTTTATCATCTGCTTTATTTTTGCCATCTGTTTTAAGATATTGAACACTGCAAAATACAATACCATTAAATGATTCATCAATGCTATTAAGCTGTTCTTGTGTCTTATAATTAATATTTTTGAAATCAATCCACGTTTCTAAATCGTTAATGAAACTATTTATAGTTGCTGGAACAGAGGTCATAATAAGAATTTTTTTGTAACCTTTTTCTAATAGAAACTTACAAATTAGTAATAACGAAATGCTTTTACCACTTCTCGGTTTATGAGCAAGACAGAACATTTTTTTATTTTCTGAAAATGACTTAATAAATTTTAACAATGTAATTTGCTGATGTAATTTTTTTGTTAATTGTTGTTTTGGTGATAGTAAATATTCAGTATTTATGAATTCAATAAAGTCATTAATACTTAATACATTATTTGAAAATCTCTCAATAAATACACTTAATGCTTTAATAATATCGTCTTCATCAAATAGTAGTCCATTTTCAATAATTTTATCGTGTAACTGTTTATCAATATTTAGCTTATTATGGTATTTATGATTAATAACAACTGCTTTATTTTTAACAAACAAACCAATTTTGTAGTCTTTTGCTAATTTTTGCTTTGCTATTGTGTTGTCTATTTTTGATACATCAGTTTCACTATGTTTTTTTCTATATTTAATTGAAAATGGAATAGTTGTACAACCTTGTTTAATAGTTAAATCGACAATATTGTTACCTCCACCATCAATAGCTAGTTTTAACAACACATTAATATTTTTTACTGGAATTAAATTTTGTAACTGTCCTTCAAGTATTTCACTATAATTTAAACCTTGAACACACTTTATAGCAATAAGAATTAGACAAAGACTTTCGTAAATCCACCCTTGTCTTCGTTCATCTACTACTTCTGTGTTTTCCATCATAATTAAATCAAACATTTCTTTACCCGATAATTTAAGATTTGCAAGCATATTTGACAATATATCTTTACGATATTTTTGAATGTTAAAACTGGTGCTCATTTTAAATTCAATATTAATATTATAATCTCTCAATTTCACGCAAAATTATATTCAATTTTTTTAATATAATAGATTTAAAAAATAACTAAGTTTTAAACAGATTTTGCTCGTTTTTGTGTTGTATTATTTAATTTTGATTTTAATTTTAATTTTTTACGCGGAGTATAGGAACGGGGCTTTTTAGAAAACTCTAACTCACTTTCTAACACTCGTTCCTTAAATTGTGCATTTGGTTGACCGACTATGCTAGCGTCGCGTGGCGCCAAATAGTCATTTATACTTGTCAATCTCTTATTTAATTCTTTTATTATTTTAGGATTTAATATTATTTTATATCCACGTAATAGCAATAGCATTTTATTTAAACCACTAATATAAACTTTTAATACATTTATTGGTATATTTGCATTGCCTGGTAAATATCTCTCATAACGCTCACGCATTAATGTATATGCTTCATCTTCTGGATATACAAGCCCCTTTCGTGAGCGTGTAAAGCATCGTGTAATGCGTTTACATAAGGAGCCTAGACTAGCAACGTGACTAGTTCTATAATCTTCTACTTTTTGTAACATAGTATTAATAATAATAATCATCGTATATGCTGCTAGAACATGTGTCTTAAAAAATTTAGCTATATATTTTTCTTTAAATTGCGCATAACTATCAAAAATTGCCGCATTAGGAATTTTACTAGGATTTGGATCTCCATAACGCCCTGATTCTATTCCCTTAGTGTCTATATATTGCCTTTTTTCTCTCAATTTGTCAGCATTTAGTCCAAATCTTTGTACTAAATAGCCATAATCTTTAATAAAATAATCAGGCGAATATAAATTATTAAAATGTTTATAAAAAACGGCATTATTCTCTGACGGGCTTATATTAGTCAAAGAAACTCGGCGTTCATTAAAAAGTAAATTAAAAAATGCTCCATAATAGTATTTAGGTGGCTCACTTGCTTCAAATAGTGGTTTAAGAAACTCAATTTCATATTCTCTGTCTTCAATTTCTTTTTTCATAGTATATATTTTACTAACTAAATAAGGCGGTATAGAGATCCCTGAAGGTAACGCTTTTGCTATTGGGTGCTCTAATTCATATTTTAAATAAGAACCTAGTTCTGATTTATATTTACTTCTTGTAACTCTATGTTTTAATAATCTTTGAATAATGGCATCTTTTGTTTTTCGCGTGCTTCTAGTTTTACTCTTTGTTTTAAACGAATACATCTTATCCATAGTAAATAAATGTTGATAATCAATTGCTTCTAATTCTTCTTTTGTTAAGTAATCTTGACTCTCGGCAGCCATATTATTATATTATATTATAATGGCTATAATATAATAATAAGATAAAAATAAGATAAACATAAGATAAAAATAAGATAAACATAAGATAAAAATAAGATAAACATAAGATAAAAATAAGATAGTAATAAATTTATAATAAGTAAAAATAAATTTAAATTGATTTTACTCGTTTTTGTGTTGTAGATTTTGATTTTTTGCGAGGGCTATATGACCGTTGCTTTTTAGGAAGAACGGGTCCATTATCTAAAATTCTAATGCTAAATTTTGCGTTTGCTTGGTTCGCTATACTAGCATCAGGTTCAACTAAATACTCATTTAGTGTATCCAGTCTACTATTTAACTTATTTATTATATTAGGATTTAATAATATTTTGTAACCACGCAATTTTAACAACAGTTTATTTAATTCCTTAATATAAACTTTTAATACATTAACAGGTTTATTTTGAGGCCCCGGTAAATAACGTGTTTCTAATATTGTATTTGCATTAGCTTGCGGATACTTAGGAACATAATTAGTATTCCAATAATTAAATATAGTTGCTAACACATCACCAATAACTATAATCATTGAATAAGCTGCTAATACATGCTCATAAAAAAATTTATCAATATGTAAGCGTTTAAACTCAGCATAGCTAGCATATATTGCCCGATTAGGAATTGTATGTGTAAACGGTGGTTGGGGCCCATAACGTCCTGAACGATGACCTAACGTGTCTCTATATGCTCCTTTTTCTTGTAATTTCTTGGCATTTAGTCCAAATCGTTGTACTAAATAATTATAATCTTTAATAAAAAAGTCTGGACTATATAAATTTTCGACATGCGCATTAAATCGTGCATCATCACCATCCATATGCAGTCGAACAATGTAACCACCAATAGTAAAATTAAAAAATGCTCCAAAGTTTTGTGGTCTTACTGTTGGTTCAAATAGATTTTTAATAAAAGCCATTTCATAATCTCTGTCTTCAAGCTCTTCTTTCATACTATATATTTCTCCTACTAAATAAGGTGGTAAAAAGGTTCCTGATGGTAGCGATTTTGCTATTGGATGTTCTAATTCGTATTTTAAATAAGCACCAAGTTCTGAACCAAATTTGCTTCTTTTAACTCCATGTTTTAATAATCTTTTAATTATTGCGTCTTTTTTCATACTTGTGCTTCTAGTTTTGTTACTTGTTTTAAACGAATAGTTCTTGTCCATTACAAGTAAATGTGGATATTTCATTGCTTCTAATTCTTCTTTTGTTAAGTAATCTTGGTTCAAGGCGTCCATTATAATATATTATAATATATTATAATATATTATATTATAATATAATATTTTAAGACTAATAATTAGTTATTTTTTTTCTACTTTTACCTTTAGAACGTGGTGTTTGTTGTTGCGCTTGTTGTTGTGTTTGTTGTTGTGTTTGTTGTTGCTGTAGTTCCCATTCAGCATGTAGCCGTAGTCGTTCTTGTTCTTGTTGCCATTGCCATTGTTGCCATTGTTGCAATTGCCATTGTTGCAATTGCCATTGCTGTTGTTGCCATTGCTGTTGTTGCCATTGCTGTTGTTGCATTGACATAGGCAGTGCACCATATATAGCACTATTATGAGGCATGCTAGACGCACTATGCATAGCACTATTAGGAGGCAATGGAGGCATTTGATGAGGCATCTCATAGAGCAGTGTAGGGTCAATATAGTCTATAGGAGTGGGAGATTTAGAATATTTAGTAGGTTCAGGCGGCACAAGAGGTTTTTGTCCTGTCGTTTTACTAAGCACTAGTTTTGTTATTTTTTCAGCTCCAACAGCATATACATCCTTAAAAATCTTTTTCAAATTGTCCAATATAATTAATGGGTAATAGTTTAGAAGCTTGTCAAGAAAATAATTAATATTTTCTTCTAATAATTCTTCTTTAGTTAAACTATTATTTAGGGAAAGATGTAGTCCATTATTTAAACTAATAATTGCCTTTTTAAATTTTATCAAAAAATAGTCATATTCCTCTATTAATTTTTGATTTTCTCCTGTTTTAACCCTTGCTTTTAATAAATTGTCTGTTAATATACTATAATAACCATAATAGTATATTTTCTCATCTAATAAATTTGTAATACTTTGACATTCAAATAAAACATCTAACCCAAATATAGTAGTTCTATATTGATGTAATGCTGATGATGAGAAAGACGGCGCAAATAGGGGTGGAATAATACCAAAATCAATGTCTGAAAAAGGATAAGGTATAGTATCAAAAATAACAGCAAGTTTACAAATAGTTTTATTTTTATTTCTTTTATCATCTGGAGTCAAAAATGATATAGTTGTACTATCACTATCTAAAAACCATTTTATTAGTTCGGAAATATTAATTGCTAATGTTTCCACTTCTTCTGTATTATATATACTAGTTGGTTTAGGTATAAGTAACACATCAATATCAGAACTTCTGTGTAAATTACTTAAAACACTATGTCCATAACTAGTCGGCTCACATGCACTTAATATTGTTCTTAAAACCAATTGAATGGCTTTTCCACCTTTAAAAAGTAATTTGTAGTTACAATTACGTTGATTTTCCATTTTATTAGCTAATAGTGCAAATAATATAAACGCGGCACATAAAATAGTATTATAGTAATAAAACTTGGGCTCATTTTCATATACTGTTGTGCCTCTAACTACTTTTATTTCAGCTTTGTCTGGAACATAATAAGTTGGAAGTGTTTCTTTCATAGCCGTACATATATTATTATTGGCAATATTATGACCACCAACGGGTGGAATCATAGCTTGTAACTGATTTTTAAAAGCAATAAGTTGGGCTTCTTCTTCATCACTAAAAAAAGTGTTCCAATAACTAAGATTAATTGGAAAGAACTGAGCACCTCCTAAACCGAAATAGGTGTTTTGTTTTTTTATTTTTTTTGCTATTTTCTTAGTATAACCTTTCTTAGTATAATGTTTCTTCATAATATATATATAATTATAATATTAATTATATTAATAATGTTTTAAAAGAATTGCTTTAGTGTATTATTACTTTCTTTTATATCAAAGCTATGAACGTATTTCATATAGCAGCGCAAGGTCATTGCTACATCAATAAGAGAATTGTGTTGAGCCGCCGGTAATGGCTCATCAGGAAACAATAAACTATATAATTCGCTTAGTTTTGGATTTTTATTATAAACTTGATTGGCCTTGCTTACTCTCTCTAATTTACAAAAATCTGTTGTGTTTTTCATAGTGCAAAACTCTGGCTTTACTATTTGACCTTGCTTATTAAATTGCGTAAAATATTGTTTTATATTGTGCCTGAAACATTCTACAAAAATTAGACGCTTATCAAACGAAATATTATGCCCAACAACGATATCACAGTCTTTCAAATAGACGTTGAATTCTTTTAATGCGTCTACAATATTTATGCCTTGACAATCTAAAATCTCTCTACTTATGTTATGAATGTTGAAACTTTCTGGTGAAATAATAATTGATTCATCAATCTTAATATAGTTATTTTTTATTAGCGCACTATTATTAGAAGTATCATATAAAATATAACTTAATTGTATAATGTGCGGCCATTTAGATTTGTCATATATAGAAGCACCCTTTTCTGGTAGACCAGTGGTTTCAGTATCAAATACTAGCACTTTCATAGTAATAGTTAATATAAGACACTTGCTTTTAGTATAGTTTAGTAATTAAATAATTAATAAACAATTTTTTAAACAATTAATTTTATTATTTTTGAGAGAATTTTATTAGAGATTAGCTATTGTTTTTTGAGCATCTTCAAAAGATGGTATTTTTAAATATTCATAAAATCTTTCTCTCACAATATACATTAAATAAGAGTTGGGATCCCAATCACTACACCAAGAATTATGTGCGCGTAAAGAACGCATATGTGGATTAAATTTATCATAATAATCACTTGCTTCTTGTTTAGTGTTGAAAATTTTATTCATATAACCAACATGCTCGCTTTTTTCACGCCAGTCAAACTTTTGAACTTCTAATATATACGGCATATGTTAATAATATATAGTATTAGTAAATAATATTTTAAATATTATTTATAAACAAATTTTTAACTATTAATTAAACTATTTTTGAGAGATCAATATAATTATAATATATAATGAAACATAAATCTAGGCGCTATCGCAATGGACATAAAACAAAAAAAACATTAAAAAACCATAAAAAAATGAGAAAATCCCGAATTATAAGGAGCAAAAAAACGTATAAAAAATATAAAACTGGAATAGTATTTATAGGGGGAGGACGTAGGGGACAAAAAGCAATACCCACACAAGAAGGTAGTACATCATCAAATAAATTTTTTGTAATGGATTTTCCTGAAAAATCGGAGTTATTAATGCATAGCAACATATTTAGTAATATGTTAGCTACAAATTCAAATATAGAAAGAAATTGTATTACAAGGGATCTAGGAATAATATCAACAATTATTATTGATGGTGATTTTGCTAAAAACGATTGTGATGATATATGGGCGTTGGCATACTTAAGCAAAAACATTAGTAATATAAACAGGAATAAACCACGTCCTAGACTAATATGTGGTTCATTAAACGGAGCAGTAAATATGGAACCAGTTATTAGTAGTGATACTAATATTGATAAAGAGACAAGTGGTTTAGTTAGCGCAAGACGTATTAGCGGACTAAATGACACTGTATTAATTTATATATTAGGAGGTATAGATGATAGTGAAGTACAATCGTATATAGATTTAATGACTAACAATAAAGGAGCAACTAAGTTATGTTTTATTTTCCAAACTCCATCAAAATGGGAGCTTGTTAGTGCTGACAAAACTCCATCTAATATTAGGTCTGGGTATGGGAAAGATGATTTACAGTCAGCACAAGACGCAATTGAGTGTTATTTTAATTTGTTAGATAATATTAGTAGATGTAAAAACGCTATAGTAATATTTACGGATTTTGAAAGAACTAAACGAGTATATACAATTAAATATCCACGTGCCACTTCTGTGTCTGAATCTACTATGATTATTGGGCCTTCTGTAATTGAAAATGGTAAACCTGCTGACAAAGATAAACAAGATCTCTTACATAATTATATTGACAGTTTGACTACAACTTATAAAGATTATCATAACTTAGTAGATAATTATGAGAAACCAAACCCGAATATTAAATTTAATATGGCAATTAGTTCAGTAGTTGGCAATGAGGGAATATTAATAACACAGGGTTCATTTATTGCTGATTTATATACCGTATATGCTTCATTATGTGAGGATGTTAACATTATATATAAAAGTATATCTGATATAGAGTTTATTGTAGAAGTATAATAATCATGATTAGTAATAGTAATGTCTAAATCTATCCATCCATGTTATTTATAAAATATTTTATAAATAACATGACTATTTTTTTTTGTTATATATATTTATAACAATCAACTACATTATAAGTGTTAACGTTATAAGTGTTAAGACTAATGTCATAAGAAGTAGAAGACATTTTTTAATATATAATATAATATATTATATATTAAAAAAAATATAAAAACAAAATTATAATACTTACTAATAGTATAACCATGCAAATTTTCGTAAAAACACTTACCGGAAAAACTATTACACTAGAAGTAGAACCATCAGACAGTGTTGACAACATTAAATCCAAGATTCAAGATAAAGAAGGTATTCCACCTGACCAACAGCGCCTAATTTTTGCCGGAAAACAGCTCGAAGACGGGCGCACATTAAGCGATTATAATATTCAAAAAGAAAGCACACTTCACCTTGTATTGCGTCTACGCGGGGGATTTTAACATATAAATTATAAAATTATAGTAATTATAATATTTAGAAAATTATAATATTTAGAAAATTATAATATTTAGAAAATTATATTATTTTACTAGTATATATATATATATATATATATAAAATGGGTTCTTATCACAGAAAACTCAGAAACAAACTTTATGGAAATACCTCTTCATATAATAGTAACTATTCAAAATATATAAAACCAACAGATGAACCCATAATTGATAAGATTGAGAAAGAAGTACTTGATACAGGAATTATTAAACTTACTATTATAACTTCTTCAAATCTAGGAATAAAGCTTACGTTGGACAAAGACAACAATGCTTCTATAGGCACAATATCAGACAATAGTATTTTACAAAAAGTAGGTATTCAATTAGGAGACATTATTACTAGAATAAATTATTTCAGAATAGAAGAACTAGACGGCACAGAAGCACTAGCTGATGTTACTAGAACACTTAATGAGAAGAAAACATATTCAGGTAATAATATAAAATCACCGTTGCAGTTATATATTAGACAAACTAAACCAACAGCAGAACTATATCCCCAAACAACTGGCGGTAAATCACGCAAAACAAAACGCCATCGCAAAACAAAACGCCATCGCAAAAAATCAAGACGCAGCAAATCAAGACGTCGCAATAAACACTAAGACACAATTTTTACACTAATAAATAGCATCTATTCACTAGTTTCATCATCTGTGCAATAACCATAAGTAATTAACTCAAAACTAATAGGATTCACCTTTTTTAAATCTTCAATATACAGTTTTCTAGTATTAGTAGCTGTATATATTTTTAAATAAGCATCTGTTTGTGCGTCTAGCGCTTCATAAATATTTCTTAAAGTAAGCTTTCCTGTTTTATTAGACACATAATAGTATAATTTTATTTTGTCTCCATCTTCATTATAAAATGTATGTGTTATAACAATAATAGGATCCGTTCCTTCATAATATGTAGCATCAATAGACCCTTCATAGCCATCAATGTAAAAATTTTTAAAAGTAAACTCTCGCATCTATATTACTATTTTTTAACTTAAAAAATAGTAATCAATTTTAAAAAGTTTTAACAATAAACAATTAACAATTAACAATAAACAATAAATTAATATACAATATAACTATATAAAAAATGGAATATGATGAACCATTGTATGGTTCTAATTTTTCTCGTAAAATACTTACTGCCGATGAACGCGCTTTTAACGACTTACAAGATGCTGTAGCTAAAAGTATACAGGCATCCAAAAAGTATAAAAATGTTCTAAGTAAACGAGCAGTTACAAGGGGCATGTCAAGACAATCAGAGATTTTAAAAGCTAAATTAAAGAAGAAAACTAGTTTAATGCATGCATTAACTAAAGCTCAAATATTACATAATGAAGCAAAAGCTGCTAATAATACTATATATATAAAACATGCAGCAAAATATATGGAAACTACTAGTCAACAATTACATAAATTACAATCGGGAGGTTCAAGAAGAAGACGTATAAAGAGTGCTCGTAAAAAATCAAAGCGCCATAAAAAGACTCATCGTCGTAAATAGTAAGAGCTAAAAACTAGTTTAAAAATAATAAAACAATTAAATAACAATTAAAAATTAACAATTAAACATTAACTATTAATTATTAATTATGAGACCAAAATATCTGTTATTGTCATTTACTATTTTACTATTTGCGCTATTTAATAATAAAAACACGGCAAGTCAAGATTGCATAATTATTAATGGAGGAGGCTATTCTGGATTTTGGTATTATTATGGTTATTTACAAAAAAACACTAATAACACTAATAAAACTAATAAAACAATATATTGTTATTCCTCTGGTTGCTTAGCATATGTTGCTTCATTAACACATAATAATAGCACACATTTATATAATCTTGCAAATACATTAGCAATTGATTATAATAATAACAAGTTAACAAACTATGATGTTAAAGAGCAATTTATAAATAGCATTGCTAGCAAACTAAGTAATAATAACATACAAAATTACAATCTTAATATATTAACTACAAATTATTTAGGTCAATGTATAATTAAACAACCAAAAAGTGTTAGTGAATTAATAAATTATCTTGACGAAACAACAAATATACCACTAATAACCACAAAAGCAGACTTAGAGAAAAATTTAGATGGCGGACTATGTTTTATATTACATTTCAATAACTATTGTGCCACAAGTATTATGCTACCCTTGAATTTTAGATTTTATACTAATATTTTTAATAAAAACCTTAGCCATGCTGATGTTAGTTATTTTATGGACTATGAAAAAAATTGATTATAATTTTAAAAAGTGTTACTATTTTATACAAGTCTAAACAAGTCTAAACAAGGTTAGTACCAAGAAAATGGAAGTTAAACCTTTGCCTATTTTACCTAATTTGCCCAAATTGACTACACTATTGCCACCATTTTGTGGTTTTATGATCGATGATATTGTGACTTGTAATATATGTTTAGAAGACAATGATGGAAACATTGAAGTAGATGGTTGTATTTCAGGAAAAATTAAGCGAAGACTTATTACAGCGTGCGGCCATATATTTCATAAAAAATGTTTACAGCGATGGACTGCTGCATCCCTTAAAGGTTCATTATGTGGGCTAATTACTTGCCCTTGTTGTAGAAGAGAAGTGTATATGGATGAGGAAAGCACTGAAACAAAAAAGAAATTATTTGCTGCTTTAGCGCGTTGTGATTGTTGTATAAGACATCAAACAGACAAACCTACATCTTATACTTATGACCCAGACTTAGATGCTAGAACTATGTCAAAAGCACAAGAAACTGCTCTGTACACTCTTTCAGCCGAAGACTATAAAGAGTGGTGCCAAGTCAACTCTTGGCGTCGCATGGATGAACGAGAATGGTGCGATTGTCATTGTAGAACAAGAATGCGAACAATGGTTCGTCGCATTCCACCTCCTAGTTCATATGCCTTGTTTAATAAATAGGCAAAGTTCATAGTCTCAACATAAGCATAGTTTTTTTTAATCTTAAATTGCGAAACAATTTAAAATTTAATTATTAATAACATTAGTTAATGAATCAATTAAATAAGGTTAGGCTATGTCTTTTTTTAAATAGTTGTTTGGTGTTATTTATAGGATTTTATATAACAAATTTTGCTAGTGATTCTAAATATTTTCGTTTTGGACCAAATGATGATTTTATATTTATAAGCGTGCAAATTGACACTACACAAAAATATTGTAGTTTATTAACCTTAATATTTGTAAATGATATTATTAGAGTTATTATTCAAGAATTTGGAGACCCAGTGTTATATATGAATGTTTATAATCCAGATAAAAAAGAAATAACTGAGTTTAGTAAACTACAATTATATTTTTATGCTAATGCTATGTTTTTTATAAATAATATTAGATATATTTTTACAATATTAATTAGTGTAACACAAATAGATATTGCCTTATTTTCCGTGCTAGTAGAACAAGTTATTGTAATTATTACAATAAAAATGTTACTTAATGAGAAAAAATTCACGCATAAAGAAGTTAGTGTGAGGATTATTGAATTAGACTCTATTAAGGGGTAAACCCCTTAAACCCCAATAAGGGGTTTTTGGCACCGAATACGGTCCTATATTGTAAAAACGAGTTATTTAATTAGTGAATACCTCTGGGCACGTTATTTGCGTTATTTGACTTATACCTCTTACTAAGTCATTAAATTTTGTATCTGCCTTTTCTATGTTTTTGGGATTTACTTCAACTGCAATAGTCAACGTTTTAAATTTGTATTTATATAAATCAAATAAATTTTTATAATTTGTATCAGGTTCATACAAAGGCATCCCCCTTTCTTCTGAGAACTTTAAAAATTCAAGCTCGTTCTCGTCATCGCCGTAAGTGTTGTAAAGTTTTCCACCGAAATATTGCATCATTATATATGCTGAGACTTGGTTTATTGCAATACTTATTATATATTTTATATCTTTTGATATGTGTTCTGAGAGTATTATTATAATACTACGCAATAATATATTATATTTTCTACGTTCATAATCCGTATGTGTCCTAGAGTTTATAACTAGTTTTATACCATCAATTTTAATAGTAATAGATGATATACAATGATTGCCCTTATATAAACATAGTACTAATGAATATGGGCCATCTGAACCTGGGTTATTAAAAGAATGATATAATTTCAAGGTACTACCAGTTTTATGATTATATACATAATCTAGACTTAGACTTAAATTACTACATTTTGTTTGCAAAGAATCATTCAACTCTGTTAATTTTTTCTTTGCGTCAGCTAAATTCAAATTTGCGGTGGGACATTCGGCGTGTTGTAAATAGAATACATTATATCTAGCAAGAGTGTCGATTAAATATGGCCATTCCACCTTAAGTTTTTTTTTCTCTACAAAGTTTGTCTCTCGAAGCATTCTTATTGCATTCTTTGGTAAATCCGGTATATCCTTATCAAGCTTGTATATATATCTTTTATCACCTATAAGTACTAATACATATCTATTATTATTTCTAAAAAAATAATAATCGCAACCCTCTATATTTATACGATAAATAGAGTCACCATTAATAGTATTTACCTTAATTGGTTCAGGTGTTGGTTGTCTAATTGGTTCTGGTTCTGGTTTTGGTTCTGGGGTTGGTTCTGGTGCTGCTGCTGCTGCTGGTGCTACTTCTGGTGCTACTGCTGCTTCCGGTGCTACTGCTGCTTCTGGTGCTGGTGCTACTTCTGGTTCTGATGCTACTTCTTGTGTTGATGCTACTTCTGGTTCTGGTTCTGGTTCTGATTTTTCACTAAATATGTAATTTAATGCTTTCGTTAAAACTCCTCCACTCATCTTTATAAATTTTCTTGTTTTTTTAGTCCTTTTTGTTTTTTTAGTCCTGTTTGTTTTTTTATTTCTTTTTGTTTTTTTTAATTTTTTTTTGTTTTTTAGTCCTTTTGTTTTTAAAAAATTCCGCATTTAACTATATATATATATAAAGATTTAAAATAACAAAATAGTTATGAGTTATATATATATTTGTATTTTTTAACATATTTTTGGCCCCATACGCAGACTGTTTATGTTTTACCTTTTTTGTCTTTTTTTGTGTAGCACGGCATCGTCCTTCACATCTTGTATTTAGTCTTTGATTGCTTCGCTTTTAAGGTGTATTCCTTTATCTTTGGTGCCGCTTTTATCTTAGGGGGTTTATGGGGTCTCCCCTTAAAAAATTGAAATATTGTTATACTTTTTTAAAATTGAAATGTTTTTATTATCTAGCTAAGTGCTAGCCTCTACAAATTGCAGCATCTAAAATCGCAATATCAATGAATGCAGCAATGATTGCTGAGATTCGAGGTTTGTTTGGTGTTCTTATTATTGACGATCTGTTGTTCAGGGTTAGTATAAACATGGCAATTGATGCAGTGGTCCATGCTGTTCGAGACAGGTTTGATGTGGAGAGAATTCCTAGTGAAATGATGGCCACAATCAATTGTTGGAGAAGAACCTTATCGTGGTACGATGAAGATTATGTGGCAAAGTTTGATCGTTGTTTGGAGGAAGCAGTGACTGATGAAATGAGAGGGTTCTTGAAAGGCTTTTTAGAGGCACGGAGCAAGGACTTGAAAGACGGAATGACGCTCAAGGAAGGCGACTTGTATGATGCTGTGAAAAGCGCGTCGCATTATTTGTTGTCTAGGGATTGGGAAGCTGATCCTAAGTTGACAAACAGCGTAATTTGGTGGGTACAATATTATGGAGACCGTGTTTTGCAATGTGACTATGAACATAGTGCAGTGTGGTTTAAGAATGAAAATAATACATTACATTACGAGTGGCAAGACCTTGCTAATCCTGAGGAGAACGAGGAATAACCAGATGGGTTTTGAAACTGTTGTGTAGTGTGGCTTGACTATTTTTTTTATTTTATTTTAACTTTAAAAAATTAATGTTATGCTAATAAAAATTGAATTGATTTTCATACACACAACTATAGTAAGCAAAGTAAACAAAGCAAGACAAAACAAAACTATAAACTATGGATGATCGTATTAGTGCTTTGTATGACGCTGAGACTAACGCGCCTTTAATAAATGATGCAATCAATGTACTAGTAAATACTATTCAAAAAAACATTGTTACACACAATCTTTCCAGAGAATTAAAGGCTATTATGAATAGTTGGATAAGAACGCATTCGTGGTATATTGATCATAAAACTAGAATGTCAAAGTTCGAGCATTGTCTTCGGAATGTACTATCTAGGGAAATGAGACGTCATGTAATTGATCTTTTAAAAATACGCGATAAAGAGTATGAGTATGGACTTGGAAGTTCTGTCAATAAAGACGACTTGGCTTTAGAAGTTCTTCGTGTGTCTATGTCAGAATTTACTAGTAACTATTTTTGGGATATAAACGTCAAGTTGTCTATCGAAGCAGAACTTTGGGTAATAAATAACGGAGAGAGCCTAATAGATAGAGACTTTGAACGTCCTTTTTCGTGGTTCAGCAAGCGAACTATGTCAACACATTATCGCTTGCCTCATGTTGCTAGTCATCCCAATAATGTAATCCCATTAGAAGTATTGGCATTAGACTTCAAACATGACCCAAAATGGGAGTGCTCTATTTGCTTGGAAAGTGATTCAGTCAATCATGTTAATTTGTTTACTTCTCATTGTGTTAGAACCGCTTGTAAGCATATATTCCATATGGCATGTTTGGATGATTGTAAACGTATATATTTACAACAAAAAGAAAATCATAACAAGATGTGTGTTCCATGTCCTTTGTGTCGTGCACCTATTTATTAGAGTCTTATGTGTATTATATTATCTTGTCTTGTAGTGTCTTGTCTTATATTGTATTGTCTTTTTTTATAAAAAAACTGTTGTTTTACTAACTTATTAACTTATTAACTTCTTAACAATAATGCGTTGTTTCATTAAAAGTTATTCTTGACTTTATAAGAACATCAGCACGACATAAAGGACAACTAATTTTTGGTTGCCTAGTATGCTGTTTAACAGCTTCATCAAACATTGGATATAAACATGTGCTATGAAAACTATGTTTGCACAAAGTTGTAATACTATTATTAGCATCCATAGCATCTAAACAAATAGGACAATTATTTTCACACGCATCACATACTTGTATTGCTTGTGCTGTTTCTTCTTGCCTAAGATTACAAATAATAGCATATATTTTGTTTTTTATGTCTAAATAATCATCTTTGCTAGTTAGTAACTCAAATGCTTTATTGTATATATAATAAGCAAATAGTATAATCCAGTTATCTTTTTTAAACTCAGTAACAAGCATATTTAGTTGAGCAAAATCATTATGTGCTGATGCTTCAAATGTTACATAATGAAATATTTTTAATCGATTATCAGCTATGTATTGATGCATATCACATTGTTGTGCTTGTGGAACTTGTAAGCCTCTATAATAACCATCTTTATCTAAAAATAATGTATCAATAAACAATTGCACTGCATACTTAGTTTTCAATTCAAAGTCATCTTCACAATAATAATGTGTATTAGTCAATAGGTCATAAAATCGCTTAACATTTTGCTTATTCAAAATTATTTCCAATAAATAGTTTATAATTAGTTCATCCATCTATTTAAGGCTTGTGTAATGTGTTTGTCTTGATTATATTTTAATACAATCAAGACAAAATAAACTAAAAGTAATCAATTTTTTTAGCATAATGTTTATTATAAAAACAATATAAAAACAAAAAACTAATAAAAAAAATTGAATAACAATTATTATATAGGTAGCTATATACATTAGCAAACTATTATGTCATCGAGTATGTTCTTGAAGAAAATGCTTTACATTCCCGATTATGTTGTTTATGAAGACATTCCTACAATCATTAAGTATTTTGATGAATTTAGTATTGCTAAAGTAAAGGACGTCCAAGTTATTCCTCATCATGAACCCGAATATTATGTTGAAGATCGTTATAATTATGGTTATGCGTTAATTGAGATTGATTATTATTATTATAATCAAGGTGCTTGTAATTTTTACAACTCAATTGAAAATAACAAGGCACGCATGGTGTATGATGACCCATACTATTGGGAAGTTCAATTTAGCCCATTTAAACAGTATAACACTGAACTTTATGATGTATATACTATTAACGACAACAGTATTAGCTATTATACTAATTATGCTAATACTAATGACTACAATAGTGACTCTGACTATTCTTATACATCTGAAGCAGATGACGTAAAAAAAGACCCAGATTATATTGATGAAGAAGAAGATTCATCATCTAGTGACGATACTTATAATTATGAATATTATAAGAAAACTTACAATAGTTTTAAGACTAAGCAAAATGCAAAACGACAAAAGTTAAACGCCGAGCTTACTAATCTTAAAAAGACACTTGAACTTATTAAAAACAAGCAAGAACAAATGCATGCCTTGCTAATTAGCAACAGCAAAGGTAAAAGCATTAAGAAAGACAAAGACACTAAAGTGGATTGGACACGGCGTCTTCGTATTAAATATTAGTTATATATAAAATTCATCTTCATTAACAGTTGAGTCTTTACAACAACCATATGTATTACGGTGCCATTTGCTAATTCCATATTTTTTTATTCCTTCCATATGTTTGATTGTTCCATAACCTTTATTATTTAATAGTCCATAATAAGTGTCTAGTTTAGGAAATTCTAAACACATGGCTCTAATATAGTTATCACGCTCAACCTTTGCTAATATTGAAGCAGCAGCAATTGAGCAATATTTATTATCACCCCCTTCAACTAGCACATTATTTAATTGCTTTATAACATTTGATTGTTTACAAAAATATGTATAACATTTAAAATCATTTCCATCAATTAGCAAATAAAATTGTTCATTTAAGTCATTAACACAATTCGCGGTTTCATTATATTTTACAATAATAGCACTAATAGCATTATGCATAGCTTTTAAAGTCGCATTTCTAATATTTAAAGTGTCTATAGCCTTTTCGTCTTCATAACAAATAGCCCAAAATAAGGCATTTGCTTTTATATAATCGGCAACTTCACTAATTTTCTTTTGTGAACTAAATTTTTTACTGTCTTTTAAACACTCATATTTAAAAGTGTCATTAATTGGTAAAATTACAGCAGCACTATATACACGCCCAAACATAGGACCACGCCCTACTTCATCAATTCCAATTTCAAATAAATTATTATTGTAATATTTTTTTAAAAGGCACGACTTAATAACTTTAGACATTAAAATTATATAGAAAAATTATATTATATATTTAATATAAATATGAACTTCAATTTTAAAAAAAATAATATATTAATAATTTTTTTATTAATGCTTGTAATATTATCATGTATTGTGTATATTAATTTGATAAATGTTAAAGAAGGTTTGGCAAATATTGCTACTAGTGTTCCAATCGCTCGTATTGAACATAAGAGTTTTATAAAGGAGGTTGAACCTATTCCAGCTGACCTAAGTTATACTTATTATAAATTAACTGTTCCTACTCTCGACGGATACCTTAAGATAACAGCTGGAGTAACTGACCTTACAAGGCAAGGTATAACAAACAGGTCCGATATTTCAATAAATGATGTAAGTTATAATTCAATTATTACTCCCTCTGCATTTATAGAGTATCATAAAAAAAATGGCATGTTTGGATTAAGTGATCAATCAAACGTACAATTTTATCATTATACTAGTCCAAACACTCGAACTACATTAGATATAGATATAAGTTATAGTGCGAGTGCTACAACTAGACTAAATAATTTTAATATGTTAATTAAAGAATTTTCTGGAAATATTTATGAACCATCGTCAAATCTCCATTTGACAAAGTTAAATGTAAATATTACAAGTATTGGTTCAGATAATCCAAAAGAGTTAATTAAAAATGGTAAGTTTATGTTAAAGCCTATTATTGATCCACCAACAGACCCAGTAAAAACACAAGTAATAACAGCAAGTGGAGGAACTGCAACAGCAACAGCAACTGGTGGGAGTGTTACATTAGGCGATACAAATCTAAATTTAGGATTATTATCGTCATTGCTTGGCGCAGGCAATAGATATAGTGATAGTGAAATATATGCCTATTTATTACAAGATGGAGGATTAGGTGCTTCCTATATTCCACCAATATATAATAATTTTGAAACAGCAATGAACTTGCCATCTAATCCAATAGTAAATCCTATTAATTCGATGAATCCATTAGACTATGCCGAATCATTATTTGGACCAAAGATTACTCCATCAATGGCTAAAAATTCATATTTAAATCAAAGTGACGCAACAACATTAGAAAACAGCTCAACAACATTAGAAAGCAGCGCAAATACAATGAAGGCAATTACATCACAAACACCTAACTTTAATTTTGCTGGTAATCTATTGGCGCAAAATTCGGATGGTGCTAATTCTAATTCTATAAACTCTAATTCTATAAACACTAATAAAAATATAGCAAAAGAAGATTATCCGCCTTGTCCCGCGCCTCAAAGATGTCCTGAACCAAACTTTGAATGTAAAAAAATGCCAAAATATGAACAAGGAATAGATAATGCCTTTTTACCAAGACCCGTATTAACTGATTTTAGCACATTTGGTATGTGATTTATACTATATTAGTACCTTTTACCAAATATTAGTATGCTATTTTAACATATTAATATTTAACATATACTATTGCTCTCCACTATTATGAATTAGTGTAAAATAATTTATCATAATAGTATCATATTAGTATTATTATTATTATTTTTCAACTTTATTACACGTGTGGAGAAGGTTCTCCTCATCCACCGCGCATTTTATATCTTTTATTAGTACTCATTTTTTTTGTTAGTTTTTTTACTAAATTTATTAAACGCGATTTAGTTAAACTAAATAAGTTTAGACCTTTTTTGTATGTTTTAGAATGTCTATTTTTCATTTTATATAAATTATATATATTAAAAAATTCATAATTAATATTTTTAATATTATATTTTAGATTTTAGACTTTAGTCTTTAGACATTGTTTATCAATATTAAATGTTTTACATTTGGTTTCTTGTGGAACAATATTTATTACGCATTTAGATTTTTTTCCATACATTGGAGTAGTACAACCTGTTTCTTTCTTCTTTTTTGTATAATTAAATAATACATTTTTTTCAACAGTACATCTAGACCTAAAATGTTCGTAACGATCACGAACTTCGCAATATGTTAGTCCGGAATTTTTACCTAACATTTTATTAATATGTTCATGTAAGTTATAAATATAATATGAAAAATTATAACGATTTTCAAATATTTTATCTAATAATGGATGTTTTTTAAAATTATTTTTTAAATTGATACGACAATATTTACAGGGCAATGTATATTGTAAATTTAATAATAATTGCTTATATTTTTGTTTTTGTTGTTTTGTTGGTTTTAATGGATAATTAAAACTCATTACATGTAAATAATGCCATAAACTAGGGCCCCATACACTTGTTAGCATACCATCACCACTATTATAATCTTTTTTATTATAAATTAAATTTTTTTTTTGACTTTTAACATTTTTTTGACTTTTAACATTTTTTTGACTTTTAACATTTTTTTGATATGTTTTTTTCATATAATATTATTTATATTACACAATATAATATAATATGTGTAAATATTATTATTTATTTGTTAAATATATATAAATATGTTAATTCTTAAAATAGCGGAAAATTTTTTTGAATATTTTAAAATATTCATAATAAATACTCTAAGTGACAGATCATATATGCTTTTAATGCTTTTAGTAGTAATATTTTTTATTACATTATTGCTACTATTATATAATAGTTATATAAAAGACATAATTAGCAAAAAGCATGTATTAAACAGTGAATATGTTAATAATGTTAATAAACAAGATGAAATACTAATTTTATATTTCTATACAGAGTGGTGTCCTTATTGTAAGCAATCTATGCCTGAAATTAATAGATTCGAAGAACATATTAGAGGAGAAAATGATAGTGCTAATTATAATATTACACTTACAAAAATAGATTGCGAAAAACAAAGTACTATTGCTGATAAATATAAAATACAGGCTTATCCCTCTATAAAATTAATATATAAAAATAAAGTATATGATTATGATGCAAGACCAAACAAAGCTAATTTAATACAATTTATGGAAACATTTACACATTATAAATCTACATAAAAAGCATGATTACAGAGTAGGATTAGATAGTTTTTGCCATATATTTTTCTGCTTGTATTCTTCCGAGATTTATTAGATAACACCGCTCACTGTCACTGGTAAATGCATGTTTCCAATATCCAAGATTGACCATTTGCTCTGTTAATGCTACATTTATTGAATTTTCTATAGTAAGATCTACATTTTCTATTGTAGAAATTTTATTAAAAAGAATTTTTATTATGAAAATAATTAATTCAAATAAATTAGAATTATTACTTAATAAATCACTATTACCAGAACTTGGATCATTGGCACAAATTATTGGATTATTGCTAGAATCATAATAATTTTTATAAAACTTATTAGATAAGTCTATAGGGCACGTTTTATCATTTTTAAAACATAATATACTTGCTTCATCACATTTTTTATCTGTTATACATTCATTTAATGGACATATAACAAGTATGCCTCCATCAAAATAAAAACAATCATTTTTGTAAAAAGGAACACATAATATAGGTATTGTTAATGACATATATATTGCTTCAATAACTGGCAAATCAGGATAAGTAATATAATTAAGCTTTTCCTTTTCAAATCTTGTAAAATTACAAGTATATAAATTAAACTCAATATTTGTTAAATCAAAAAATTCTTTTAATGTTATTGATAAATCTATGTCTTTGGCCAAATATAGGGGTTTTAAACAATTAGTAACAAACTCCAGATTTAATAAGCCTTTGGCATAAAACATATTTAGAAAATCATATGGTGTAAAATTAACAAGTTTTTCCCAAGGTCGCTTAATTAAAAAATCATCCATCCAAGACCATTCTAAATTAATTATATAAACAAATGATATAATACAACCTATTGATGTAGCGTATATAGATTTAATATTATTATAATCTAAATATTTAATACTAGTTAAATATTTAAGCGCACCATATTGGACTAATCCAACTGGGCCTCCTCCACATAATACAATATGCTCTATTTTTGTATGTGGCATATTATTGCATATTAGTAGTAATATATATTTAATTATGTTATTTTTTATATATTATTTTTTATTAAAATATAATTATGTTATTTTTTATATATTATATTAAAAAATATAATATATATGGCAAGCGATCCGTTTTATAATTTTTCAAATAAAATAGACAATGACGGTGATTCGTTAAAATTGAATATAGATGAATTATATGTAAAAAAACAACAACAAGACTTGAATATAGTAAATAATTATAATAAAATATTAGTTAGAATACATAATAAAATAAAATATGTTTCCAGAAATTTAGTTAATGAAAACTGTTGTTGGTATATAATGCCTGAAGTAATTATAGGTATTCCTATGTATGATTATAGAGATTGTACGGCATATGTTATAGAAAAGCTTAGAGAAAATAAGTTTGTTGTACGTTATACTCATCCCAATTTATTGTTTATTAGTTGGAAGCATTGGGTTCCTAGTTATGTTCGTAATGAGATTAAAAAAAAAACAGGAACAGTGGTTGATGAGTTTGGTAACATTGTAAATGCTAATTTACAAGAAACCCCAATTGAAACTACAAATGGCTCTAATGAATTATTATTTTCCAACACTAAACAAATTAAAAACACACATGCATCAAATTCTAACTATAAAGATACAAAATCATATAAACCGTCTGGAAATCTGGTTTATAATAATAATTTGCTAGAAAAATTAAAAGTCTAATTTATGTTTTTTTACGGTTTACTCTTTTGCGTGTTACTCTTTTGCGTGTTACTCTTTTGTGTGTTACTCTTTTGCGTGTTACTCTTTTTCGTGTTATATTTTTGTTTCGTTTTCCACCATAACTACTATTAAAATTTAAAGCTCTACTTATTATGTTAGAACTTTTTTGAGTAACAATGTTTTTGTCTAAATTATTTAGCTCATTATAAAATACTTTCAAAATAGAACTACTATATTTGTATATATAATAATTGAGCTCTAATATTTTATATTTTGTTTTATGGGTTAACAATAAAATTTTATTATAAGTTAAATTATCATCTATTTTAGTAATTAGTTTCTTTTTCTTATCAAATACAACTATATTTTTAATTATTTTTGTATACAAATATCTTCTGTTATAAAAATAATGTTTTATCATTTTCTTTAAAATTGTTTTGATAAAAGCCAGTGCTTTGTAATTAATATTTTTAAATAGGTCATCACTCTTTTGCTCGCTTACATTGTCGAGTGTGCTCTCGTCTCTGCTTTCGCCCCTGCTTTCGCCTCTGCTTTCACCTGTGCTTTCGCTTGTGCTTTCGCCTGTGCTTTCGCTTGTTAACGGGTCATCATTAAGGCCGCCTGTTAAAGGCTGACGATTAGGGTCTCTAACTATATGAGCACATATAGTATTTAAATAGTCTTTACATGTTATTAATATGCCATCTAATTCTCCCAATTTACTCTTTATAGCTTCTAAATTACTTTTGTTTTCTTTTTTATAATCAACTTTTAAATTTAAAAAACTTAAGGTATCAATAGAGTCATCAAAAATAATAGAGCGCTTTGTTATTGTCGCTAATTCAAATAATTTGTGGCGCTTATCATCTCTCTGTTCATCACAAAAATATTTTGCTAATTTTGACAAATTTTTAGCAAACTGTTCATTACTTATTGAGTCTAATGTTTCTTTTAATGTTTTTTCACTAAAATTATTTGTGTTGAGTTCAAAATAATCTGTAAATAAAATTACAAAAATAGAGTAAAATAAATTTTTGGTTAGTTTATATTTTACAGGTTCTACCTTAGTTTCGCTTGGAGGGTCTTCTTCATAGTTGGTAAAAGGAAAAAATCTGCGAATATTATCTACTATATAATTGCCCCCCACAATAGGATTGGGATTAGGATTAGGATTAGGATTAGGATTAGGATTAGGATTAGGATTAGGATTAGGAAGAGCCTCATTTATTATAGGCTTTGGGACAGCTTCATTAGGATTAGAATTAGGATTAGGATTAGGATTAGGATTAGGATTAGGCTTTGGAACAGCTTCATTAGGATTAGGATTTGGACCAGCTTCATTTATTATAGGATTTGGCTTAATAATTTGTTCTAGCGTCGGAGCCGGTGTTGGGTCTGTTTTGGGAAGTTCAGGAACTGTTTGAGGGCCTAATTCGGGAATTGTTTGGGGACCTAATTCAGGAACTGTTTGAGGGCCTAATTCAGGAACGAGTTGAGGGCCTGACTCATTAACTTTGTCAGGTAAAAATTCTTGGCGTGGTCTAATGACTTCATCTTGCTCTCTAGGTTCATCTTGCTCTCTAGCTTCATCTCTTGTTCTAGTTTCATCTTGCTCTCTAGCTTCATCTCTTAATATAGTTTCATCTTGTTCTCTTGCTTCGTCATATCCTTTATCTTTGACTTCGTCTTGCCTCATAAGTTCATCTCTTGTTCTATCTTCTTCCAAGCCACTAGGTTCTTTAATTAAAGTGGTGCTATCATCATTATTTAATGGCTCATTATCAGTTTCAACAAGTGCTTTATAGTTATTAAATGTCTCATATATTGATTTTATAATAATATAAATCTTAATAAATATTACAGAAATAATTTTACATAATATTTTCTTTTTATTTAATTCGTCATCTCCACTTGACTCTTTTAAATTCTCAGAAGCTAAGATTTTTTTTAAATCTTCTAAATCAAAAAAATATAGTACTTTATTTTTATAATTTTTTTTAGTGTCAGGATTTGTTTCATCATATATATTAATATTAAATGGAATATTAATTCTTTTAATGTAATTGTCAAATATAGAATTAGTCAATATATACAAATCTTTGCATTCATCACAATATTTGCTTTGACCGGTTTTATTTGTTTCATAGTCTTTAACTATGTTTGCTAATAAATTTGTGTTATTTAAATATTCTGTAAATTTAACATTTATAAATTGGTTAAACTCTTTATCTGTTTTTCTAGGATTTGTAAAAAAATCAGCTATAAAATTATCTGATAAAAAATCCATAATAGACTAATATTATATATTACTAATAATATATAATATATATAATAATTAATATAATTAATATAAATAATATAAATAATATAAATAATTGAAACAAATAAGTTTATTAATAAAGTATTAAATATATTTGACTATTAAATGATTCAAGAATCAAGCATTATAAGCTCATCACAACCCAATTGTTCTACAAAAAAAATAAAACAAAAAGCTAGCTCAAATAAAAATTTATGGACTATGTTTGATGAAGAAGTTAATACTAATAATAAAACACTTGAATGTGTGTATATTAAAGAACAAGAATTAAACAAAAATGACGGTTTATGTATTAATTGTAAGTATTGTTTATTTATAGGAGAAGATGGATTTTTAACATGTTCTAATAATAAATGTGGAGTTATTTATAAAGATAATTTAGACACCTCCGCTGAGTGGCGTTATTATGGTAATGACGATAATAACCACTCTGACCCAACAAGATGTGGAATGCCTATTAATCCATTATTGAGAGAGTCTTCGTATAGTTGTAAAGTATTGTGTATAGGAAAGTCTAGTTATGAAATGCATAAGATCCGTAGATACACAGATTGGCAAGCTATGCCATATAAGGAAAAATCACAATATGATGAATTTCAGTTTATTTCTGTAATTTCACAAAACTCTGGAATACCCAAAATTATTATTGATGAGGCTATGAGAATTCATAAAAAAATATCCGAAACAAAAACATATAGGGGATTAAATCGAGATGGCATTATTGCGGCTTCTATTTATATAGCATGTAGAATGAATAATTATCCAAGAACAGCAAAAGAAATTGCCAATATTTTCAATTTAGATAATGCTAGTGCTACAAAAGGTTGTAAAAATGCGCTTTCCGTTATTAATGATTTAGAACAAACTAATGAAATTAATGAAGATATTACATCGTTAAGTAAAACAACTCCCACATCGTTTATTGAACGATTTTGTAGCAAATTATGTATAAATAATGAATTAACAAATCTATGTAAATTTGTTGCCTTTAAGATTGAACAATTACATTTAATTCCAGAAAATACACCTCATTCTATTGCGGGAGGCATTATATATTTTGTATCACAAACATGTAATTTAAACATATCAAAATCGGCTATTAATAATGTTAGCAAAATTAGTGAAGTAACAATCAATAAATGTTATAAAAAATTAGAAAGCTATAAAACTATTTTAATTCCTCAAACAATTATTGCAAAATATAATTAATATATTAAACTTTTATATTGTTCTTTTATATATATTAGCTTATGGTAAAACCATTAACTAAAAAAATCAATACAACCAATTCTGGAACTAATTATGAGAGACAAAAAAAAAATATAATAAAATATGGTTCATTAGTAATTTTATTTGTATTAATTTTTGATAAATTAATATTATTTATTATTTTTCCACTATATTATGCTTTTACTCGTTATTTTATAAAAGCTAAAGAATCATTTACTAAACTAGATTATACTAATTTTGACACTTCATATAATAATTTATATTATAACCCACTGTATTCAAATGTATTTAAAAATACGGGCCTAAATCTAAAATCTTATAATAATGTAGCAATTGATCCGAGTAAACCATTATTAGAAAATAACAAATTTTTACCTGAATGTTGTCTATATAATAGTGAATATAGCACATCAAAAGGCTGTGCTTGTATTACACCAACCCAACAAGAATATTTAAGACGCCGAGGAACAAATAAATCAGCTTCTTCATTTATACAAGATAATAGTAGCTATAATAATCTATTTTTCTCTCCAACATTAGCAATTAAAGGCGACCCTATTCCATTTAATAAAAATACTACGCGTTATATTGTGGACTTTGCTGATTTAACTAGCACTAAAATTAATGAGTTTGCTAATTTGACCAATAAATTAGATAGTGAATTAATTAATTATAACCCAAGCACTCAAGTGACTATTTAATTTTTTTATATTTTACCTATTTACTATATTTTATAATATAATATATAATTAAATAGGATTACAATGCCACCATTTATGACATTTTTAAATAATAAGATAAAACCATCCAAACCTAGGAGTAAAAGTAAAAGTAAGAGCAAAAGCAAAAGTATAAGCATATCGTTTAGTCCAGCAACAAAAAGTAGAATTGCCATTTTTACTAAAAAGAGAAACATGAAACACTTATTTAAAAGAATTAATGAACTACAACAAACCAAAAAAAATATAGACTCGTTTACTAAAAAGAGAAAACATAAAATTAGTCAGCACGTTTTTAGAAGAATTAAAAGCGAACAAGAAAAAAATAAAAAAGAAACTAATAATTGTTCTATATGTTTTGACACTATGTCAAACAATGGACCACTAAGAACAACACCATGCGGACACAAATTTCATAGTGAGTGTTTAAATACTTGGTTAAGGACAAAAAATACTTGTCCGCTATGTAGAACGCAGGTTCAAGCACCAGTAATAGTTCCACAAATAAATCCACAATTAGCTCAGCAAATAGCAGATGCTAATGATGACGCAAACGAATTGGCAATATTACAAATGGTTGAGAACTATTGGACTGAACAAGGTAGGAGACCCATTGAAGTTGAATTACTAAAATTATGTAAGCTTGCAGTCTTGAAATTGTCAAGACTTGTTAGGCGTTATAGTCGGGCAAATACTAATGCCTACACAACAGCACAAGCTAATGCACGAAACTATGCTGTTGCTCACCGTCTGGATTTAGACTATTATTATAGTCTGGAAGATACTTATAATCCACAACTTCCATTAGAAGCACCAGCACCACCAGTAGCACCTATACAAGCACCTATACAACCGCCTATACCTATAAATATAATAAGACCAAATCTGTCATTATTACGCACAGCATATACCATATAGTTCATTCTAAAATACTATTTTTAACTAACTATTAAACTAATATAATATAGTGTTAAATATTAAACACAATTAGCTATTAACTATTAATATGAAGTTATTTTTTCTTCTATATTTAAAGCTAGTAACTTTAAATTGCTTTTCTCTCTATGCTATTAAAACAAAACCAATACATTCTTTAACATATAAAAGAAGATATGCTAACCCAGTGTATTTAAATGAAAATGATAAGGAAAATGAAAATGAAAATGAAAATGATTCAAATAGTAAATCATTTTATGATTTTATTAAACAAAAAAACTTTACATTAAATATTGATGAAAACTATGTAGAAAACTATATAACTAAATTTGTAGAAAATTATGAAAAAAATCAAAAAGAAAATGAGACACAAAATGATATACAAAGTGATAAACAAAGTGATAAACAAAGTGATAAACAAAATGAAACACAAAATGAGACACTAACACATAAATATTTAACTACCTACAATTCTTATGAAAAATATATTAAAGCACCATTGTCTAAAGATTTAAAAATGTTAACACCTGAATCTGTTATTGAATGGGCCAAGACTTGGACTTATGATATGGTTCATATACCAAATCAGTTTCCTACATTTATGTTTCAAGATATGTTTAAAATGCGTGATTTTGCCAACATTAACTCGTCCCAAACTTATTTTTATATTGGATTTTTTCCGAAAAAAGTGGATTTAAAACAAGGCCCTTATTTTATTGGTGCGTTTGAACTTGCACCTACTAAGCGCGAATTCTTAACACACGCAATAATACAAAATCCATATTATTACAATACTAATTATGATAAAACGAAGTTGGTTGACTTTAAAAAAGAATTACTTGCTTTATGTAGAGATGCCGATGTTTTTTTAAAATTTTCTAATCTTAAAAATACACAAAATGAGAGATATTATTATTCGTGGTTATATGATAACATTTAATGGTATAGACTTAATATTTTTACATTAATATAAAAATAATAAAATTCTCTTATATTATTATATTTTGCTATAATATAATATGCCAAAACAATATAAAAAGAAAACACGTACAAAAAAAGCTAAATCTAAAGCTAAAGCTAAAGCTAAAGCTAAAGCTAACGCAGGATATGTATCGGTGCGAGCGCGTGAATTATTAGCATCAATTGAAGCCACACTAATTCAAAACCATGCACGATTAGCACAATCTATAGCAAGAATAGCTCCTATTCTTGTTTTAAAATCAAGACAATATAAAGCTTTTATAAATAGTATAACAACATCGTATGAGTATAAGCGTAAAAATATTCCCTCTATATTACTAACTATGTTAGCACAAAGCAGCACTGTTTTACAAAGAGTTAATCATTTACTAAGGTTCCATAATGAACCCGGATTTTTACAAGCTGAATTAGGAAGCCGTGGTCTTAATGCTATATCAGCTTTTATAGAACTAACATTAACTAGTATGGAAGAACTAGAAGACACTATGCGTGACTATACACAAAATGCTTTAGCTGATTATAGAGGAGCACAGTTAGGAATTGAAACGCAACCAAATATGAGAAATAGAACTACTCGATATACAGATGCTATTGTAAGACCAGCACGCACCACAAGAGCACAAGCTTTAACAAGAAGAATACGAAGCATTTAATATACAAGTTAGATTAGTGTATACCTAAAAAAATTGATTGCTAATATATTGCTAACTAATTAACAATATATTAATTAATTATTGCTATGTCAAAATCAATTGATAAACCTTGCGTTTACGAATTAATCAACATCGATGATATAAAGGAACTACCTACTGAATATCCAGAAGAATTCAAAGAATTTTGTCTAAGTAATGGACTAAAACTACCTAATATTAGTTCAGGAACAGGTATATCGTTATCGGTAATGTTAAGTTATCCTGGTTATTATTGGACCAGAGAGTCGTGTGATGCTTATGTTAAAAAATTTAATATTAATACAAAACGTGGCAAACGTTCACAAGACATCATTCAGTTGTGGAATAAACATAGTCAAATGGGTATTCAAACCAGTAGCGGTAAAGAAAAAGGAAAATATTATATTGTTTATCCATATTGTTTGTCAAATAAACATAAAATGAGAAAAGATTGTAAGTATGATGGGTCGGAAGAAGAAAAAAATAGTGAAATTGATAAAATAAAATCAACTATTAAAGTAGATTACATTGATGCTCCAAATGAGAGCTGGCAATTGGGCCATAAAAATCCGGGTTCAACAAATAGCTCGGCAAGCAATTTAGTGTTACAACCACCTATACAAGCTAAGTATAGAGATAACTATATATTTATAGATAGTTTAACAAAATTTCCCATGCCAAATAAATTAGAAAGTATGATTGGAAAAAAAGAAATTGAACTTACAAGAGAACAGCTTCTTGCTTATAAAGCAGTTTTTGACAAATTACTTTTGGAATAAATTATAAGCATCTAGCTAAACAAATATTATAATATTCACTATTTAATTCAGTTCCTAAACATTTTCTTTCAGTATTTTTACATGCTAATGCTGTTGTCCCGCTTCCAAGAAATGGATCAAATACAAGAGAACCTTTTTTACTAAATAATTTTATTAAATGTTCAATTAAAGCAAGCGGTTTAACTGTAATATGTGTATTTGTGTCTCCTTTTTCACTTTTAGAAGGTTTTGATACTAAGAAATTTTTATCATAAGTTTCATTATATTCTTCAGTTGTAATTATATTTGCCGGAACTCTATTATTGTCTATTCCAACTTTTTGTGAAAAATCTAATAATCCAGTTTTAAATTGTAATTCATTTTGAATAAATGTTACTTTTCCCAAAGGCTTCATTGCAACACAAATAGGCTCAAAGCAAGACCTAATTTGAGGTGTTTTATAGTCTTTATATTCATCTATTAATTTACTTTTTTCTTCTGTTGTTAGGTTCATTTTTTCTATTATATGAGACACAGACATACCTTTTGGCATGCTTTGTGTATAAGTCCAATTTATCATATCTCTAATTTCAAAACCCGCTATTTCACAACTCATAGCTATTGCATGATATAATCTTGGCGATGAAAATGACAGGAAATATGCTCCTGGTTTCATTTTTTTAAATAATAATTTGGATAACTCTAAATAATAATCATATAAATTTTTTACCTGTGATTTATCAAATTTCATACCTTTTGGTAAATGTGTAATATGACTATTTTTAACATCATTATTTACTTCGCTTGAAGACCATTTATTATCAAGTTTATCAATAAAATACGGCGGATCAGTTATTACACAATCAATACTATTATCTTCTAATTTATTGAGTTCAATCATACAATCCGCATTTAAAATTACTATTCCATCATTACAAGATTTGCTATTTGTATCAGTCTTTAAAATATCAGTCTTAGCAATCGAATCGTCTAGTTGTTGTTTTTTAATATTAATTAAATTAATTAAATTAATTAGTTCTTCTTTATTTTTAGATTTACACTTTTTAAATCCATGCTCTTCACACTTTGCTAAAAGTTCTAATTTAGATAACTGAGTTAGATCCATTTCTTCAATAATATAGATTATTGAATTATTATTTACTTCAATTTTTATAATTATTTTTCTTTTACAAAAAAAATAATAACTTTTAACAATCCTTTATTAATCCTTTAACAATCCTTTATTAATTATACATTCCATAAGGAATATTAGTTGTACTTTCTTTTTTAATTAAATCATCAATAATCTCTCGAGTTAAAATACATGGAAAACTAATTTTATTTTTTAATTTTAGACCTTCATTATTTTCAAATAAATTTATGTCAGGCTTCATTAATCTATATAAATTTAATTTTTTATAAATAATTTCTAAGCAGCGTTTTAAATTGCGTACACCATCTTCTTTTTCTGTAAAATCATTAATAATGTATTCTAACAAGTCATCATTGAAGACAATTGTTGAACTGTCAAACTTAATTTCATCTCTAATTTTTGGTAATAAATGCTGTTTAGCAATAATAAGCTTTTCTTTAGTTTTATATCCTTTTGTCTCAATTTTATACATTCGGTCTTTTAGCACATTATTTACAGCGTTTTCATCATTATAACTAAATATGAAAAGTGCTTTTGACATATTAATACTAATTTCTGAAAAATATTTGTCGCTAAACTTAGTATTTTGAGTACTATCTGTTAAATGAGTTAATACACCAGTGACTTCTTGTCCTTTAAACGAATCACTTAATTTATCTAATTCATCAAATAATATAACAGGATTCATACAACCACATTGAATCAATATATCAATAATTTTGCCATATTTACTGCCTTCATATGTATAATCAAATCCATCTAAAAATCCGGCATCTCCGCAACCACCTAATGCGACGAGCGCAAATGGTCTATTTAAAATTTTACTGATTCCATCCTTAATTAGCGTGGTTTTGCCTGTACCAGGTGGACCTTTAATGGCAATAGCACAACCAATCGCATTTGGATTTACTAACCATAGTCCAACCATTTGCATAATTTGAATTTTGGCATCTTCTAGTCCATATACAACACTGTCTAATGTTTTTTTTGTATATTCCATAAAGTCATGACACTTATCAATACCATCAGCAAAACTAATAGGCAAATTATTATATTTATTAAAAGGAATTTTTAAAAAGGCATCTACCCAAGATTTAATTTTATAAAATTCACTATTTCCAAAACCACCACCCATAGAACGCATTATATTTATTTTTCGTAAAGCACATGCTTTATATTCATTCGGAATATCAAGATCTACTAAATGTAATAAATATGGTTTATCGATTGTTGTTAAATTTTGTAATTCTTGTAGCTTTTCAATTACAATTTCTTGTTTATGATTTGATAAGCATTTTTTAAAGTAGTCTGCCTCTTTATCTTCACAATGTAAAATCTTTGAAAAGACTCTATAATTTTTATTAGAAATTTTTAGTGCGGATTCATCTTCTTTAGCGCAACATTTTTCTTCTTTTTCATCGCATTCTTCTATACATTCTTCATCGCTTTTGCACTCTTCATCGCTTTCGCATTCTTCATTGCCTTCTTCATCATATTCTTCGTCTTCTTCATCATATATTTCGTCATATACTTCGCCTTCTTCATCATCATTATTTTTAATATTTATAATAATAACATTTTTACCGCTTGTTTTTTTGTCTTTAAATCGTTTTTGTAAGTTATTTTTACCAATTGTTTTTAATAATTTAGCTTTATGTTTTAATAATTTAGCCTCTGGTTTTAAAAACATAGCATTTCTTAAAACAAAATTCTTAAATAAGTTATTAGTTTTGTTTTTTAGTACCTCATTAGTTACTTTAGCAGAGCTATATTTTGATGGATAAAGTGAATTTAACAGTTTATAATATTGTACTTTATCAAATTTGCTCTTACTATCTTCTTCTTCATCGTCTTCTTCTTCATCTTCTTCATCCTCGTCTTCATCTTCTTCATCATCGTCTTCATCTTCTTCATCATCTTCTTCATCCTCATATTTGTCTTCTTCATAATCTGGGTCTTCATCTTCATTGTCATCATCATTATTTTCAATTATAGTATTACTATATTTTGGCTTCTTAATAGCTCCTGAAGTTAATCTAGTATTATATTTATGAGTAAATGATGACATATTATTATAAGTTAATAATTAATATTAAGTATTCAATTTTATAATAATTTTATAATAATTTTATAATAGTAAAATAAATAGTCTTAAATAGTCTTAAACAAATGGAAATAAAATTATAAATTATAAAATTATAAAATTGATTAATAATACAATTTAAATATTATTTAACTATTATAAAAGAATGACAGACTTTGAAAATAAGAGACCTTCTAAAATTATTGGCATTCAATTTAGTATATTAGGTCCTCATGAAATTCAAAAAGCCTCTGTTGTAGAAATTACAAATAGAGATACACATATTAATAATAAACCAGTATTATGTGGATTATTTGATCCACGGATGGGGGTTTTAGATCCAGGAATGATTTGCCCTACTGATGGATTAGACTATATTCAAACACCGGGTTATTTTGGTCATGTTAATTTGGCACGTCCAGTATTTTATATTCAATATTTATCAACTATTATGAAAATTAGTAGATGTATATGTATTAAATGTGGTAAAATTTTGATAGATAAAGCAAAATATAAATATTTGCTAAATTTAAATGCGGACGAACGCTGGAACAAAGTATTTTCATTAGCAAGCAAAAAACGGCGTTGCGGAGAAGACTCACATAATGGTTGTGGTTGCTTACAACCAAAGCTAAAAAAGGAAGGTTTGGCAACTATTATTGCCGAATGGAATGAAAAAGAAGAAGAACTAAAAGGCTACGAGTTTAAAACAGAAGACTCAAAAATGACTATGAAAATTATTCCAGAATTAATGTTAAAGATTTTCAAAAAGATTTCGGATGAAGACGTTAATTTTATGGGATTTAGTCCACAATGGTCTAGACCAGAATGGATGATTTGTCAAGTATTAGCAATTCCACCTCCACAAGTAAGACCATCTATTAAACATGACGCACAACAACGCAGTGAAGATGACTTAACTCATATTATTATTAATATTATTAAGGCAAATAAAACATTACAAGAAAAGCTAGAGCAAAATGCCCCCCCAAATGTTATTGATGATTGGACTACTGTATTACAATATTATGTTGCGACATTAGTAGATAATAAAATTCCAGGTGTTGCTGCTGTAGCACAACGTTCAGGGCGCCCATTAAAAGCGGTCAAAGAGCGATTAAATGGCAAAACAGGACGCGTGCGAGGAAATCTAATGGGCAAACGTGTTGATTTTAGCGCGCGCTCTGTAATTACTCCAGATCCAAATTTGTCAATTAGCCAGCTTGGTATTCCGCTAAAAATAGCAAAGAATTTAACAAAACCAATATGTGTAACATTAAAAAATAAAAATTATTTGCGCAAGTTAGTTCTTAATGGTCCAGACGTTCATCCGGGTGCTAAAATTTATGAAAGGAAAAACGGAGATTGTATTAGTTTGCGATATGTTGACCGTGAATCAATCAATTTAGAACCAGGCGATATTGTTCATCGTCATATGTTGGATGGTGATGCTATTTTATTTAATCGGCAACCAACTCTTCATAGAATGTCTATGATGTGTCACATTGCTAAAATAATGTATAAAGGAGACACATTTAGAATGAATGTTGGTGATACTAAACCATATAATGCTGATTTTGATGGTGATGAAATGAATTTACATATGCCACAAGACGATGAGTCTGAAATTGAATTAAAACATTTAGCCGCAGTAAAATATCATATTGTAAGTCCGGCAAATAATAAGCCGATTATTGGTATATTTCAAGACTCGTTATTAAGCACTTATTTATTTACCCGAGAAGCGATTACTTTTAATCCGCGAGTTGCGATGAACTTATTAGCACATCTTAAGACAATTAATTTGAAAAATATAAATTTTGCTGATGAAAACCAAACCAGTTTTAGTTTATTAAGTCAAATTATTCCAAATATTACATTAAAATATAAGACAAAACGATTTAATGATGCCGGCGAGGATTATAACACATCAAATAATGTATTAGAAATTAACAGAGGAACTATTGTTCGTGGACATATTGAAAAAAGCGTATTAAGTGATACAACACGTGGATTGATTCATAGAATTTATAATGATTATAATGTAGAGGCATGTCGTGATTTTGTTGACAATTTACAAGATGTTGTAACTGAATATATGAAAAATCACGGCTTTAGTGTTGGAATTAGCGATCTTATAGCAAATAAAGAAACAAATGATAAAATTAATGACACTATTAATAAGAAAAAAGCGGAAGTAAAAACATTAATAGATGAAACACATTTGGGTATTTTTGATAACAAAACAGGACGAACAAATGTGGTTGAATTTGAAACACGAGTTAATAATATTTTAAACAAAGCCTCGTTTGAGGCTGGTAAAATTGCGCGCGAAAACTTGAATGACAACAATCGTTTTGTCACAATGGTAAATGCTGGGTCAAAAGGCAGTGATTTAAATATTTCACAAATGATTTCGTGTTTAGGACAACAAAACGTAGATGGAAAACGTATTCCGTATGGTTTTGATGATAGAACATTACCTCATTATACAAAGTATAATGATTCGCCAAATGCGCGCGGATTCGTAGAAAACTCATTTATTGGAGGTTTAAATCCAGACGAGCTCTTCTTTCATGCTATGGGTGGTCGTGTTGGTTTAATTGATACAGCATGTAAAACAAGTCAAACTGGATATATTCAGCGACGACTAATCAAAGGCCTCGAAGATTTAATGGTTCATTATGATATGACAGTTCGTAATAATAAGAATAAAATTATTCAATATAGTTATGGAACCGACAATTTTGACCCTATTAAAGTTGAGTCACAACCAGTCCCGTTTGTGAATATGACAATTGAAGAAATATACGGACATTATCAGATGCCAAATGATTATTCAAAAGATTCAATATATAGTACATTATATACCAAACAAGCATATAGTAAATTTAAGAAACAAAAACCAGAACTCGATAAAAAATGTCAATACTATATTGCTATGCTATTACAAGCACGTGAAGATGTTATTGCTAAAGTATTTAATGGCTTATATAAACCATCGGTAAATATGCCAGTATCATTTACACATATTATTAATAATATTGCTGGTAATCAAGAAGAAAATGTTATAATTGATATTACTCCATTAGATGTATTTGAAATTATTGAATCTAATTTTGAAAAACTTAATATGTTAAATTATTGTAAGCCAAATGAACTGTTCAAAGTGTTATATTATTATTATTTAACTCCAAAAGAATTGCTAATGCATAAACGACTAACGCGCAAATCTATTGAACTATTAATGAGTATGCTAAATAATAGTTATAAAAAAGCATTAATAGCACCCGGTGAAATGGTAGGAATGATTGCCGCGCAAAGTATTGGAGAACCAACGACACAGCTAACATTAAACACTTTCCATTTTGCGGGTGTTGCGTCAAAATCAAATGTTACTCGTGGTGTTCCACGAATTGAAGAAATCTTGTCTTTAAGTGATAATCCGAAAAGTTTGTCATGCTCTATTTATTTACATAAGCCAGATAGTTACGATCAAGTTAAAGTAAAAGAATATGTATCAAAACTAGAAAATACTAAATTACGGTCTATTGTGGAATCGGTTCAAATCTGTTTTGATCCAGATGATTTAAATACGTTAATTGGTGAAGATGTTGAATTAATGAAAGAATATAATGAATTTGAGAAATTGCTAGATGAATGTAATAGTAGTCACAATGACTCTAAAGAAAAATCAAAATGGATTATTCGTCTAGCTCTAAATAAAGTAGAAATGTTAGATAAAAACATTAGCATGGATGACGTTCATTATGCGCTAATGACTAGCTATAGCAATTTAACATGTATGTATAATGATTATAATTCGGATAAACTAATTTTTAGAATTCGCATTAACAAAAATTTACAAGCGCTAAAGAAAAAGAAGAATAAAAGTGTATTGGAGTCATTAGACCAAAGTGATGAAATCTATTTACTTAAAAATTTACAAAATGAATTGTTAGACAACCTTATTTTACGAGGAGTGAAAAATATTGAAAAAGTATTTTTACGCAAAATTAGCGATAATTTTGAAGAAGTAGACACTAAATATGTGAAAAAAGATTTATGGGTGTTAGATACATTAGGAACTAATTTACTAGATATATTAGCCCTCGATTTTGTAGATAAAACACGAACAACATGTAATCATATTATTGAAATTTACAACATATTTGGAATAGAAGCTGCTCGACAAAGCATATTTGATGAGTTTTCAGAAGTGATTGAATTTGATAGCACATATATTAACTATCATCATTTAACCATGTTAGCAGATAGAATGACATGTAACGATAAAATGGTATCAATTTTTAGACATGGCATTAATAATGATGATATTGGCGCAATTGCCAAAGCATCATTTGAAGAAACACCTGAAATGTTTTTAAAAGCCGCAAAACACGGTGAATTAGATAATATGAAAGGCGTTTCTGCCAATATTATGTGCGGACAAGAAGGATATTATGGAACAAGCTGTTTTAAAGTTTTGGTAAATAATGATGTATTAATGTCATTCCCACCAGAACCCACGGACACAGAAAATGGATTAGATGAAGAATTAGACCAAGATGAATTATTAAACAAATTAAAAGAAGACTCTAATGATGAATGTAATAAAAATAATTTACTAATCGAGTCATCAATTTCTAGTATTAAACCAGTCATTATGGGAACAAGTGAAGACTACGAATTAGACTTTTAAACTATAAAAAAAATAATTTATAAAGTAATTATTATAAATTATTTGTCAGGTATCACTTTTATTAGCATAGAGCATATACTTTTTTAATATTTTTGTTTGTTATGTTATAATTTATTTTTTGTATGGTTCACATTTTTTTGTTACTTTGTTACGCCGTTTTCCATTAGGACAACGTTTATATTTTTTTGTTTTATTTGGAACGGCAATATCTAGTTGTTCTTCTGCTTTTTCTGCTTCTTCTGCTTTTTCTTCTCTCAATGGCTCTTCTGCTTCTATTGCTTCTTGTGGTGGTTCTGCTTCTATTGCTTTTTCTTCTTCTGCTTCTATTGCTTCTTCTGCTGGTTCTTCTTGTGGTGATTCTTGTGGTGATTCTTCTTCAATTGCTTCTACTTCTTCTTCTATTATTGGTTCTTCTGCGTTTGCCTTAGCAATACTTTTCTTTAATTTTTTTTGTTTATATACCGTATTGGTTGCTTTTATTATATTATAATTATTTATAAAATCTGCCAATACGTCAGTATAAAATTGTAAATGTTTTTTCAAATTGCTATATAATTTATAACTTTGCGAATCTTGTAAATCAGTGCTTATGTTAAAAATAAAAGACTGATTATTAAACATTAGCTTATAGTTATGTTTTTTGTCGCGTGAATACACACTTGGAACTTTTAAAAAATAATAATCATCATTTAATTTATTAATATTACATATTATATACTTTATTTCTGTGCTATTGGTAATAGATATATCAATAGCTGTATTACATAAAAATATTATTGGTAAATCATATTCTTTAGATAATAAATATATATCTATAAAAGTTACATAATATTCATCACTAGTTATGTAATCCTCCATTTTGATTTGACCATCTATAACTTTTTGCATGTTATTTTTTTTATTATTTTTCAATAATATATAATATAATGTTTCAATATTTGGGTGTTTAGTATATAATTGTATTAATTTATTTTTTAAATCAAGTATTAGTAAACTATCATTTTTTGTGTGATATTTTATTAGCATTAAAATTATTTGAAAAGAACAAACATTATTAGTTATGTCAAACATTAATTGATAAACCATTGTCTTAAAATTAGTATGAATGCCTTCTGCTATTACATTTTTACTTATAACACAATTATGTGTTTTGTCAATATATTTATCTAATAATTGAATAGATGCATTAGTTTCGTGGTCTTCGTCTACATATTCAACATATGTTTTATCATATTGTTTTCGTTTTTTTTCTTCGTTCATCACGCCTTCTTCGCCTTCGCCTTCTTCGCCTGCTTCGCCTTTGCCTTCTTTGTTCTCAATTTTTTCTGATATTAATTCGGACTGTGTTTTAGGAGTTTGTAAAATAGTTAGTATGTCTTTTTGTGTATTACCTTTTGGAATAGGAACAATTGTTAATTTTTTAAGAGTGTTTAATTTTTTACTATTATAATAACCCAAAGTATCAAATGTTTCATTAAAATTGCTAGTTCTATTTGTTATAACATTAGTAAAATAATCTAATGTTAATGATGATTGAAATAATAAAAGTTCATTGTCTAAAATATTGTAGTTTGTAGAACCGTAACTAAAGGTTTGATTGTCTTGAAAAATAAATTTTTTGAATTTATTATATCTCACAAATTCATCAGCTAATCGCGTATAATATAATATTTCATTTGACTCGTTATTTATTAGATTAGTAATCGGAATAATTAAAGAGCAAACATCATTAGTTTTCATACAATAATTTGTATTACATTCTTCATCGTTTAAACACAAAGATAATTCTTTAATTGAGTTAAGTATTTTAGAATCATAATTAGCAAAAATAATATATTGAGAACCAACTTCTTTTAATATATTGTAAATTTGTTCTATTTTATCCAAAAATACCAACGAATTTGTATTAATTATTTTTCTTAATACATTTTTATATATACTATGTTTGTTCATGTTTAACACTTTTTTAAATGTATTTTTGAAATTATTGTAAAATAGTGTTTCTAATTTAATATTATTAACAGCATTAATACGATCATTATCTTGTGTGTTAGAAGTTACTATTTGTTTATCCACAAATAAATAGTCTTTATTTTGTATTACTTCTAATTCATCATCATTATTAATTTCTGGATATGAAATCAGGACAAATTGATTGCCTAATGTTAATATTCCCACAATAGAGTTAGCATCTTCTATTTTATACAATGGCTTACATATAATTTCTTGTTTACTTAAGTTATATATTTTTTCTAATAATTGTTTAGTATTATTATAGTCATTATAGTCATCTTCAGTAAGATCATCTATTAGCTTATATGGAATATCTGGATATTCAGATGAAATAGCCGATGGATAACAAGGAATAAAGCCGTGTTCTCTCAACTCCTTAGTTTCACTTTCACTTTCATTTTCTTTATCTTTGTCTTTTTCACTTGAACTATTAGCATCAACTATTAATAGTCCAATAACTTTATTTGAATAGTCAACCACTTGATATGTTATTTCATATTTTAATTTTAAAAGAATAGTAATTATTCTGGTTACGCTTATATTTGGTTTAAAATTGTATGAACTACTAACACTCTTATCTATTGTGCTATTACATTTATTGATTGCATTTTTAATATTATACAAAATTATTGTGAAATTTTTGAAAAATGGATCTTTATTTATAAAGCTAAAAAATTTTGTAATAGAATAACTAACATTATCATTTATTAAATAAATAGGCTCGTAATTTTCATCATTTTTAATCAACAATAAGATTTGTTTTTTAATATCTAAAAACTCAGTGCTATAAGTTTGTTTAGGACATAATACTTTAACATTGTCTGTAATATCTTCATTTGTTATATCTAAAATAATTAAGTTTATTCCATTTGGAAAAAGCAGTGGATTACTTTTACATATAATATCCCATAAGTATGTGTAATTTATTAAATTAGAACTGTTTAAATAGTCTTTAAAGTTGGTAAAACTATTTATTATTTTTTTAAATAATATTATGCTAGATGGAGTACTAGAAAATTTGCTATATAAATTAGAAGACTTATAACTTTCTATGTCTATATTATCTATTAACTCGTTAAAATTCTTAGATCTAAATATATGTGGTAAATTTCCATTATTATATTTAATAAAGTCATCAATAGTAAATGCGTTTGTTATTATTGTTTTCATTTCATTAATACTAATTGTTTTCGTATTATTATGAACTAATGTGCCATAAAGATCAGCAATACAAGCAATAAAAGATTGATTTTTGCTAGTTTCAACACCATAGCGTAAAAAACACTGATAATTCTTTTTAAGCGTGTTTGGTGTTTTTTTGGTTACACATTTTTCATTATCAACTTGTAAAAATTTTTGTATTTTAATAGGAAGAAATCCTAGCTTATTTTTTTCTAATGTTTTATCTGGACCTAAAATATAATTTAAATATAATTTGTCATCACTATTAGCAGCTTGAGTGCTTACATCTAAACACTTATTACGTCTTTTTACTTGTTCTTTAGTTTTTGATATATTATTATTAAAACAGCACGGAAGACAAAAGCCATTTCTATTATGTTTATCTTTTAAAAACCCAGGAACATGTTCTACATACTTACCTTTTTCATCAATGTGATGTTTAGCATCAGTAAATTCCATTATTGTTCCATCATAAGTACCGTCTTTATTTTTTTTTGTAATAAGTGTTCCATAATCTCCACTGTGTACTTCTTTTTGTGTTAAACTAGTGTTTTCTTTTAAACTCCAATACCGCGGACATATATAATGATATTTTTTAGATTGTGTTCCATATTCAAAACTTTCAGTATAAGAACCTGGATGATTTGCGTCTATATATTCTTTTTCTTCTTGTGTCAATATAACTGGCTGTTTTTTTACATTCCAATTACATAATCTAGAATATTCTTCAAATAATGAATTTTTTTCAGTAGCAAATAGTTTAGGTTCTCTATTAATTAATCGTTTTAAAATAGGATTGCTTTTTTCTGATTTTTCTTTTACTTTAGTGTCGTCTACTTTAAGATTCATTTTTTTAGAGTCGCTAGTTGTAGTTTTTAGTTCAGTTTTTACTTTATCTTCGTTTAAGTCTTCTTTATCTTTATTTAAGGTCACGTCTTCTTCATCGTCATCATCTTCGTCGTCTTCGTCGTCTTCGTCGTCTTCGTCGTCTTCATCGTCTTCTTCATCTTCATCGTCTTCTTCATCTTCATTAATAGTACTAATTTTTTTGTCCTGTGTTTTTGTTGTTTTTTCAATTGGTTTTTGTTGTTGTTTTTGTATATATTTACTATCTTCTCTGCTATCTTCGTTTTCTTCGTTTTCTCCGTCTTCGCTTTCACTTTCATCTTCGTTTTCATCTTCTTCTTCTTCATCGTCATAAGTTAAAAGTCCAAAAATATTATTGTCATCTTCAAACATAGTAGTTTCATCATTTTCTAATAATGCGTTCATTTTTCTATTTATTATTTCACTAGTTTCAACCTCTTTAAAATTGGTCTCTTCTAATGTTTCATCAAGATTTATAGCCCCTGTTAATTCACGCACATTTTTTTCTTGTTCTTCATTTATCAAATTATATATTATTTTAACTAGTGAATCTAAATAAATAGGAATATGATCTAAATAATAAATAGCGTCAATATTTTCTACACTAATAGAGAGATTTGAAGCGCCAATCTTTTTAAATACCGTTTTAAATCCGGGGTTATTCTTTATTACTAGTTTTTTAGAATTAAATGTGGAAGTTAATAATTTTAGTGAATTATAAACACTCACAAGCTTTAACTTAGCATTTTCAATTGTTAATTTAAAGTTCTCTTGTAATTTTGCTAAAATAACACCATCACTATATTCTTGTTTAATCAATTCTAATACAAATGCTTCTTCCGAATCCATTACATTAAAATTCGATACATGTTTATAACGCATTGTTATTTCATTGCTCTTCCGATTTAATATATTAAACAATAAGTATATTGAGTTACCAATAGGTTCAATAGTTAGTTCCCCTTTTATGTTTATAGCACAAGCATAATTGAGAGAATTTATTTGAATATTACTTGCTTTTAAATTACTAAATAAATCAATAGTAGTGCTTACTACTAAATTTTTTATGAATTTAATAATTGGATTTACACCATTAAGTATTAAATTATTTATTAGCTCAAGACTAGTTATTTGTTTTAATCCCAAATTAATATTTATTAATCCAGACTCATATAATACTATATAAAACTCATCTACATTTTTTATAAAGTCCTCTTCTGTTGAAGAGAGATAAAAACTAATGGTGTTGGTTTTTCCTAAAGACCTAGCATACTTTAATATTAATGTTTTACTTAATAAAGGATATTTATTAGTTTTACTAGTGCTAGAACAAAATATTCTATATATATTTTCTAGCTTTTTACCAGGATTATATTTGATTAAAGGATAGTTTAGTGAACTATGAAACAATTTAAATATTGTTTCCAATGAAATATTCGAATCAAATTTATTATTTATGTTTAAATTAATATAATTTACACCCTTAGTACTATAATTTAGCTCTTCTGATACATTATTAATTGAATTTAATAAATATATTAATTTGTTTTTGTTATCTAAATTAATATTACTTAATATAGCATTTGTTTCTTTTATTAGATTTATTTTTTGTGAATAAAAGTTCGCATTATTAAGTATATTGTTTTTATATAAAAATACATAATACAACTTTATTATTGATTCTTCTTCTATAGTAGATTTTTTAAGCTTGAAAAAATCACTTGCTAAACATATGTTGAGACTATTATTATATATATTATATTCAAATAATAAATTGGAATTATTTGTACTAATATTGTCACTTAATTGAGTTGATGTGCTAAGATTAATATAATAATAGGGATTAACTATATAGTCTAGCTTTTTATTTAATACGCTTTGTCCTAATGCTATATATTCTTTGAATGTTGTTAACGTGATTTTAGTCAAATCGTCATAACTATATGTTTCTTTTATTGTATCATATGTTGTGTTAGACTGTAAGCTAGTCAATATACTTTCATTTTCATAAATATTTGCCAAATATTTAATAATATTTGAATGTGTTAACTCTATTTTGTTATTATTGGTTAATGTATTAAATAAGTCTTGGCTATTGTATATGTGTTCTACTAACCCATACATATATAGTTCTTCAAAGCAAATTTTTTCATCTTCATTTACAATAGAATTATAATGAGCTATGAATTTTAATTTTATAGTTTCAATAGAGTCATCATAATTTATAACATCATTTACAAAAATAATTGTTCCATTTGTTGTTTCCATAATGTTTAAATCATAAGTATTTAAATCCTCGCTAAAATGCTCTTTATATACACTACTTTTACTAAATGTGCTATAAGTGTTAAAATTTTTGTTTAGTTCTTCAATACTTGGAAGACTTGATGCGACTGCTTCAAGTGATCCATATTTATTTTTAATAAATAAATATAATTTACTGTAAGTGTTGTTATTATTTATATAAATTTTAAATATATTTGACATTTATATAAATAGTAGACTATTATTTTATATATATATATGATTATAAATATTATTGTCGCATATTGTAATAATAATGGAATTGGTAAAGACAATAGTTTAGTTTGGAATATTAAGAGCGATATGGCTAAATTCAAACAATTAACTAGTGGCACCGGTAATAATGCCATTATTATGGGAAAAAACACATTTGTAAGTTTAAATAATGAATATGGATTAGCAAATCGAGATAACTTAATTTTATCTAAATCACTTAAAATAGCTAAATATATTGGCAAAAATTTAGTACAAAGTTTTGAAAGCGTTCAATCTCTCGAAGAGTTTGTGAAAACACAAAATTATGACACAATTTGGGTAATTGGTGGAGAGCAAATTTATAGATTATTTTTAGATAATTATAAAAAAGACGATACCAGTATTTTTAATATTTCAAAAATTTATATAACATATATAAATAAAGACTACGAATGCACGTCATTTTTTCCAGATCTAACACAATATACAAGTAAATATAACTTACTTTTTTACAGTAAAAAAGTACACGGGAATGCATACGCTAATAATAGTTCTAACGATCCAACTATTTCTAATAGTTATACTATATATGATATAATATATGTTTTTGTATAATCTTAATTTTAATTTTTTGTTTTAATTTTTAGTTTTAATTTTTAGTTTTAATTTTTAGTTTTAATTTTTAACCTTTAAATGTCATAATATGGGTTGTCGCTAATATTCATACCACAATAGCGTGCTGGATTTTTTTTATAATCAATTGGATTATAAATATTTATTTCTTTTGCTTCAGTAATAATAAATTTAAAATTTTCCCAAAATTCATCATTATGTCCTATAGACTTTGTAGCAATATGACTTACTTCATGTAGCGCAACATACATTAACGTATTAATATCTATTAAACGACCTTGACTATTTTTTTCTGTATCTAAACAAAAGGCTAATTTCTCTCCTTTATTTTCGCTATATGCTGTAAATTCGCTTGTTGGTAATGTTTCATATATTTTTTGTGGATTATAACCTTTAATTAAGCGTTTTACATTACCCTGATTTGGATATTTTTTTGCTAAATGATTTACTAATTTATTTAAATTAATATTTACTTGAGCCAATTTATTTGCTGATAATTGAATTTTATTTCTATCACGAACACAATATGTGGTGCCATTTATATCTGAAATAATACATCTTAAATTAAACGAATCACTATTTATATACAATTTAATAGCAATAATTATTATAAATGTTAGTAACAATAAATTAAGTATATTATTGCTAAATAATGAACTCATTTATATTTATATAAAATTTTATAATAAAAAATATTAATATAAAATTTTATCTTATTTATGTTACTTTATCTTACTTTATCTTACTTTATCTTACTTTATCTTAATTAACAATATTAAAATGTCTTAGCATTTACATACTGGATCCTATTTCTAATGGTCTTCTAAAGGTATCTGTTTCAATTGTAGAAATATTCCAAGGGCAATTTGTATTTGTTCTTGGATTTGCTGGTTCTGATCTAATTTGTAAATTTGAATTTCTTAGACTTGAACCTTGTGTATTGATTCCAACTAATTGTGTGGGATTTAATAAGTTAATATTTCTTAAATCAGAACTGCTTACTGGATTTAGATTGGACCAGTCGTTTGCTGAACTATTTGGTAATAAATCCGCGGGGTTGGACACAGCTTTTGTTGAAATTAATTGGTTAATAGCGCTAGCACTATCTGCCGATGTAGCTATTTGTGAATTTGAATTACCATTATATGGCGCATAAGTAGAATTGCTGTTTGTAATTGACTGCGAAGATACATTTTCAATTGATGGGTTAGATGAATATGAAGAAGGATTTAATGATGTCATAGGTGACTGTAATATATTTTTACCCTCTGAATATTTATAAAAAGCATATACAACAAACAATAAAGCAATAACTCCTAAAACATGTTCGTTCTTAATTCCTTTGCTTATTTTATTTAAAACTGTCATTTTATATAAAATAAACAATAAAAAATTTTCAATAATAATTAATTAATATAATTAATTATATTGCTAATAATTACTAAAAATTACTAATAATTACTAATAATTACTAATTAACGCTAATTTACACTAATTAACGTTAATTAACACTAATTATTGCTAATTATTACTAATTATTACTAATTTATTGGCAATAATTAGTAATTATTAGTAATCACTTTATAATTTACTTTCTTCATCACTAGATGAACCATCAAGTGTATTTAAATTATACTTAACTTTTATATTTTTTGCTTCTAAAAATGCTTGAATAGCATTTTGTCTTATTTCTTTTGCTTTTTGTTTTGCTTTTTTATATATTTCTAAATATATACTATCGTGTGTTTTAAGTTCAATTGGTTCATTGTTTACAATAATATTATCTAAATCACATATTTCAATAACATGATTATTTTCTAAAGCATTGGAATTACTATTTAATACATTGCTAGCTTCTGAAATTACTCTAAATGAATCTTCATTATTAGTTAATTTAACTTCTTCTTTAACAATTGAAGAACATGCTTCTTCTTTAACAATTGAAGAACATGCGTCTTCTTTAACAATTGAAGAACATGTTTCTTCTTTAACAATTGAAGAACATGCTTCTTCTTTAACAATTGAAGAACATGCGTCTTCTTTAACAATTGAAGAACATGTTTCTTCTTTAACAATTGAAGAATTTACGTCTTCTTTAACAATTGAAGAACTAATGTCTTGTGCACTTATACAAGAAACATTAGTAATATTAGTAAGATATTGAGATTCGATGTTAATTTCATCATCTTCACTAGTATCATCTTCATCATTTACAGAGCTTGTGTCATCATAAATAACTTTATTATTTTTTAAGTCATTTACTTTTTTTAAGTCATTTACATTAATTTTTTTATTTTCTACACTGTTAATAGGTTTATTTAATTTAATTAATATCTGATTTTCAAAACTATCGCAAGGATATAATATCATAAATTGGACCAATATTATATCAATAATAAAAGAAGACTTTGAAAACTTAATCCCGTTTATATTTATTAATGGTACAATATCATTAACTTTATCATATTCTTCTAAAGTTATTTTTTTTTCATTTTCATCATATATAATAATTTTATCTTGCTTAATTGATGTTTTTATCAAGAATTTTTTACCAGACTTATATGACCTCATAATTGGAACAACATATTCTTGAATATCATCATCGGAAATGCTTTTAGAATCATAAAACCACAATTCTTTATTTGCACATATTTCTTTAACACAATGACTTTCTAGATTTTCAAAAAATTCTATTACTTCTTTATTATTGCTCATAAATTCTAAATCACAAAAACATTTATTATTAGTATTTACAATACCTTGTTTTGTATTACATTTAGGTAGTTGAATATATAGATTATTTTTTGTAGGATTATTTATTTTACTATAATAATTATTACCACTTATTAGAGAAGGATTTTCTAACCTTACTAAATTAAAATCAAAATCAGATGTAAGTTCATATATTTTGTTATTCATTTAATTAATTTAAGATAATAAAAATGTAATTAAATTTGTGCGCATTACTATTTAAATATTTAAATAGTAATATTTTAAATACTAATATTTTTAATATTATGTTGAAAAATGCGCTAGCCAATCAATGTATTAACTTTCTAAAAACAGAAGAATCCAAAAAAGAATTAAAAGAAATATTCTCTCCTGTTTTAGAATATTTTTTGAAAGAAATAAATATATATTTGTATTTTTTTATATTTTTCATATTTACCAGCTTTATTTTACATTTAGGAGTTTTACTTTTATTAATTCGTTATAATATTAAATTAAATAAACATAGTATTAGAACAATTGAGTAATTTTAATTATTTTAATTATTTTAATTATTTTAATTATTTTAATTATTTTTATATATATTATTTATATAAACATAATGAGAGAAAGAAGCAAAAGAAGAAAGAGTAGAAGAAGTGCCAATGGGGGGTCATCATTGTTTGATTTACTAGTTCCTGCCGGATTATTTGCTGCTACAGACTTTATGAAAAAAAGAAGTAACAAACATGTTCGTTCTAGAAGCTACCTTACACAAAATAGTAATAGAAAATCAAGAAAACGTAGATACTAATTTTTGAACTTTTTGAGTGTTTGACTATTTAACTAATTAGCTAACTAATTAGTTAATTTCCACACATTCCATTTTCTCAATTAACAATTCGTATAAAATAGTTTTAGCACAATTAATATAATTAATTGGTATACTATTTTGATAATAATTAATTGCTTTTACTAAATTGTCTACATTTCCATTATCTATTGCGTTGTCAATAATAATAATAAACTCGTCAATAGTTTGTATGCTCATAATATATTAGTACTATATTACTAAAGTTATAATAAATCAATTTTTTAGAAGCAAAGTATTAATAAAACAACTTAAAGACACAAACAAAGTAATTTAGTAATGAGTATTGAAGACAAAATTAAAAGGTGGGTGGTCTTGGATAATCAAGCTAAACAATTAATAAGTCAAATACAACTATTAAAAGATGAAAAAGAGGAGTTAACAAATCATTTAATACAGCATTTTGATAATGCTAATAAAAAATATCCTATTATTAACATAAGTGATGGGAAACTTAGTTTTATACAAGTAAAACAACCAAATGGACTAAGTTATAAATTTTTAGAGCAATGTTTTATTGAATATTTTAGTAGAACTAACAATGGCACAAATGCTAATGGCACAAATGCTAATGGCACAAATGCTAATGGCACAAATGCTAATGGCACAAATGCTAATGGCACAAATGTTAATACAAATGTTAAATCACTATTAGACTTTATTAAATCAAACAGAACATATAATATTAATAAAACAATTAAACGAGTTTATAATTGAAGTAATTTAATATAACTCTATTATATAAATGTATAGCGCTATAAATGATTTATATAAAAATATAAATGATTTAGATAAATCAAATAGTTTACTAAAGAACTTGTATATGTTACCAGGATTTAATATAACAGAAACCAATAATAGTGATACAAATTGTGTTAGTTCAACTGATTCATCAAAAGACAATCCAGTAATGAAAGATTCAATGTTTATGAAACTACTAGGATTTTTTGACAATACAAAACCCAATCAAACACAAAAAGTAAAACCTAAGCTTAAGCTGTCTAAAAAACAAGACAAAACATTTACACGAAAACAAACACAAACACAATCTCACTCACAAAAACAAAAACAAAAACAAAAACTCAAAACAGAATCTTAATAGTGCATATTCCGTTTTTTGGTGTAACGTTTTGCTTTTTTCTTATAATGCTTTGTTTTTCTTTTATTGCATCTTCTATATTTTTTAGTGTTTGTTCCGCCACCAGAAGAAATACTAGAATAAGTTCTAGGGTTATTCTTGTTTCTCCGCTTCCTTCGCCGATGTCTTGGTTGATCTTGAGCCCTCGCTGGATTATCATCCCGTGTCAACATATTGTCTTTCCTACTCGTCGCCTTTGCTGCCGCCCGAGGTGACGCGGGAGGCAACACTGCCGCTATCGACTGGCCCATCTTCACCGCCATCTCCTCCGCCCGAGCCCTCACCGCCTCCACCGCCGCCAACACTTCCGCAGCCGCTGTCGCAGCCGCTGTCGCAATCTGATCCAATCTCTTTAGCTCCGCCGCCGCCGCCTCCGCCTCCGCCGCCGCCGCCTTCGCTGTTTTTAATGCCTCATCCGCCTCCGCCACCGCCGCATCATACACATCACGCGCCGCCACCGGGACCATCCCACCCACCTCCCTCGCCGACTCCGCCTGATCCGCCGCCGCCGTCGCCGCCTCAGCAGCAGCAGTCACCACCTCCATCGCTACGAGTGACTCGATCACCTGTATTATATGATTTCGCTTTGCTTTTACAAGCGCTGCTTGTGTGTTCGTTTGTGTTTCCTTTGCATATGTAATAACCGGTTTGCTATCTACATTTATAACCAATTTATTTAGTTTAGTATAAGACTCAACTACTGCTCCCGCCTCATCCTTTAACTTGAAGATCCTATTCTTCGCCAAACTTTTATAATAGTCAATGGTATAATCTTGTTGTAAGTCCGGCATATTAATATGTTATAATATAATATTTGCAATATTAAAAATAATACTAAACAGACACTTTAAACCAATTATTATTATTAAATGGAGTTATTAAAATATTGCTTATTCTATCTTTCCAATATTTAACACGTTGTTCAAATAATAATTCTTTATTGGTTTTTGGATATAGATCTTTATCTATATATTGTTTTTCTAATTCACTTTGTTTGGGTTTTACTCCATAACAATTTGACCCTAAACGTGTATGAGGATTAGGAACATATCCACCATTTATTCCTGGTAATCCACAATCATATTCATGACCTTCTTTTCCTTGTAATACACGCCAATCACTTTGGCTTGTTGGATATAAACCAAGTTGATCTTTAGTCCATCCATAGCTACACCAGCTTGCGCCCTTAGTTTGTGATTCTCTTAACTGATCGTATGTTGCCATTTCACCCTCAAAAGCATTACATACAGCTTTAGCATCATGATATGTAAATCTATTACCTGGGACATGATATACCTCACTAAAATTCATACATATATCTGGACCGCTAATTGTAGACTTTACTCTAATTTCGGGCTCCACTGAAAACATATTTTTAATTTCTGTTACAACATTAATATTAAAAAAATAGGCCAATCCATTTACAAAGATTAATAATATAAACATTCCCCATAACAGTGCTTCTAAAATAAAATATGAACCAGAAGGTTCATAGTCATAGTCATAATCATCATCACTGGTCAAAGATTTTCCTAAAAAACTAAATAAGATGTAATACACTATTATAATTATTATTAACACCACTAATACAAAAGGATTAGTGCCTAAATTATTTAAATTATTATAAAAATCTTCAGTCACATTATTAAATAATGTCATAATATTATATATAAATAATATATAATATTATTGATTACACAAAATATTAAAACTTATTAAAACTTATTAAAACTTATTAAAACTTATTAAAACTTATTAAAACTTATTAAATAATGCCAACACCATTATACTTTTCTATAACAATAACAATAAGCTTTTGCGCTAATTAATGATGCTTCACTAATTTCGGTTACAGTCGTATCATTATAACTATACCATTTTTGATTTGCGTTTTTAACATATGAAGTATAATGCCCCCCTTGAACGCCTCCACTATGATTACATATTCCAAACAATTCATATATACAATTTGTCTTATTATATCCTAATTCATAATTGCCAAAATCAAGACCACATAGTGGGGTTTCTATAATATTATTTAATTTACGATTATTATTATCAAATCGTTTAAAATCAACTATCAATATAGTTGGTAAACTCCAAAATTTAATACATTTTTTTACAGATTCTTTCTTATGTGTAGCTTCATTAAACCACGCATTCTCATTTTCCAATACTTCATCACTTGTATACAAATCAAAACAATCATAAATAGTATATGTTTTAGAATTATTAACATCGCGTGGTATAGGTAGATTTATTACACTAAAACTCTCTGGTGTAATGCTATAAATTTTATTTTCCTTAGTATTTGAAATAATTAATGATACATGTATTCCAAAAAATAATTGTAATAATTCTGAATAGCTATTTGAATAGTTATTTTTTATCATAACATAACATTTTTTTGCTATTTCATCTATATTATTTTTTGACGTTCCAACTATATTAATATCTACTTTACGCTCAATACCTTCATGAAAACAGTCAAATAAAAAAATTAAAAACTCAGGTAAATCATTTTGAGCATATCCTGTAAATAGTTCTCTATTTTTTACTTGTGCCATATGTTGAATTGCTCTTATAAATCTATTTGGACTAATAACACAGTTACTAGCCCACATTAAGTCTTTTAGCTGCTTCCACTCATAAAGTAATAATGATCTTTCATCATTATTTATATTAATATTTTCAAGAATTTCATTAAATTCATAACAATGTGATAATATTTGCATACATGCATTAATATAACATGTATTTCCTAAATTACATAATCCAGTTAACCCTTTATTATTATATTTACTAAGTAAGCCATTTGAAGATATTACTTTATAATTAATAGTAGATATCATTATGTAGTTATAAATATATAAATATATACTTGTATATTTATATATATTTAAATAATTAATTAAATAGTTAACTATAATATTAACTATATTGTAGCTATGAATCCTAATTATAATCCCAATTACAATCCTAGTAACTTTGAATTAACTATGTTAACTAATTCAATGGTTTATTTAAATAATTATATAAGAACAGTTAATTCCAGTATTGAATATTTAAATAATGCTAGTGCAAATATAAGACACATGCAAGAAACTATGTATTATCATTATCACGCTAATAATTATCAAGTAATGGTAAATAATACAGAATTATTTGCCAGAGCTAATAATGGACTAGCAAATAGCGTAGCAAATAGCGTAGCAAATAGCGTAGCAAATAGCGTAGCAAATAGCGTAGCAAATAGCGTAGCAAATAATATTAATATAATTGAAGATTTAAATTTAGAATACTTTGAAGAATTGTCACTGCGTAATTTACAAACAATTATTACCAATAATGTAACAGAATGTAGTTTTTGCTCATTGTGTGAACCATTAAATGAGTCTTGTTCTATAACGCATGAAGATTTTTTACCACAACATAGAGTAACAAAAATTAATGGATGTGGACATATATTCAATTCAAAGGCTATTAATGAGTGGTTACTTACACATCAATCATGCCCTAATTGTCGATATAATATATTGTCTGATTCCAATATTATTTCTTATAGTGTTCAAGAGTCTGATAGTACATTTTATTTTAATATTGAAGACCTTATAAAGTTTTTTCGCTTTATAAATCAATCGTCTTAAGTAAAATAATATAGTTAATGCGTTTAGCTAACAATTTATTATTTTCTAATGCTATTTGTTTTAGTAGTTTACTCTTTTTTTTATTATACTTTGCTAGTTTTTCTTTTGAGTCACTATAAATAGTTGGTTGTGTTTTTAGTAATTCTTTAAATTGTAAAATTTCATCACATTCATTCTTATATAACTCTTCAAGTTTGGCAATTTTATCAAATTTTTTTCGTAAGTCAATACATAACTTATGTGAATCATTTTTTTTTGAATAAGCAATTTTATGTAATCGTATTAAATAATTCTTATCATTATTACATGCTTTACAATAACTTGACTCAGACTTCTTTTGTAAATTATATAATTTACAAATATGTGGATTATTAGCATTAGCATAACTAAATAATAAATAACAATTGTTATTTTTTTCAGATAAAATAGTAGGGCTCCTAGAGGTTATATTAGTGTTTTTGCCATTATTATTATTTTCTCTCAAATGTAATTGTAAAATTTCAATAGCTTTTAATAGGCTATTCATTTATAGTAGACCAAATAGCAATAATATAATTAATTATCAATTTTTATATACTAATTAATTATACTAAACACAAATAAACTACATTTTCCTTCGTAATAATGCACCAAAAGGGCTCCAATAGGGTAATATAATTGATTTTTGATTTAGTATTGATATTAGTTTTTTTGGTAAATATTTTTTATCTATTACTACTTCAAATGTATAATCTTTAAACCATGACTCAGACATATAATAATTTCCATCATAGTCCACAGCATCATCTTTTTCAAACATTTTATCTCCCCATGAATTTTCAACAAGAAAGCCATTAGTTTTCGAGTTATTTAAGTTATAACCTTTTATTACCATCGCATGGACAGGAGCTGTTTGTCTATAATTTAATGAATCACATTTAGCCATTGCATTATTAAATCCAAAAATTGAATCATAGTCAAAAGCTTCTTTATCCATAAAACTATGTTTATGTGAAATATACTTGTCAATATCAAGACCGATCCATACCGCTTCCTGATTATCTATAGATTTTTTTGTAGCATCAATTAAATAGTCAATTGGAACATTTATTAGACCCCGTCTTTTCTCTCCTAAAACATCGAATGACAATTGCACGTCATATTGTTTAAAAAAAGGCGCTTCTTTACACGGATAATTTATTAGACATACTTTATTTTTCGCATTATATGGAACATATTTTTTATAAAAGTCTAGTGGACTAACATTTTTAATTATTTTAGCTTTCTTTGATTCTTTTGATTCTTCGTAATATTCCCAGGTTATTTTAGTTGGTGGTTCTCCTAAAAACACAACCAAAATTTTATAGCATTCTAATAACATAGAGTTTAATAATGCATTTTTATTTTTTATAAGTTCATTTTTGGGTGTAGTTTTGATTTTATGAGCACATTTGCGTATAAAGTCATTATAAAAATTTCTAAGTTCATCCGAATTAGTGCTATGAAAATTATCATCCATATTTGTTTTAGGAACAATACCATATTTTTCAATTAAATTAACAAATACATTCCAACGACCACCATCATCAGTTAAATTGTCTAATATATGTATCAATTTAACTACTTTATCATTAGATTGAATAGTTTGTACACTTACATCATAAGTATCAATTATATAAGTAAGATAATAATTCGCTTTTTCTAATTTGTCAAAAAAAAACAAATAATTTTGTGAAAACTCAAAATCTGGAGCCAACTTGTATTTTTTAATCATTTTATAGCGAATGATATTTAAAAAGGCAAATATCCAACAACGACCACTTTGTTTTTGGTCGCTAATTTTTGACTGGACATCAATTAAATTTGTATAAGTTTTTTTCTTATCTTGAATATAATCACTTTTTAATAACACATTTTTAAAGTTGGTCTTTGTATTAAAATTTTTTAATATTTTATTTGTTTTATTTTTATTAAATTTTTGTGAAAACTTTGAAATTAACTTATATGTTAATTTATTAACCATATACTATTATTATATATAATAATATATAATATATTACTAGATTACATATATTATTTACATTCTTTTAAATAGCTATCAAATAATAGGCTTTTAATTTCTTTACATTTTAGTTCTTCTAGTTTTTTCTCAAATTTTTCTTGTTCAGGCCATTTAGTTCGTAATTTGTCTATTTCATTATACCACGATTGTAGTGTAATGCCGCGTTTTTTTTTAAATTCGCTCATATTTTCTAAATTTAACGCATAAAGTTGTAATAATGGTTTCATAATCTGATTACTAATATAATGAGCATAATCCAATTTCAAGTTATTTTGAATAATAAAATCAGGTGTCTCTATTTTTTCGCCTTGAAGTGCTTTTTTATTAGCATTTACAATATATGCATAATACATTCTATCACCTGAACTTGGTTTATTACCAATGTCTCGCTGACCGATTCGCTCAGCCAATACTTTATGTGCTATTTGATTGGGATTTTTATAATAGCTTCGTAAAGATTTAGTTACCAATAATTTTTCAATTGAATATTGTCCACCAATCAATTTTTCAAGACTCTCATTTAGAAATTTTATTGATTTAGTAATACTCTTTTCTTTCATAATAATATTTACAATAGTTCCATATATGTCTTTTACTAATGGAGCATTGTCTCTGCGTTTTAGCACAATACCCATATACTTTAGTTTGCCTTTTTCTATATTTTCTTCATATAATATACCAACATAACGTTTCTTGGATAATAATATCCAAGGCCAAAATGTTTTTTCATATTCTAAATCGTGTGGTTTTTTAAGAAATTGACTTGCTAAATTTCCCGCCTTTTTTGCTAGTTCAATAGTATAAATAAGAGCTTGATTATTTATAATTTTTTCATCGCTAATTGGATTCCTCAAATTAAATTTGAAAAACACTGAATCTGTATCACCATATACACATTCTGCCTTTGCCTTTACAATTGTTCCATCGTCTAATGTTACTAACACATCATTATAACATTCTTCAATAATTGCCCTTCCATAAAATAATAATTTACGACCAATAGCTGTTGTTGATGCGGCAACGTCCCCTTCATAAAATGCACTTGTAATTGCTCCCATTTGGCCATATAAAGAGTTGGCTGTTACTTTAATACTTAGTTGTCGCTTATCCAAGACGTTTTTCATAAATTCATCTTTTTCTAATAATATCAATTTTCGCGTTGCTTTTCGTGCAGCTAACAACTCCTCTAAAATAGCGGGCATAATAGCTTTACCGTCTTTATCTGGAAATTGCGCAAACCTACAAATTTTATAACCAATAATCACTTTTTTCTCGGCTGCCTTTGGACTAGGTCGCATATATTTATATGTATCATATTTCACATCAATATATTTATAACCCAAATCATATAAGTTATCGTAGCAATAATCTCCATGCTCAGATTTTTCCCCTGTTTCTTTAATTAAATTATTGTCTAAATCATATTCTTTAGTCCATACTTTTGAGTCGTGTGACAAATTTTCAGAAATAATAGACGACGGATAAAGGGAACTATAGTCAACACAAGCGACTGGCTCTTCTAAGTATATTCCGGTTTTTGGTGTAAAAACGTGAGCACCTTCATAACCTCCGCCTGTTTTTTGTTTATTTACAACCGGCATAAGCGTATTTTTTTCTCCACATTTTTTAGAAACATAGCTTTGTAGTTTAATTCCTTGTCCACGCAATAGTAAATAGCTTAGTGGAACATCACATAAATTTGACATTTCTACTTTGTCAGTAATTACATCTACTTTTAATAATAACCAAATAACATTGTCGCAATCAGCAAGACAATATTTACCAACAGTCCATCGGTCATAATCAGAACCGTTAGCAAGCGCAAATATTTCTTGTGGCGACACGTCGTCTTTTGCTAATCCCCAGTTATATTTGTAATTGGTCAAATCCAGTTCTTCTAGACCCTCAATCACAAACCATTGTTCGTCTTTATTAATTTCAATAATTTCAAATTTTTGCCCTTTTTTATATAAATTATTACTGAACCCTTGTTCGTCAAACTTTATATAACTTCCCACACTAATACCTGTAAGATTTTTGCTATATATTTTGGTGCTATTATTTTCATTATTTAACGCAATTTTACTAATAGAGTCACTAATAAAATAGCTTGATGTAAAGTCTAACTTATTAGAACTTAATGTAAATTCTTTGCGAAAAATGACACACATATCTATAATAATGCGACCAGGCATTTTTATAAATTTTAAATTATATTCGCCACTTGCTAATACAATCTTATTTGTTTCAATGTCTTTATAATCTTTTTTTGAAAGGTCGCTAGTGCTAGCGCTAGCGCTAGTTTTAGCCAATTTATCTCTATATTCAGCACGCCAATCATTTGAAATACATATTTCATTTTTGTTTCGCGAAAGTTTGAGAAATTCATTAACACAATTTAGCTCTTTAGATCGCTTATACATAAATTCAAAATCAAACCCCGTAATATTATAACCCGTAATAATATGCGGATTTTCGCTATTAATTATTTTTGTAAATGTTAATAATACTTCTTTTTCAGTTGATCGCTCTAATACAATTACCTTGTTTTCTTGTGCCCATAATAAATATTTATCAGGAATTTTACAACCACCTTTAACAATAATAACACGCTTATATGGTTTAGATTCAGTATAATTAATAAAACTTAAACCAATAAATGTAATTATGTCACCTTCTAATGGTGGAAAATTAGTGTTGCTAAATGCTTCAACTAGCTTTACTAATTTTGTAGCATATTCACAGCTGTTGTCCTTAATTAATTCTATTAATGTGGCATCTTTTTTATAAGCTTTTATTTTAGGTTTGCGTTTGCTATACTTTACTGGACTTTCAGTTTCCCCATCATTAATGCCTTCTTGTTCTTCTTCATCGTCTTCATCTTCATTTTCAGATTCTGAGTCAGCGCCTTCTAAAACTTCATCACTGTTTAAAGTATTATTATACTTTGCTGGGCTATAGTTTGTTAATTTATCTAACGACACCAATAGTTCCTCTAATGTAATACCTGTTTTCTTAGGATATACTTTTTCAATATAACTTAACTTGTCTTGTGTTAAATCAAACGCACTTAAAATCTCGTGTTTTAAGTTATTAAAATCATAATTGAGTTTGAAATTTTCGGAACTCGAATTGTAATTTTCAAGTATATTTGTTGCTAATTTTTTATAATTTTTAATTGGAATAGGAAAATCACCATGACTACTACTAGCTTCAATATCAAAGCTACATATATTGTATTTTACTAATGTCTCTTTTTCTTTATAATCATAAATATCTTCGTAATCAATACTATATTCATAAGAGCAATTTGTTGTCTTATTAGCAATAGTTCGCACTTTATTTGAAGGAATTTTTATCCATCCACTTGGACTAATGTGTTTTTCATGAAAGAATTTTAATAGTGGCGGAATATCTGCCTCATATAAATAACAATGTGTTATTCCAATATCATCACTATATTTATAACCATCTTCTTTTAATGTTCTTTCAAATTGACCTGATTTACTTGTTTTATCATCGTAAAATATTTTTTTTAATTTATTATATGCTCCAGTATTAGTAAATGAAATTTTAATGAAATTGTGTAATTTCTTATTATCAAAACCATACAACTTGTGCCGTTTTACTAACATACATTCAACTATTGAGTCTTCATAATAATTACCAACCAATTGTTTCATATGTCCTAGAAATTCATTTTTACGTTGGTCATTCCAGTTTTCGCTAACCATGATGTAGAAAAATGGATAAAACTTTTCTATAAATATGGATGCTGTCTTATTTGATGAATTTATTCCAAATGCCTGAATAATAAATTGTTTATTATCTTTATAATGGTTTCCTTTACTATTTTCCTCTAACACATTGTAATCATAACATTTAAAACACTTATATGTTGTCATATTATTTAATAAACTATTTAATTGCTAGTCTTTAAATTTATAATAACTTTTCAATTTTTTATATAATTTTTTTATATAATTTTTTATATAATTTTTTATATAATTTTTTTATATAAATTTTTATATAATTTTTATATAATTTTTTATATAAATATAAATAAATGTCGACTGTTCCTAAACTAATTTTTATTGTCCCATATAGAGATCGCGAAAAACAAAAGCAACACTTTTCTATATATATGAAATATATTATGGAAGACTATAACAAAGATGACTATGAAATATATTATAGTCATCAAACTGATTCTAGAATGTTCAATCGCGGAGCAACAAAAAATATTGGTTTTCTGGTTATGAAAGAAAAATATCCAAATGATTATAAAAATATTACTTTTGTATTTAATGATGTTGATACATTACCTACAATTAAAAATATATTTGATTATGTAACATATCCAGGAACAGTGAAACATTTTTATGGTTTTACTTTTGCTTTAGGAGGAATAGTTTCAATAAATGGAGGTGATTTTGAAAAATGCAATGGGTTCCCAAATAATTGGGGATGGGGACTAGAAGACAATGCTTTAAACGATAGGGTTCTAGAACAATCATTAACTATTAACAGGGACCAATTTTGGCCTATTAATTCTAAGAACATTATTCATTTATACGACGACCCCACAAGACTAGTTAACACTAGAGAACCATTGGCTTATATTAATGGTAAATTGATTGATAATTTAAATAATATAAGTAATTTATATTATTCAATTGTTAATAATGTAAATCAAGACACCAATAAAATAAGTAATGTAAATGAAGACACCAATAAAATAAGTGCTATAAAACAAAATGAATATATTATAAATATACATAATTTTGAAACATTAATTCCTAGCACTAGTACTTATTATAAACAAAATATGTTAGAAAATACTACACTAAATGCATATAAAACTTCAACGTTAATAAGAAGAAATGTTAAACCACGCTGGTTACTAACTAAGACTTTTAACAAATGAAATAGGGTTTTTATTCAACACTAACTACTTTTGCCAAGTTGCGTGGTTTATCTGGATTTATATGCTTACCTAATGACACCTCATATGCTAGTTTTTGTAATGTTATTATGTATAAAATTTCATTATAATAGTCAAGATTTACTAATAATATAAATTTGTCTTCACTTAATTTTAAGTCATCTATAATATTTTGAGAGTTTGTTATAACAAATATGTTTGTTTCTCGAGCAATTATTTCATAATATGTTGATTTTAAAGTATTTAGATCCTTAGTATTATGTATATCTATTAATAATAGTGTTAAATTTGAACTAGTTAACAGCGCAAATGGTCCATGTTTTAATGAACTAGCACTAAAACCTTCACAATGGATATAACAAACTTCTTTGATTTTTAAAGCACCTTCACATGCAATTGGATATAATTTGTCTTTTCCTAATATAAATATACTTGTTACACAATTGTTAATAATAAAATCTTTTAATTTACCAATTTTATTCATAAAATTTATATCATATAATAGTTGTCTTACACTATTTGGAAGAATTCTAAGAGTGTCTATTTTATTATTATTACTATAATAATCATTATTTACAAACCACATACTAAGTAAGCTTAATATTATTAACATGCTTGTAAATGATTTTGTTGAAGCAACACTAATTTCTGTTCCGGCATTCATATATATTCCACAATCCACTTCGCGCGCTATTAATGAATCTACTTTATTTATTATACCCAAAGTTACGCATTTCTTGGCTTTACAAATTTTCAAACAATTATATAGATCCATGGTTTCACCTGATTGTGATAAAAATACGCACAACGACGTACAATGATTTTTAATATTAGGCAAAATATTTTCGTTAAACTCACACGCATTTACACTTTTAACGCATACAAATTGTTTTAGTTCATTTAAATATAGCTCTCCTATTAATGAAGCATTATAACTTGTGCCGCAACCAATTAAATAAATAAATTCTATATACTTTATAATATTACTTATGTTATCTAATCCTCCCAATTTGATAATATTATTATTAATACGACCACCATAATTATATGCTTTTTGTAGTGTTTCTGGTTGTTCCATTATTTCTTTTAACATCCAATGACTATAATTTCCTTTGTTTTCAACTATATTTTCATAACATACTTTTTTAATAGTATAATTAGATAAATCAATTAAATTAGATAAATTAGATGAATTAGATGAATTAGATAAATTAGATAAATCATCGATTTGAATTTGGTCTATATCTACAAGTGACCTCATATTATTTATTAAATTAGCATAACTACCATTACTTATTTTAATAATATTATTATCCTTCAACGGAATATATTCACTTATTAAGCCAGCAAAACCATTTGTTTCTGACGTACATATTATAAAATCGTTATTATAACCTAATAATAATGGAGACCCTTTTCTTGTCACATAGTATGTGTCTAATTGTTTGGTATAAATAATTACAAGAGCCCACGTTCCTTCTAACTGACTTAGCGTTTTTTTTATTGCTTCTTCAATATTACATTCCATAACTATAATATAATATTCTATTAAATTAGCAATAACTTCGCTATCTGTATCGCTGTAAAAATTATAATTCTTAGATTGTAAAAACTCTTTAATTTCCATAAAATTATTTATTATACCATTATGAACTAGTATAATTTGATTGTGTTGTGATATATGTGGATGCGCATTAGCATCCGTCTTTCCACCATGAGTAGCCCATCTTGTATGACCTAGTGCTATTCTAGAAAACAGTTTTTGCTTGTATACTTGTTGCTGTTGTAAGTCATTTGTTTCATATAATGATTGTACTAAATCAAAACAATCATATTTTGGTGTTGATGCTTTTTTTATTACTTCAAACTTGCTTGTCAAGTCATTATAATAACATATTCCAATTGAGTCATAGCCTCTATTTTGTATTAATTCTAAACTATTAAAAATATGTTTTAATGAATTTTTTGTTTTTTTGGAATATATAAACGTTATTCCGCACATAACATAATATAAATATAAAAATTTTTATGTTTATATTATAAATTGTAGATGTTATAAATATTAGATGTTATAAAGACTACAAATAATAACCTTTTCCTGGTTTAAATATTTTAAAACGAGGCGTATAAGGAACTATGTTAACATAATTAACTTGTGTTGGTAAAGGGGTCTTATTACTTATGCTTTCTCTTAAATCTTCTATACATTGTTGAGATAGTCTATTGCGCCTATTTGACCTAACTAAATTAGCATAATTTTGCTTTGCTAATTTATTTGTTGTAAAAGTTCGATTATCTTTTGCAGAACTATGTTTATTTGCGTTAATTTTATTTTTAATTATCTCTTCTGTGCTATTCTTACATTGTTCATCTATTTGGTATTGGTTAATAAACCCACGTCCAATAATAGCATTTTCATCATATGCTTTAATTGATAATAGCTTTGGAATATTATTTAATCCAATAAGCCCTTGTATCATTTTTCTTGATAAATTACTACCATTTTTCTCTGGAATAATTATACTGTTTAATGTTGAAGTGCTTGCTCCTGGTAAAAGCTCAATTGCCTTAGATATTGTATCAACATTACTTGGATCTCTAATAATTTCAATATTATTATTTGGATATCTATAAAGGGGATTTGGATCTGTTTCTGGATTATGATATATATATATACATTCTATGTCTTTAAAATCGCGTTGTGGTGTTGTATAAATTAAACTCTCAAAGCTTATAGAATTAGTATTTATTAAGTTGTTATTATTAAGAATATCGAAAGTAAAAAATATATTAAAATAGACATCATAGGTAAATCTTACATCTAAAAGCACTGGTTTAAGTAGACTATAATATGAATTTTCAATAGTTATTTGAGTTTCATTTATAGAATTTAAATTGTTAGGTTTTGTTATACTTACTATATCAAAACTAATTGTATTGGTGCTATAAGTGCTATTAGTAGTGAAGTAATTAATATTTGGTTTTATAATGCTACCATATTCATCAGTGAATGCAAGATTATTAAACTCATTATAATAAGTTTGTAAGTTGCTAGTATCAAATAAATTAGTAAAATTAATAGTAAATATTTTATTAATACTGGTAAAAATATTATATATACTAATATTCTTCAAAAGTATATTTGCTACTAACTCAATATCATATAAATACTCAGTATCAATATATTGTTGAAGGCTATCATATTTTTTTTTGATATTAAGTGGATTATAAATAGAGTTAATATTAATATTTTCTACAAAGTTTATTTTACGTGAATCATATGGAAAATTAATGTGTTTATATATATCACTTTGAACAAGACCTGTTCTAAAATTCCCCAAAGATAAATAAATAATATATGTGTTCTCTTTTTTTGTAGTAAAATTAATAGGCTTTGATGGTGTTGACACTTGTACGTTTGAAAAATGTATATCAGAGTTAGCATCAAATAATATTTGGCTTTTTGTGTTTTTTACTAATACAAAATTATTTGTTTTGATCAAAAAGGTCTCAAAACTTATTGTCAGCATAGTACCAGGCTTATTTACATAACTCAAGTCAATTTCATAGACTATACTATTATTATTAATAGTGTCCTTTTTATATATATTATTATATATACTAAAAAACAAAGGGCTAGTGATTTGTGTTAATGATGTTATATCAGAAATATCACTAAATCTAGTAAAAGTATTGAGACTAGTATCTCTATATAAATTACTAGAGGCATCAGATGGTGTTATAGTTTTAATTTTACATATTAAACCATTATAACATATATCAGACTCTGCTCCTGTGGTAAAAAAATTACTACTAAAATCTTTTGATATATAGTCTTTTATATTTAGTTTATAATAATTAGAATTAGGATTAATAACACTATTAGTCTGAATATTAAAATAATAATTTAAATTAAAAAATTTTCTTACATTAGTAGTTGTGATGTTTTCTACTAAATAATTATTTTCTTGTATATAATTATTGCTTATATCAGTATTTTTAATAAATAATATTTTACCAAATTTGTTGTTATCAGTAAAAATGAATTTTATGTTATTTTTAATATTATTTAATGTTAAAAAACAATTACTTACTGAAGGGGAAGTGTTAAGAGCAGTATTGTAGTTTAATATTATTATATTAGTATAGTTAGATAAACTAGACAAAAAAGAATGTGTATTATTAGTATAGTTAGGATTTGTGACTTTTGTTCTTATTAAAATTTTTGCTCCATCACTAACATTGTCTATTTTATTTTGTGTCAAAATAATATAGTTGAGAAGGGAGTTTGGGTTGAAGTTAAGCGCCATATAATTAGAAATAACATTATAATATTTATAACATTATAATATTTATAACATTATAATATTATAATATTATAATATTTATAAATTTATGATATTTATAAATTTATGATATTATATCAGTATTATTAAAATACCAATTTGTTGATAAATAATCTGCTTTTGTATCGCTAAGCTTACTTTCTTTGCTTGATTTAAGATTTGGACCTTTATACATTATTGAATTTATTTCGAAAGTTCCTATAGCATAATTATAATATTTTAAATTAGAAATAGCACCATCAAATCCTCCATTATAATTAACATATAAATTATCATAGTTTTGTTTAATAATATTTGATAATTTATGACGTTTTGTTAAATTACCATTTATGTAAATATCAACTACATTTTGCGCTGTAGTTCTAATTACTACACATACCCATTTTTTTATAGGAATACCATCTACATATATGTCATCATAATATGTATTATTATTATTTTCATTATTATGAAAAACATTTACTCTAACTAACATTCCTAAAAGGGGGAACTTATCTAACAAATTATCGCTAATATTTTTTTTACCATTATATAAATATACGCCCGGACAATTGTTTGGACCAAATATTCCTGTTCCTCCTTCCCCTTGTGAATTTGGTGAAGATCCTTTATTGAAAACGTGTTTAAAGTCAATTGTTTCTTTATAATCTGTATCATTAACATGTATCCAAAATGCGTAAGAAAATTCTATTCCTTCATATTCGTTAATACTGCGCAAAATAGGAATTGATGCTTTTTCGCCTAAAGACTGTGTAATAGTTACTCCTTCTGTTCCATCTTTTAATCCATATATTAAAAATGGTGTTTCCGATGGTGAAAAAAAGTAATATAATAATTTACTTCCAACATAAAATAATAAAGAAAAAATAATTATTATTGCTAATAAAAATGTAATTTTTGCTATCATTGTATTTGATGATAAAAAATCATTTGCCGATTTTAATCTTGATTCGGCAGTATATGGAATAGCTGCATTAATATTTTTTGAAATATTAGTAAATATACTTTCTGGAGGATTCATAATATTAATATATAATATTATATAAATTATATAAATTATATTTCAAAACTGCCTTTTTCTGTATTATACTCTAAAAAGCTTACTTTTAATCTATATTTATTAAATAATGATTTTGCTAATGATTTATCAATGCCTTCTTTATAAATATTGTATGCTTCTTGTGGATTTATAGAATCATTTTCATATCGAATTCGCGTAATAAAGCCTTCGAAGCCACTGTTAAGACCTTCATTATTTGCTGCGCCTGTGCCTTGAGCCATATTTCCTATATATATATTTTTTTTCTCACTTGTGCTATAAAAATTATTATATAATCCATGCATTATAAATGAATTTCGTAACTTTCCATCTAAATATACATCTAATGTTCTTGTGTCAACACTTAATGTTAAATTATTCCATTTTTGAACTGATATATTTGGTATTTTATATCTTGTGTAATTTCTTCTATTAACTAAAGCACTTCTTGCTCTACCCAATGAATTATTATCTAAATATGTTTCAATATCAATTAATAAATTGTTTTCATATTTATCTAAAGCAATATTTATATTTTTAGGTTTAATTTGGTTTAAACTAATATCTTTTTCAACTTTAGTGCTTAGTCCACTTAACATTGAAGCTAGTTCTGGTAATGTTGGTGCTTTTGAATCAACAGCCATATATAAGACATTTTTTTCGTTTGATATATTATTGCCCCAATTATCTATGTAAAACCATACACTTAATGTAAAATTTGATGAGCTATTTTCTGGAATATCTTTTGCCATTATTACATTAGTATTTGATACAAACAATGAACCTACTGTACTTTGTAGTTCTACTGGTGCGGCAGCATCACACATAACATCATAAATTATATTTGTTTTGAAAAATAGATTGCGAAGGCCCCATATTACCACAATAATCAAGATTATTACAATAATAATATTAAATATGCCCATATTATAATATTAAAATATTAAAATATTATAAATCTTAAATATAAAATCTTAAATATAAAATCTTAAATGTAAAATCTTAAATGTAAAATCTTAAATGTAAAATCTTAAATGTAAAATCTTAAATGTAAAATCTTAAATGTAAAATCTTATTTGTTATTTGTTAAATTATATAATAACTCAATTGTTAGTGGACTTGTTATTTCACTATAATAGTTTATTTCTTTAATACTTCCATGTATTCCTTCATTTTCTCCTATTGTTACTTTATCGCCTTTAAAATATGGGGTTATATTTTTTTTTGTACCGACTAATTTACCATCTATAAAAACATCTATATTATTATTGGAATAATTAATAACAAAAAACAACCATTTTTGATGTTTTATATGTTTTCCTTCATATATAGTATCTAACTGGTCTCCTTTATTATTAAGTGTTCTAGATCTAACAATGATGGATTGTGATTTTCCATTATAATATATTACTGGTTTATAAGCATAATTAAATATTTCAGTATCTTTATTATAAGCTATTGATGTATTTGTAGGTTGTGGATTTATATAAACATAAAAACTTATACTATATGTATAATTGTATGGAAATTTGTTTATAGCTTTGGGTGGATCATAAAAACTTGTTTTTATATTATATATTCCATTATAATCATTTTTCAATAATTTAAAATTATAACCTTTTGTGTCGCTTATATTGTCTTTTGTTTGGTTAGTTATATCTTTAGATTCTGGAGCTATTTCTGTTAAACTATCAAGTGCTTTAAATAATGTATTTTCTTGCTTATTTAAATTTAATCTAGTTAATAACGCATCTATAGGATTTGTTATAATAGGATTGCTTGTGCTATCAGTTTTAGGTATTGGAATATCAATAGTAGAATTAACATTTTTGTTAAGATTTTGATATATACCAATAACCTTTTTTTCATTTAAATAATAAGGGTCTGTTCCTTTTAATAGGCTGCTTTTGTTAAGTGTTCTAAAATATTTAAATAAGAATGGCAATACAAATAGCAGTGTTATTAGTAGTAATAGTATAAAAAGTAATAAATATACGGGACTGGGTGTTAGTTTAATATCTTTATTGATTTCATCAATAACAATTAATAACAAACAAGGTATAAAGAATATAGTTTTTTTGATAATACAAATGTAATCATAAATAAAGAGAGACTTACTTGTATCACTGTATTCACAAGAGTCATCTGAACCGTGTGTTTTTATTGAAAATAGTGCGGCAAAAATTGCTAATACAACAATTACAATTGTTAGGCTTATTATTGATTGTGTAATACTAAACGAATTAGTATTTTTTTGTGAATATAGCACATAGTTGATTATGTATATAATACTTATTAGTATAAATAATAATAGCCCAATATACAAGAATAAAATTCTTAATGGTTTTAAATATGTGGTTTGAATTTTTGTAGTATCTATATTATAACTAATAGCATCGTAACCTGATGAAGTTAACTCCTTATCACCGTTATCCCTAACTATTGCAAGTCTCTCATTTGGATTAATCTTATTATTATTATTATTTCTAAATACTAGAAACATAAAATAAAGGACTCCAACGCCTAACAATACTATTGCTCCTAATATTTCATAAGGTGTATTTTTTATTCCAAATGTATTGTAATAACTATTTAAATAATATACTAGACCAAATACTAGTAAAATGACTAACCCGTTAATGTATCTATAGTAAAAATATTCATAGTCGGAAGAGTCTGTTTTTTTGAATTTTATTCCATTAATTAACACATCTGTTGAAATACTTATACTATTTTTTAAGAAATTTACTGTTTTATCTGAATATTCACTAATTTTATTAAAACCAGTTTTTAATAATTGTGTCATTATTAGATAATATTAATAATATAAATTAATAAATTTATATTATTCACTGTTATAAATTTGTTACATAAAGTTTGTATACCAACTGTTACAAATTTTCATATGCTGTTTTTTTTCCATGACAATCTCTACACAAAGCTACTAAATTGTCAATAGCATTAGATCCTCCATATTCTAGTTTCATAACATGGTCTACTTCAAACCATGCCGGCAACTGTTTTTGGCAACTTTTACAATGCCAATTTTGTGAAGCCGCTACAAACTTCTTTTTGGTTTCACTTACACTTCTTTTTGTTGAAGTATTTCCAGATTGTAATATTTTTTGTTGCTGCTTTGTCATATTATTATAATTCGCATTTATTGACTTTTGTAAATGTTGAGACTCTCTATAGTTTGTTCCAGCACTAAAATTATAATTGTTATTTAATTCATTACTTATTGATTTAGATGTAAAATCAATAATTGGAGTTATAATACTAGCTGTGTTTCTATCTATTGGTAAATATTTAATGTAACCATTTGTATTAACTACAAAATCTTTATAGTTTGCGGGATTTTTCTTTATAAATAAATATATACATAGTCCAACAAAAGCGATTAGTCCCATTTTATAATATTTTTCATAATTTTTAAGTTTAGCTAGTAATTTACCTTCAAAGTATGTATTAAGCAATACAAAACCCGTTATAGTTAATATGAGCAATTCAAATTTCATATTTATTATTAATAATTATAATAATATATTAATTATAGTAAATATAATATAATTATACGTTATAAATTTATTATAAAAAATTTATAATAAAAATAAAAAACTATTATTTAAACTTAATAGTGAGTCCAATTATTACTAATACTAACAATAGTACTAAGCTCCCAAAAATGTATTTTTGCTTATTTCTGCTTTCTTCATATTTTTTTAGCTCCTTAATTTTATAGTTTTCATAATATTTATTCATTGCGTCATAATAAGTTAGTTCTGGTTTTCCTAAATAAATATTTATTTTATTATGTATAAAATGCACCCATTTTACAAACGACTCACGAGAGTCTAAATATGGTGTAACAGGATAAGCATCTAAAAATTTACTAAATACATTACCAATGTCACTAATTGGTAAAAACAACGGTAAATTTGTTATAAAGTCATAATATTTCTTTTTTGTTGAATCATTGCTATTGTTAGGATAACTTAAGGCAATTGTATATAAAACAAACCAATAATGTGGTCCCCATATTATTGGGTTTAATACATTATTATTAGACATATTATTATTAGACATATTATTATTTGACATAACTTATAAATAACATTAACAAAACTATTGCGTATTTTTACCATAAAAACTCTTATTTAGTTCATATATTAATTTAAGTGTTATAATAATCATTATAACTTTATATAAATTGATTGAATTGTCAAACAGTTTACCATTTAAGAATGTGTGTTGGTTTGTTAATATATGACTAACAACTCCTAATGGTAAAAGCATTATATAATATACTTGTCTATTTAGTCCAGTATATACTCTTATAAATGGTTCAATCAAATAGGCAATAAAAAACGTCATAAATAAATCAAATAATGACATGCCTAAATTACTTGAATTATAATATGGTTGCTCAAATTGAATGCGATAACTTCGTAGTTCTTTTATATCCATTTTGTATATATTATATTTTATTCTTAAAATCCGATTTAAATCATAAATTCATTCCAGTCATAGTCTTCTTCGTGTTTTAAGCATTTGCTATTGTTTAGTTCAAACATTTTTTGTCTTATTAATTCCAGATTTTTTTTAGCTTCTTCGTGGTTCTCTTCGGCATCTTCAAGATTATACTGTAATTCCATCGAGACTGAATAGTTATGATCAATTTGATAGTTAATTAAATCTGCTTCTGCGTTGTTTAGTTCTATATGAGAATAACCTAATATCTCAATAGCTTCTTCAAGCTCTCTTTCACAAACTAATTGTTCAAAAGATAGTGATTGTATTTTTTCCAACTTTTTAAATAGCTCATTATGTTGTTGCGAAACACGCCATCTACAATAGTCTAAGCGGAAGCCATAATTATTTAAATTTATATTTTCATTTACAAGCTGTCTTGCTATAAGTCTTTTCATTCTATTAGAAACAACTAACCATTGCCTAAAATCGTCGTTTTCATTATATACTTTACACACATTAATACCAAAATGCTGGCTACCTTTACTTGTTTCATGATATACATAATACCTTGGATAATCTTGACATTTTCTTTCTGAATCGTAGCTTGTCTGATAAGTCTGCATTTAACATTAATAAGATTTATAATCTTACAATAACATCTCAATTTTTATTTATCAATATAATATATTATATTTTATTCTTAAAACCTTTAAAATGTGTATTTTAAATAAATATAAAACTATAACACGTTAATAGTTTAACTAACTATTAACGTAACCTATGAATATTAAGAAGCAAGTATTTTGCAACAATTGTGGTAAATTAGGACACTTATTTCATAATTGTCGTGTTCCTATAACTAGTATTGGAATTATTCCGTTACGAATAGTTAAAAAGTTTAATCCTGATTTACAAGTTAATGAAAATGTTATTGAACTATTAATAATAAAGCGGAAAGACAGCTTGGCCTTTATAGATTTTATGAGAGGAAAATATATTATGGAAGACAAAAATTATATTTTAAATTTATTAAATAATATGAGCGTAAATGAGAGAAGTTATTTGCTAACTAATGATTTTGACACAATATGGAGTTATTTATGGAATTATAATACAAATAATTTATACAGAAATGAAGAAAAGTTGTCAAAAATAAAATTCAACAAATTAAAATTTGGCTTTACAAATATTTTAGAAA